TGTTACAGGTTAAATCTGAAGCAGACCAGGAGCTGGAAAATAAAATTCAGATTGTGAAATTCATTGTACAGGTAAAACAGGCAGAAACCGCAGAGAGACTAGCTGCAAAAGATAAGAAAGAGCGCAATCAGAAGATTATGAGAATTATTGAGAGAAAGCAGAACGAAGCTCTGGAAGGCAAGAGTCTTGAAGAACTGACAGCTATGTTAGAGGAGTAATATATGGGAATACTCGGAGATATTGCGGCATTTCTGTTTATGGTGATTGTGATATTGATTTTACTACTAATTCTGTGTTTTATATGTACTGCGGTGTTAGCTGTAATTATAGAAGCTATATACGAGGAAACCGGAAAATTAGAAGCTTTGTATAATATTTTACGCCATCTTCTTTAAGGGAAATAAAATTCAGATTGTAAAATATATTGTTAAGTTTAAGCAGGAAGAGATTGAAGAGCGTCTTCAGGCAAAAGACAAAAAAGAATACAATCAGAAGCTGCTTGAACTGATCGAACGCAAACAGAATGAGGAGCTTGCCGGAAAGTCTATTGAGGAACTGCAGGCAATGCTTAAGGCATGATGTTGATTACAGAATTGTTAAATATTACATTACTTACTGTGTACTTTGTATTGGTATCAATGGGAATATTAGTCTTTATAGTGTTTTTTACAACCTTTATGTACGCAGTAGTAATGATAATATATAGATTCACTGGAAAGCTGGGAAAGCTTTACAGAATACTAGAAGAAATAGAAAGGAAATTTTAAATGAAGAACGGCTTATCAAATGAACAGGTCGAAGAGAGTCGAAAATTACATGGAAGTAACAAGCTTCCTGAACCTGAATTGAAAAAATGGTATCATTTTGCTAAGGAAGCATTAACTGAACCAATTACATTGATTTTGATTATTATCGCTGTATTTGAACTTGTGCTTGGAATATTAGGTGTAGCGGAGTTATCCGAACCAATTATGATCCTCTTAGTTCTTGCCATTGTTACTGGTTTGGCAATTAAGACTGGGCTTGGTGTTCAGAAATCAGCTGCAGAGCTAAGGGCCAAAACATCCGTGCGATATTGCGATGTAATTAGAAATGGAAAATTGCAGACTATTAATAAGAATGATCTTGTAGTTGGAGATCTTACTATTATTAGAACAGGCCAGGAAATTTTTGCAGATGGATATATTGTCGAAGGGAAAATTTCTGTAAATAATGCAGCAATTAATGGAGAAACAAAAGAATGCGTCAAGACTCCAATAGAAGGATTTGTTTATACTAAATCAACATCTACAGATACATATACAAATCAAAATTGTCTTTTTTCAGGTACTACAGTAGTTTCTGGAGAAGGCAAAATGTTTGTGACGGATGTTGGCGTAAATACAGTCAATGGAGACACACTTGTTAAAATGCAGACGCTTGAAGCTCCAAAAACAGCTCTTGATATTGCAATTGATAATCTGTGCGATTTTATTTCCAAGTGGGGAACAATCGCAGCGGTTCTTGCTTTTATTGTCATGACTGTATCCGGAATTATGAATGTTGGTGGTTTTGGCTCATATTTTTCAGGAGATATTCTTGAAATCGTACAGAAAATTGCACAGAACTTTGCAAATGCATTGACGATCATTGTTGCTGCGGTCCCGGAAGGATTGCCACTTATTATTAAACTTGTCACAAAGCAAAATGTAAGTACTATGGAAAAATTTAATATCTTGGCCAAAAATCCAGGAAAGATTCCAGAGCTTGCATACGTAAATCTTATTTGTACTGATAAAACAGGAACTCTCACCACTGGAGTAATGACTCCGAAGACAATGGTAAACGGATTGTGTGAGAATATTATGAATTCAAAATCTGTGCTTAATGATTTGATTATGAATAATATTTGCCTGAATAATAGTGCAGAATTTGATTCTGATGGAAATATTACTGGAGGTAACTCTATTGATCGTGCTGTACTTGGTATGTATTCTTCAACGGATACTTCCGGTGTTAAGAATAGATTTACAGTCAAGGCAAAACAGCCATTCAGTAGTGAAAACAAATATTCGGCCATTATGGTAGACAATGGTGAGAATGTTGTAACATTTTACAAAGGCGCACCAGAGAAGTTAATTGACGGATGTACTCATTTTGTTCATTCTGATGGTTACATAGACGAGTTCGGAGAAACTAAAAAGGACGCACTCAGATCATATATTAAAGGAATGACAGAAAAAGCAATGCGTTGTATTGTATTAACTATGTCTGATAGCTTTAAAGAAAATGATCTTCCTAACAATATGAGTTTTTTATGTGTGATTGGTGTTGTTGATCCGATCAGACCGGAAGTGCCAGAGGCGGTCAGAGTAGCACATAACGCAGGTATCCAAGTTATTGAGATTACTGGTGATTGTCTTGAAACAGCAAAAGCTGTAGCAACGGAAGCAGGTATTTACAGAACAGGAGACTTGGCTGTTACCAATGATGAATTTGAAGCTATGACGGATGAAAAAGTAAGAGAAATTCTTCCAAAGCTTACAGTAATTTCAAGATGTTCACCAAATACAAAGCTTCGTCTTATAAATATTGCACAGAATACAGGGATGTCTGTTGGAGTCGGAATGTCTGAAGGAAACGCTGGGATGTCTGTCGCTATGACAGGTGATGGTGTAAATGATTCCCCGGCACTTAAAAAGGCAGATGTTGGATTCGCAATGCAGGCCGGATCAGACGTAGCAAAGGAAGCAGGAGACATTATTCTTACAGATAATAACTTCGCAAGTGTCGTAAAAGGTATAGAGCTTGGTAGAACATTTATGCATAATATTATGATGTTTCTTGAGTTCCAGCTGCCAATCAATATATCATTACTCATTATGAGTATGTTATATCCAGTTATTTCTGGAGGAAGCCCGTTCTTAGCAGCAGTACAGATCCTCATTATCAATATCATCATGGACTCTCTGAATTCTCTGAGTTTTGGCGGAGAACCACCGAAAGAAGAGTACATGAAAGAGAAACCATTAAGAAAAGGATCTGGATTATTTATTAATGGTGCAATGGCAAGAATACTTTCTACAACTGCTATGTTTATTCTTATATTCGGAGTTATTATATTTGGATTTAACAATATATTTACAACAGATGTATCAGCGATGACCGCAAGATTTGCCACACTTTGTATCATGGCAGTATTTAATGGATTCTTAATTCGCACAGATAGCATCAATTTATTCAAAGGAATTGGGAAGAATAAACTGTTCATTTATATTGCAATTGGAATCTTTGTAATGACATTTCTGTTATGTAATGTGGTAGGTAGCTTTGTACAGACTACAGTACTTAGCTTATATCAGTGGGGAATTGTATTTGGGCTTCCATTCTGTATTATTATTGACACTTTGGTTGCACGTTTGATTGAAAAGACAATGATTAATAAGAAATAAGGAGAATAGAAAATGGGATTTTTAGGAAAGTTATTTGGAAAAAAAGAAAATGATACGATAGAGAATACGGTAACGCAGCAGATTACAACAGAAAAAGATTTACAGAACCAGAATGATGAGGAGCCAAATTCTCCTATGATGCCAATTGATATGTCAAAACACCAAGAGAATTTAAATACTGTCCTGATCAATATGTCAAAAGATAACAAAATTGACATGACAAAACATGTAGCGAGAGTAGCATTGGCCATGGATTATTCCGGAAGCATGAGCAATCTTTTCCGTAATGGATCTGTTCAGGAAACAGTTTCTCGGCTGTTACCAATTGCTCTTCGATTTGATGATAATGGTGAACTTGAGAGTTGGTTATTTTCTAACGGAAGTGAAAGACTTGCAGCTGTTACAAAAGACAATTATTCAACATATGTAAGAAAAGTAATGAATAAAGCAAATATGAGTATGGGCGGGACTAACTATGCACCCGTATTAAAGGAAATGGTTTCTTATTATAAAGATATTGAACCAAGTGAAGTGCCAGCATTTATTATTTTTATCACAGATGGAGAAAATTGGGATACGAATGAGACAAATAAAATCGTAAAAGAACTTTCTAATTACAATATGTTTGTACAGTTTATTGGAATTGGAGATGAAAGTTTTAATTATCTTCGATCTTTAGATCATATGGAAGGCAGAAAACATGACAATACTGGTTTTACAGCAGTAAAAGATATGAACAAAATGACTGATGAGCAGCTGTATACAGAGATTCTTCGTCAGTATAAAGATTGGCTCAATAAAAAATAATTCTATACTGTAAATAATAAATTATATATAAATAACGTAAATTAAAGGAGATTAAGATTATGGCAACAATTAATATGAGCAAAAAACAGAAAATCAGTATGACAAAGGAAGATGGATCTGCAGTAAAGAATTTTTTTATTGGTGTGAACTGGGAGCAAAATAGATATGCCGGAGAAGCCGATATTGATTTTGACATCAATGGAATGCTTACTAATGGAGATCGGAAGGTGACATATCCGGGAGATTTGGTAAATTATAATACATATGGAGATGGATCTGCTTATCCGTGGATTGATTATTCCGGAGATAATCTTACTGGAAATGATTCTCAGGGCATGATGTTTAATGGAAAACATTACGATGAATATTTTATTGTCCACGCAGATCAGTTTCCGGAGAATAAAACAGACTTTACCATTTGTCTTACTATTTTTAGAGCGGTACAGCGCCTTCAGAATTTTGGTATGGTAAGTAATGCAACTATAATGATCTGTGATTATGATAATCCAGACGGAGATAAGTACGAATATAATCTGTCTGAGAATGAGAATTTTGAAAATCTGAACGCCGTAGAGATGGGAAGGCTTTATAAATACGGAGATGGATTTAAATTCCAGGCACTTGGATCAGGATATACCGGAGGAATGACAGAATTGTTTAAGAATTTCGGTCTTGACATTGATGAGGGAAGGGATTAATCATGAAAATTACATTTGGAGCAGTATTATTAATTGCTATTATTGTTGCAGCGTTTTTCTTTTTCAGAAGTAAAACAGGGAAACGAGTAAAAACAAGAGCAACGGGTACAGCAACGGAGGCTATCATTAAAGATGCCTCCACCCCGGAAGGGGCAAAAGCTTATTATAACGAAGCTATTGATGCTAAAAAGGATCAGTATAATAAGGCAAATCAGATCTATACACAGATGCTTGGCAAGATCACTTCTTATGAGGAGCAGCTTCGAGCATTACAAAAAGAAAATATGCAGCTTAATTTAAACATTAACGCTTGTATCGATAAAGGCGATGATGAAGGGGCTAAAGTATATTTGAAGAAACAGCAGGATGCAGAAGATAAGATTGCTGTTTTAAAAGATACACTTAAAGAACTTAGATCTAATGCAACCGCTCAAAAGGAAATGCTTGACAGTGCGCTTCAGGCGGTAAATGATCTTAAGTCTGAAAAGGATAAGGCAATTCTTACTCTTGAAACGGCGCAGGTTACAAAATCCTTACAGGTTACTCCTGGCGCTTCAGACAAGGAAGAAGACAAAATGCTTGAAGTTGTTCGTGAAGGTATCAAAAAGCAAAAAGAAGCTGCAGACGGTACAAAGGCTGCATTTGATGCATCTGCAGATGTACAGCAGAAGCGCCTTGATAAGAAGATGAAAGATGAGGCCATTGATAAGAAACTGCAGGAGTTAAAAGCAAGGAAAGGAAAATAAAATGGTCGCATTAAATATGTGAACATTTGTTGTATGCCTCGCGCTTGCCTTTCTGGCAGGCGTGGTGGTAAAAACTATTATATCGAGAAAATAAAGGTGTGCAATATGTTGATAAGAAAAGAAATTATTCCAATAGATGAGGTATATTTAGCAGTAAAAGATGTATTGTTCGAACCAAATAGAAAGAAATCCTTTGTTAATATTCGTGGGGATTTAATTAAAGGAAATAGTCAGCGATTTCAGACGTTTTTTACAAAAGGATTGAAATGCGTCTCTTGTGGAATAGAAGGCAAATATTTCGCAAAGGAAAAAACAAAGGGAGATAAGAGATATCATTTAAATCTATATGCTATAGATGGTAATGGAAAAGAGGTATTAATGACAAAAGATCATATTTTTCCTCATAATAAAGGCGGAAAGAATAATATCTCTAATTATCAAACTATGTGTGTGAAATGCAATGTAGCAAAAGGAAGTAGGATATTATAGGAGGAGACAATTATGAGTTTTGTTGTAAAAGGTAGTTTTGGAGAGATTGAAGTGGATTGTATTATAAATGGATTGATAACACCTAATAAGATGATTATGTTTAATGCTATGCTTGTGGATGGCAGGAAGATATTTGTAGGGATTGCCCCAATAAACAAAGGTTATCAAGAGGCATTAGAGCAGATTCAAGAAATCAATAAGATACTTGAAGGGGCAAATTGTAAAAAAGAAAAAGCAGCACCAGCCCATAAACCTAAATATAAATGGGGAGACTGGACAGAAGGTTACACTTATTTTATGGATCCATTTTCTCGTAGAGAAAAACTATTAGTATATAATGTTAGAACTAATGGTAAGAGAGTGCAGGTAGAATTTGACGGTGTAAAAGCTATGGCTTCTTGTAATATTGAAGCAGGAGATCAATTTGATTATAAGTTTGGTAGGGAACTGGCAGAGCGAAGATTAGTTGCGAAATTGATTGAGAAACGTGCAAATTCATATTATATAAGCAAAACCAACAAAACAAATTAAATTAACTTTGTGTATTGACAAGCGCAACTTGATATGCTATACTAAATACATAGTCAAGGATGACAACAGCACAGAGGAGTGAAAGCTCCCTGTGCTAAATAAAAAGAAGAAAGAAATTTAATTATACAAACAATGAATGTAGCGGTATGATGAAATTGGCTAGACATAATAGACTTTGACTCTATTGAGCAGTAGCTCGTGTGGGTTCGAATCCCACTATCCGTATTCGGACTATTCTTACGGATTTACTTGATGGCCTAAATAGTAATGAGGAGAAATAAGTCCGAGAGGTTAACCTTTATATTATATAGCGTCTATAGGACATTAAAGAAGATTGAAAAGTTGGTGGAATACTGGAACCCAGTGATGAGGAAGCTGCGAATGTGTTGGTTGTATGGTTTGGACGCATTGAAAGGAAACATTTATATAGATGTGCTTTGTGCTAATGAGGTTGTGAGTGGGCGTTGGAGGAGGATCTGGTAGCAGATGTGTAATTAGTTACGAAGCGAAAAGTAATTGAGTCAGTGAGGTAGAAATAATGTGGGAGGGCTTTTGAGAGTGATGACGATCGTTCGTGTAACTGACACGATTGCATAAGCAAGTTTTTTACAGATATTGTTACATTTCTATATTGTGGGTGTAATTATAACGCCCACTACATGGAAACTTAGCTCAGTTGGTTAGAGCAACCGGCTCATAACCGGTCGGTCCTGGGTTCGAGTCCCAGAGTTTCCATTTCTCCTGACGAAGGAGTGACTTTTATAGGCTGTAGAGTTCCAATAAGAAACAAGCCGTTTCTAGTTAGGGCGTGAAACTGGTGTTTTTTTGAGATGTTTTATAAGTAAAAATATCCAGCTTTAGAGAAAATGTAGTGAATTGAGCTGATCAAAGAACACATAATCCTGTTAGGACTGCAGCACGACAGGTCATGCATGAAAAGTGATAAGTAGCTCAGTTGGGAGAGCGCACTACAAAAGTGAGGTCGGTGGTTCGAGTCCACTCTTATCATATTTGTAATGATGTCGCGCGGATCATTACAGAAGAAAATAGTAACTACTGAAATGTATATTTAAGGAGGCAGTAAACATGACAAAATATGATTTATGTACGGGTGATATCGTTCTTTCTACAAAGGGAAGCTACGGTATTGTGCTAATCGGAACTAATGGAGATGATCAAATCAAATGGTACAGTAATAATAAAGGACAAGTTATTAACAAATTTAGATCTTTTTCTATGATTAACGAAGATCTTACATTTAAATATGATTTAGGTAATCGTATTATTAAGGTATGGAGAACGAAAGACAAACATTATCTTGGTGATAAAGCAATTACAGAATATAATGCAGCAGAATGTCATGGATTTGAATGCATCTATGAAGAGTTAATTAAGGAAGTAACTATGGCTGAAGTTGAAGAAAAGTTTGGCTGCAAAGTAAAAATTGTAAAGGAATAAAATTTAATTATACAGGCACGTATAAATGAGAAATAGGAAATAATATTTGAAGCACTATCTTAAAAGATCAGTGCATAGATGTCAGTGTGACAATAAACTGCAAAGTTATTCCACTTCGGAAAGCGAGGTGAAATAATGGAGCAGAAGAAATTTATGGATATTCAACGTCTGAAAGAAGGATATGCAGATGGATTTGTACCGGGTGACTTAATTGTTATCCAGGAAAAATTCGACGGATCCAATGCAGCAGCTAGATATGATGCAGAGACTGGCAAAATGGTAGCTTTTTCCAGAAGACATACGTTGGATCAGAACAATACATTAAATGGTTTTTATAATTATGTGCAGGAGTTAAATCCTGAAGATTATAAAGATGTTACGGACTATGTAATATTTGGAGAATGGTCTGGAGCAAGAAATGCGATTATTTATTATCCAGAAAATACTAAGAAATGGTACGTATTTGATATTTATGATGTAAGGGAAGAAAAATATCTTCCTCAGTCAGAAGTAAAGGCATTTGCAGAAACGCATGGACTTACATATATCAATACATTTTATGTTGGACCGTTTGTCAGTTGGGAACATGTACAAAGCTTTATGGATCATCCGGGATATGGAGAAATTCAAGAAGGTATTGTTATAAAGAACCAAACAAGATTAAACGATCCGAATAGCAGATTACCATTTGTAGTGAAAATCGTTGGAGATAAATTTCATGAAGTCGCAAAAATGAATCATGTTAAAAAGATTCAGGATCCACAAAAGTTGCAAGAACGAACAGAAGCACAGGAACTTGTAAAATCTGTCGTGACGCGGCGTAGAGTTGAAAAAGAGTTATATAAAATGCGTGATGAAGGAATCATCCCAACAGAGTGGTGTGAACAGGATATGAAAACTGTTGCAAGGAATCTTCCAAACAGAATTTATACAGATTGTGTAAAAGAAGAACCGGAAGTAGTTCGAGCAGCAGGACAATATTTTGGAAAATTCTGTTCCGTTATTTCGATGAATTACGCACGAGAGATTATTCTCGGTCCGACTGGAGCAAAGTAAGGCGAAAGGAGGACACGAATGGTGGCAACAGCATTTAGTAGATTATGTACTTCTTGTAAAAAAAGATTTGCATACAAACAAACAGACGCCATCTTTGATGAGAATGGATATGGATATTCAACCAAGCTTGTGAAATGCAAACATTGTGGGCGATTAAATGTGATTCGATATTTTGAAGATGACTCGATGAAATTAAACAATGATAGAAAATATTATGATTATGACATGGTATAGAATAGGAGAATAATAAATAATGGCAAAACAGAAAGAAAAAAAACCGTTAGATAAAAAAGGCTGGGTTCAGACCTTTGAATTGATTGGAAAAGCATGTATTAAAGATTACACATTCAAAATTGATGAACATTCTAAGAAAAGCGACTGGATTTACAATTCTATTAACCTGAATGTTGACTGCGGCGATAAATACGGAAAAGTTGGCTGCGAATTAATGGGTGGTTATGGAGCTGGCAGAAACAATGTTATTTATGTTCATGGCAAAGATGAGAATGGTGGAGATGATTTTGATAACAGATATCAGATTGATTTTGATGATCGATTTGACGAGGATATTCTAAAAGATATCGGAGAGCTTTGCTTTATCAAAATTGGTATTGAGAAGGATACAAAAGGTGAAGTTGTTATCAATAAATTCTTACATGCATATGATGCAATTAAATATCTGTCTGAAGCATTGCAGGATGGTATGGAGATTAAGGTAAGAGGTCAGTTAAAATATACTGTATATGACAAACATGTACAAGTAAGAAAAGAAATTAACAGTATTTATCTTCCAAGGGAGAAAGAATTGAATACTTATGAAGCAGCATTTACTCAGTCGATGCTTCTTGACAAGTATTCAATCGGAAAAGCAGATAAAGATAAATGTGCGTTCCCGATAACGGCATACATTCTGGAGAAATTCAAAGAATATAATGGTAATGACTTGACTGAAGGTGGCGCTGTAAAAGGCGGAAAGTTTGTACCTTTGAGAAAGACATTTGAATATGTTTATGATCCGGAAGATGAAAAATCTATTGAGCGCGCAGGAAAACTTTTCAAAGTTAAGAAAAACGTGACATTGATTACTTGTCAAGGAGTATTTGTTGAAGGCGGTGCAGTGATCCAGACAACTGAAGACGATTTACCAGACGATATTAAAGAACTGGTAGAAATGGGAGCTTACAGTTTGGAAGAAGCATTAGCACTTTGTACAGAAAATGCTAGTAAAGAACGCAGGATGTTACTTACTAGACCAGTTATTAAGTTAGTTGGAGAAGACGGATCTAAGATTCCACAGATTCAGAAATTTGATTCTATGTATTCAGAAGATGATCTTGTATTAGATTATCTGATTGAAGCAGATGATGACGAAGAAGTGGATGAAGTAGAAGAAGATTCAGAAACTGATACAACGGATCAGGATGAAGAAATTGATTATGATTCAATGTTAGATTCGCTGCTTGATGATTAACTATAATAATTAAATTATACAAAGTACAGAAAGGAAACAAATACTATGGGATACGGAAAAAAGAATACAATTAAAATTGATCCTTTATCATATAATATTGGACTTATTGGGGAAAGTGGTATCGGAAAAACAACAATTATTAAAGAGATGTGCGAGAAACTTGTAGGTGAAGATGGATATCGTTTTCTTGAGTGTGGTAAAGAAGATGGCGCTGACGGTATTAATGGAATCAACTATTTAAATTGTCCGGAATGGTCAATGGATTATGATGAAGAAACAAACAGTATTGGATTTGAAGATTTTGTGGATGATGTCGTTGAGAATAAATCCACAGAATATCCTGATTTGAAAACAGTTGTTATTGATACATATGATCAGCTTGTAGAAATTGCAAAGCCAGAAGTTATTCGTATGCATAATGCGGAGAATCCTGAGAAACCGGTAAAATCTATTAAAGCAGCTTTTGGTGGTTATATGGCCGGAGAGGATAAGGCAACAGAAATTGTTCTGAATAAGTTATGGGAACTGAAATCGGTTGGTGTTCATTTCATTATTATTGGACACGTTAAGCAGCGTACACAAGATGATGTAACAACGGGACAGACATATACTTCTCTGACAACTAATATGTCAATGAGAGATTTTAATGCAATCAAAACAAAATTACATTTTCTTGGTGTTGCTTCTATTGATAGAGAAATCGTGCAGGAAAAGACTGGCAAGACTAAAAAGGAAGGTAAAAAAGATGTAGATATTATGAAAGGTGTAATTACAAGCGAAAGCCGTAAAATTACATTCCGTGATGATTCTTATTCTATCGATTCTAAATCAAGATTTGCTGACATTGTTCCGGAAATTGAATTTAGTTCAGATGCATTAATCAAGGCTCTTACAGATGCTATCAAAGCCGAAGCATCTAAAGGGAGTAAATCTGTTGATGAATTAAAGAAAGAACAGGATTCAGCTGCAGAAAAAAGAGCTGAAAAGATTGCGGAAGCTGAGGCAGAAGCTAAAATACAGAAAGAACTTAGTGAAATCACAGAAAAGATTAAGGCGTTCTGTATTGCTAATAAAGGTAAAACTGCAAAATTAAAACCACTTGTAGCTGCAGCTAAAGAAATGGGTTATGACAATCCGATGAAAGTAACAAATATTGATGACGCAAAAAAGATTCTTGAACTTACTGTTGCGTAAATAAATATTGATCCCAGGGCTTCTGCCTTGGGATTTCTAAGGAGAATAACATTGAGTAAGGAAAATAAAAAGGACACAACTGGTTGGAAAAATGAAGACTTCTTACAAATGTGTGATTGGGTTGAAAGAGAATTGATGGGGTATTCTGGGACGCAGCGTTTGCATAAGAACGCATGTCTAAGATTGCAGGGGCTAAGAAAAGGACAAAGTATGGCGAATAATTCTCATGAAATGTATGGAGAATATCCTATTGATGTTATTTTTAATACTTTTAAAGCGAACAAATATGTCATTTTAAAAGCAATAAAAGGAAAAACATTTAACAGCGAAGATCAGAAAGTGGCTTACATTTGTGCTATTGTAAGCAACCGAATTAATGATATGTACACCAGAATGAAAAATGCAAAGAAAAGCGAAGAGAAGTCTGAAAAGATTGATATAGGAGCGCAAAATAGTGAAGCCGCTAAATATCAACGTCAGACGGAAGAGGTCGTAAATTCTACATTCGAGGGGATTTGGTAATTGACATCTATCACTACTAAGACGAAAGATCGCAGTAGTGCGAAAACAATGTCCCCTTTTGAAAAGGAATGTATTGAGACTATTAAAAAGGTAAATGAATATAAGTTAATTGCAGAAGCAAATGCAGTGTCTTCTATTTACAAGAACCCGGATTTAGTCAGAGACACTTCTTTGAAACTGGAAGATATAACAAATAATGCTTGGAGAGTATATTTTTCAATTGCGAACGATATCATCAATGTAGAACAAAAAAATACATTAGATGAAATTACAATCAATATGTATCTATCGAAACATTCAAAATTAAGTAAGAAATACGATGAATATGGTGGATATGGGAAGATTGAAAGTTCATTTACATATATCGAAGAGGCTAATTTTGATTCTTATGTGAATGAGGTAAAAAAGTGGAACGCTGTAATGAAATTAGCCCGAATGGGCTTTCCTGTAAAAGAAAAGTTAAGTAAATATGTCGATGCTAAAGCTGAAGATATATATAACGAACTTGAGGCACTTTTGAATCACACATTTATTAATGTGGAATCTGAAGTTAAAACTTATAATGCCTGCGACGGATTATTTGATTTGATTGATAAATTAAATGCTGGGAGTCAGGTAGGAATGCCACTTAAACATTGTGATATTTTGAACAGAGAAATTGGCGGCATTAATTTTAATGGAAACATTTATGGTCTAGGTGCCAATTCAGGTGTTGGAAAATCAACAACAGCAATCAACTACTTAATGCCTTCAGTGTTAGAACATAATGAAAAAATGGTCATTATGATTAATGAAGAAGATCAGGACAAAGTAAAGAAAGAGTTACTTATCTGGGTTGCAAATAATTTATATAGTGCTGGACTACATAAATATATTTTGCGCGACGGCCATTTTAGTAAAGATGTTTTAGATAAGCTTCGTAAGGCAGCAAAATATCTTGAAGAGTTAAAAGAACGCAGAAATATTACAATCGTTCCCTTTGAAAAATATACTGTCAAAGCAGCAATCAAAGTAATAAAAAAATACTCTAGTATGGGAGTAAGGCTGTTTGTTCTGGATACATTAAAAGAGTCATCTGATTCAAGAGACACAGAAACATGGAAATCTATGGAACGAGATATGGTTGATCTTTACGATGTTGTGAAACCAGCTGCTAAAAATGTAGCATTATTTGTTACATATCAGTTAGGGAAAGCTTCAGTAAAGATGAGGTATCTTACAAATAATGAAATTGGACAAGCAAAGAATATATTGGATGTATTTAGTGTGAATTTAATGATGCGTAAACCATTTGAAGATGAGTTTCCTGGTGGTTCACATGAGATTAAAGCTTATAAGTTGGCGGGGAAAAATAATTCCTCAAAGATTCCATATCATCTGGATCCGGATAAACATTATATGATCACATTTATTACTAAAAATAGATTTGGGGCTACAGACCAATTCCAGATAATCTCAGAGTATGATCTGAGTACAAATATGCACAAAGATGTTGCTATTTGTAATATAGCACAAGATTTTTAAGCGGAGAGTAAATATGACTGCATTAGAGATTAAGGAATACATTCAAAAAAATGGAAAAATACCTTATGTTTTAGAAAGCATTGGGTGTAGCAATATAGTATATCATGATAACAAGGATTATTATAGCTGCTCTAATGCGGTGGGTGGCGACTGTAACAATCCAGCCGCCATCAATATAAGAAATAATAAATATCTGAATTATCGAAATTATACCAGAGGAGTTGAATATGACGATGGTAAGGATTTAATTTCTTTAGTTCAGTATAATAAAAATATTGATTTTGCAAATGCAATGAAATATCTTCATAAACTTTTAGGATTGAAAAATTTATACAAAGTAAAAGAGGAGAAGAAAAAGCCGGATGATTCCTGGTTCGTGTTCTCAAGATTTGTGGTTAAGCGTAGGAAATGTGTCGTAAATGATTTTGATCCTATGAGTGAAGATATTTTAAATGATTTTGTTCCATATATTCATATTGATTTATTTCGCGAAGGGATTATAAAACGAACAATTAAAAAATTTGGACTTGGATATTCGTATAGATGGAGGAGAACAATATTTCCAATTAGATATTGGCTAGATGGAACTCTGATGGGATATAATGCCAGAAGTTCCATCGAAAATTGTTCTGAATTTGGAATATCAAAGTACTTTATAACACCTGGGATGCGAAAAGAAATTAATATATATGGATTGTGGGAAAATTATAAAGATATTCAGAAAGCAGGATATATTGTTATATTCGAAGCCGAGAAATCTGTTCTTAAAAGAGATAGCAGAATGGATCCAACCGGCGGTGCAATTGAAGGCCATGTACTTTCAGATGAGCAGGTGCGAATTATACTTGGCATCGGAGTAGAAGAAGTTATTATCGCGATGGATAATGATGTTCCAATAGAAGAGGTCTGGAATATGTGTGAGAAGTTTTACGGATTACGCAAAGTTAGCTACATTCGTGATAAATGGAAACTGCTTGGCCCAAAGGACTCACCTGCAGATGCGCCAAATAAAATATACAATTTTCTGTTTAAATGGAGAATTCCTTATGATGAAAGTAAACACAGAAAATATTTAAAGAGTTTGAAAAAATAGTTGAGATTAAGCTATGAAGAACTGCAGAAGATGTGCGAGGCACTTGGAGTCGATAGACTCAATTCATGGAGCCGTGTAAACTGCGTACACAATGGTCTCTATGAGTATTTTTTGAAGTATGTATTACATAAAAAAGAGGATCGTGATGATTCTATTTATAAAGTAACTGGCGGTATTAGTCATGATATTATAGAGCGATTTTATACTGAAGAATTATCTTATGAAAAAATGGCTGAAGAGTTTGACGAAGGATGGATGATGGCATTTGATATTGCTGATCTAAAATTTGTTCGTGGAGATGGTGCCAGAAACAATAGTATTGCAACTAAGTATTATTATGATTTGAAAAATTTCTTTGAGACACACGAGAAGATTACTGATCATATTGATATTGAAAAGTTTGTAACCGTAAAGGTTGGTGACGAATATTACCAGGGGTATATTGACGCTCTGGTGACAGATGAAAATGGTAATTATACTATATTAGATTGGAAGACAAGCAGCATATATAAAGGAGATAAAGCGAAAAATGAATGTGGGCAGTTGGTAATGTACTCTCTGGCTTTACATCAGATGGGAATTCCGTTTGAAAAGATCAAAATTGCATGGAACTTCCTTAAATATCAGTGTGTAACTGTTCAATCTAAAAAAGGCGTAAAGAAAGTAAGAGAAATCGAACGCTTTGAGCTTGGGGAGAAGCTACAGGCAAATGCAAAGATGTGGTTAAAAGAATTCGGATATGAAGAAAACATGTTGGAGTATCTGGATAAATTAGCTCAAACAAATGATATTACCTGTCTTCCACCGGAAGTACAGGAGAAATATGAATTGCATGATTGTTATGTATATGTTGACTTAACTCCGGAGCTGATTCAGTATTGGGAAAATTTTATTATCAATACTATGAAAATGATTCGTGATAAAGAAGCTACATATGCGGAACTAAAGGCAGCAGGAAAATATGATGAAGCAGATAAACTTTGGTGGGAAGATGAAGAGAGTCTAAAAAAGCAAAGTTATTATCTTACGAATTTGTGTGGTTATTCCACTAAACTTTATAAACCGTTAAAAGCTTATCTTGATGCTCAAGATGCAAAGAAAAATGGAGATATTTTAGGTACGAAAAATAAGCAGGATGAAGAATACGACATTGATAACTTAGATTGGCTTAACGATTTATAAGGAGAGAGAATGGAACGATATACTATTTACCATTGCCACTCAAACCGTTCTCTTCTTGATAGTTGTACTGATTATAAAGAATATGCAGACCGTGTAGCGGAGCTAGGGTATAAAGCCTTAGCTCTGACGGAGCATGGGAATGCCTATAATTGGGTTGAAAAAAAGATGTATATCAATTCAAAAGGGCTAAAATACATACATGGAGTTGAATGTTATTTAACAGCTTCACTAGAAGAGAAGGTAAGGGACAATTATCACACAATTCTTTTGGCTAAGAACTATGAAGGTGTAAAAGAAATCAATCTTTTGATTGATAAATCTACACAACCAGATCATCGATATTATAAACCACGTATTACATTTGAAGAGTTCTTTAATATTTCAGATAATGTGATCAAGATTTCTGCTTGTTTGGCATCACCACTGAATAAATATCCAAAAGATATTCAGAAACAAATGGCAGAGAAAACTGCTGCATTGAAACAGGAACTGGCAAATAAAGTTGCTGAACTTGAAAAGCAGAAGAATGATCAAAAGGCCATGACTACATGGTTGAAACAGTTTGATGAAAATGGATGCATCCCTGAAGATTTGTATCCGCATTATATCGAAGCTCAAATTGATAAGTTGAAGCAATATTATGATAATCTGCTTGAAGAAGTTCAGCTTATGAATGTGACAGCGAGAGAGACTTTTTATAAGTTACTGGAAACATATGATTACTATGAAATTCAGCCGCATGATTTTCCAGAGCAGAAACGATATAACGAATTTTTATATGCTGCATCAAAACAGACAGGGAAACCTTTAATCGCCGGAACAGATACACATAGCATTGATTATTATAAAGCTGAATGCAGAAGCATTTTACAGAAAGCAAAACGTATCGAATATGCTGACGAAGATAAATTTGATCTGACATTAAAGACTTACGAAGAGTTGGTTGAAATGTTCCGTATTCAGAATTGCGATATTCCATTTGATGTGATTCTGCAAGCAATAGAGAATACAAATGTGATGGCCGATTCTGTTACTGATTTTGAACTTGATACTTCTGTAAAATATCCAAAATTATACGACAATGAAGAGGAAGTATTAAAGAAAAGAATTTTTGATAAATTGCATGAGAAAATTGATGCAGGAATTATCAAAAAGAAAAAAATTCCAGAATACGTGAAGCGTATCAAAGAGGAAATGCGTGTATTTAAAAAGATTAATATGATTGGATTTATGCTCTTTATGTCCGAACTGGTATGTTGGTGTTGGGAAAATGGTATACCAGTTGGGCCATGTAGAGGATCTGTAGGTGGTTCTACTGTTGCATACATAACAGATATCATTGATGTCGATCCAGTTATATGGAATACAATTTTCTCACGATTTGCGAATGAAGATCGTGAAGAGGTTGGAGATATCGATCTTGATATTTCGCCAGATCAGCGAGAATTAGTTTACAATCACATCATTGAGTCATTTGGATATGATAAGACAGCATATATTCTTGCTATCGGAACTGTGTCTGATAAAGGCACTATTGATGAGATCGGGCGCGCTTTAGATATTCCACTTGATGAGGTTGCGCATATCAAGGAGATGTATAGTGCCTATAAAGATACAATTGAATCAACCGGAAAAAGAATCAAAGAAATCGAGGATATGATTCATTTCGATGAAATTAAACAGGCAGATAAAGAATCAGAATATTATGGCTTACGTCGTGATTATGAAAATAAGATAACTGAGCATGATAAGGCTATAAAACATATGAATGATCTAAAAAATAATCAATATAGACAGTTGTTCTATTATTTTGATGGAATTAATGGCACTCCGGTTTCTCAGTCAATTCATCCGGCAGGCATTGTAGTTTCTCCGGTAACACTTCCAGACAACTATGGAACGTTTTGGAATGATGGAAAACGTATTATGTGTATTAATATGGAAGAAATTCATGATGGTGCCGGTCTTGTTAAATACGATTTACTTGGCCTAAAGAATCTGGAAATTATTCGAAAGTGCTATGAATATGCCGGACTTCCATATCCAAAATCACATCAGATTAACTGGAATGATAAGAAGGTATGGAATGATATTGTTCTTTGTCCTGCTGGCGTATTTCAGTTCGAATCGCCATACGCATATGAAATGCTTAAGAATTATGGCCCACAATGTATCAACGATTTATCAATGATAAATGCGTCACTAAGACCATCCGGGGCTTCATATCGAGATAGGCTGCTAGCAGGTGAGACAAATAAAAATCCATCACCACTTATTGATGAATTGCTGAAAGATAATAGAGGATTTCTTATTTTTCAGGAGGACACCATTAAGTTTCTTCAAAATATATGCGGGTTAAGTGGGTCTGCTGCTGATAACGTTCGACGAGCAATCGGACGTAAACAGATGGATCGACTGCAGAAAGCTTTGCCTGATATTTTGAATGGGTATTGTAAAATGTCTTCTCAGCCAAGAGAAATAGCAGAGAAGGAAGCAAGGGCGTTCTTACAGATTATTGAGGATAGTGCAAATTATCAATTTGGGTATAATCATTCAACAGGCTATTCTATGATCGGTTATATGTGTGCATTCTGTAGGTATTATTATCCAGAAGAATTTATCGCTGCATATCTAAACTGTGCAAACAATACAGACGATATTCTGATGGGGACTGAATTGGCGAAGATAAAGAATATTGAGATTAAGAATATCAAATTCAGAAAATCCGGAGCTGAATATACCGTAGATAAAGCGAATCATGCATTATATAAGGGTATTGCATCAATTAAATTCTGTAATGCTCAAATAGCAGATGATCTTCTTGAACTGGCAACGAATCAATATAACAATTTTACAGAAGTTCTGGCAGATGTAAATACAAAAACATCTGTGAATTCCAGACAGTTAACGATTCTTATTGGATTAAATTATTTCGAGGAGTTTGGGAAAAATCAGTATTTGATGCAAGTATCCGAGATCTACGACAAATTTGCTTTATGTAAGATTATCAGTAAAAAAAAGATGGAAAGTCTTGGCTTGACAGAGTATCTGATGAAGAAATATGCCGGGAAAGAGACTGCTTCTCAATATAGGGATTTGGATAATACAGGGCTTATAGCTGAGTTATCTAGTCGTTTAGAAAATAAAGCAATGTCTGTCATTGATCAGGTAAAATTCGAAAAGGAATATCTTCAGTATGTTGTATATGTAAATCCAAAAGTAAATCAATGTTTTTACGTCGTGACAGATTATAAAACTTTCAAGGAAGTCAGAAAACCATATTGTGTATTACATAATATTAAAACCGGAGAGGATGTAAAAGCAAGAGTAACCAGTATAAAAGTATATCAGGATAATCCATTTGGTGAATTTTCTATTTTGAAAGTTCCACACTTTACAAAGAAAAAGAAGAAAAAATGTGTGAATGGAACATGGCAGGAAACAGATGAACTTGAAAATATACTTGATGAATATGAAGTAATTAAATAGGTGTGAATATGAGTAAAAAAGAAGTGAAATTTAATTGTAAAATCGTAAAGTGCATGTATAATTCAGAGGATTATAAAATTTATGCTACAGACGTAGATAAAAAAGAGTTCCCTAATATTAAGCATAATAAATATGATAATGTTACTATTTATGGAAATGTACATAATTTAGTAGTTTCACAGTCGTATGAAATTACGGCTGTGGAACAGCTCGATAAATATGGTTTTGGGTATGATATTGTAAATGTGAGAATGGATAAGCCTAAAACTGAAGAAGAAGTTTATATGTTCTTAAGAGAAATTTTAACTGAGAACCAGGCAGGAGTACTTTGGCAGCATTATCCAGATATTATTGATATTGTGTTAAGAGGAGAAGCTGATACTGTTGATCTTGATAAATTAAAAGGTATCGGAGAAAAAACATTTGAAACTATTAAAACAAAAATAGTTGAGAATTATTGTATCTATGATTTAGTAATTGAATTTGGTGGAATTCTCACAATGTCAATGTTAAAGAAATTATATGATGAATTTAAATCAATCCCTAAAATGAAACAAGAATTGAGAAAACAACCATATAAATCTTTGACAAAAATATCTGGTGTAGGTTTTATTAAGGCAGATAGTATTCTTTTAGAATTGCAGAGACTTGGCAAGATCAATTTTCCGTTTGAATTAAAATCATCTGCGCAAAGATGTGCAGCATGTATGGAATATTATTTGGAAGAGAATCAAAAAGAGGGAAATACTAAAATGGATCTCCGCGATCTCAGAAAACAGGTTGTAAGACTTGTTCCTGCTTGTTCATCACATTATGTTGAATGTTTAAAGGATCCAGATATTTATTATAACAAAGATACTTTTGAAGTATCTTTAAAAGCCACACATGATACTGAAACTGCTATAGCTGCTATATTATTTGTAGCAAACTTAAAACCTAAAATATGGGATTTTGACTGGAAGAGTTATCAGACGTCGGGAGAGTATCATTTAACTGACGAACAAACCAGTGCATTGGAATGTATATGTAACAATAATATTATGATACTGAATGGTTTTGCAGGATCAGGTAAAAGTGCCACTTCCGCAATGATCATTAAAATGTTGGAGGATAACAATATTTCATATACTTTAATGGCTCCAACAGGACGCGCTGCAAAAGTGTTGAGTGATTATACCGGTAAGCCAGCGGCTACAATTCATCGTGGCTTAGGTTATATGCCGAAGAATAGGTGGGGATATGATAGTGAATGCAAACTCCCATTTGATGTTGTTCTTGTAGATGAATTCTCTATGACAGATATATTTCTGTTCTTACATTTGTGTGACGCAATTGATTTTAGCAGAACGAAACTTATTGTTGTAGGTGATTCAGCGCAGCTTCCATCTGTTGGACCGGGAAATCTACTTTATGATGTGATCAATTCATTTGTTATACCTACAGTGACTTTGAATCAAATTTTCAGGTATGCTGAGGGTGGGTTAATGAAAGTTGCTACTGATGTTAGAAATATGAAACCATATTTATATGATTTGAGTAATGGTATGGTAAAATTTGGCAAGGATTATACTTTTATTAATGCTAATAATGAACAAGCAGTAAAATGTGCAATTGGATTATATCAGAAGCTTCTTTCTCAATATGTTCCTGAAGATATTCTTGTTCTATCTGCTTTCAATAAAGGTGATTGTGGTACTATTGCAATTAATAATGCAGTCCAGAAAATTGCTAATCCAAACTATGGATCAGAAAAATGTATCAAATCTGGAGATACGACATATTACGTTGGTGATATAGTAATTCAGATCAAAAATAATTATGAAGCAGAAGTGGATATAGGGGATATGAATATAGAAAATGCTTCTCAAAATGATAAACCTTCTATAAATAACACATTTATTCCTAATGGTATGTTAGGAAAGATTATTGATATTTATGACGAAATTATTCCATATACAAATGAACATAAGACAGGCGCTATTATTGATTTTGATGGTGTCAGAGTAAAATATGAAAAATCAGAAATGTCAATGTTGCTGCTTGGATATGCAATTTCTATTCATAAAAGCCAAGGAGGAAGTGCTAAAGTGACGATTACACTTACACCATCTTGTCATGCTTATATGATGAATTCTAATTTATTATATGTGGCATTAACACGTACAAAAGAAAAATGTTTTCATATTGGAGATAAAGACACTGTAAACAGATCCATTAAAAAGAAAGAGAATTTTAAGAGGAACACTTTTTTATTAGATATATTAAAGAAGCTAAAAATTAAATTAAACAAAAAGGAGAACAAATGAAGTCAGAATTATTTCAGAATGAATTAAAAACGATTCAATCAGACGATATCCGTGATTTTGCAAAAGTTGTCTTGGATGATGCTCCTGACTATTTTTTCAAGGTTGCGGCGAGTTCTACAGGTAAATATCACCCGGCATATGCGCTGGGTGATGGAGGTCTTATGCGGCACACGAAAGCAGTATTAAGAATCTATAATTATATTGTAGGGTTAGAGCAGTATCCATTTGGAGAAAGAGTAATAGATTTAGGTCGAGTCGCATGTTTAGCACATGATATTCAAAAATCCGGGACAGAAGAATATTATAATGAAAAGTTAAAAGATGGGAAAAAAGTATTCACTGTATTTAACCATCCTTTATTGGCAGCAGAATATATTCGTAATTATAAAGGAATGTATTTAGAAGATGATGATCTGGAAGATATTGCCAGACTTATCGAAACGCATATGGGGCAGTGGAATACTGATAAGCGTGAAAATATTATCTTGCCTAAACCCAAAAGCGAAGTAGAGAAGATTGTGCATTTAGCAGATTATCTGGCTTCTAGAAAGGATATTGATATTTCTTTTAAAGAGGATGTTAATGCATATGACTTGCCGGATATTGAAACATATAAATGTCCGTATAAGAAACATAAGGATGAATTACTGGTAGACGTTGCAAAGACAGACCCTGAATATCTGGAATGGTTATCTGAAAATGTTAATATGAGAGAACCTATGAAAACATTTGTAAATGAACTTTTAAAAAACAAAACAAATTAAATTAACTTTTACTATTGACATCAGAAGCCTATGGTGCTATTATAATGACACAGGGAAAACAAATTAAATTAACTCAAGGAGATATGTAGACATGAAAGTAACCCTTACAGAAATGCACTCAATTAGAGATGCAATCAGAACAATGTACATGAGCAAAAGAACATGGAATAGAGAGATAGAGCAGCAGCTTAAAGAAATGGTAGATCATTGCACAGATCGTTATGGGAGGCCATTAGATTTGCCAGAGGATGATGAATTAAAAATTAAATTCGACAAAGAAGTAGCAAAACTTCTTAAATGGGGACAAAAGCATATCACAATGCTACGATTTGAAGATATTTCCGTTGTTGTAGAAGGTCTTCATAGAGGGGCAACTGATGATCTGGATTCCCACGCAAAGAGAATGGATAACAGGATTATTCGTAGCAGTACAAGGCTTGCAGATTACCATGAGGGAGAAGTTTCTGAATGGTACGAAGATAAAATTATCACATGGGATGAAGTATTAAAATATCTTGGTACGAAAATTCCTGGTGAGATTAGTTATTATGGTGATACTTATGTAAGGTCAAATAATGGTTTCATTAAAAAAGGATTAGAAAATAATAAAGATGTAAAACGTGGTTTATATCCACTGGCAATTCCCATGAATTTTACTTTCAAAATAAATATTACTGAATTAGCGCATATTTATGTTGAGAGAGGATCAAAAGATGGTGGCGCTCATGGAACAGCTGCTCCGGAGCTTCAAATCATGATTGAAGATTTAATTAATCAGATTGAGTCTTGGTATCCGGGAATTAATAGAGAATTACTTTTAAAGATTGCGAGCAATAATGTATGAATGTATATTTTGCAAACGGAACTAATATTGTAGTTGGATGCGATAATGAAAAAGATAGTTATTATTTTTGCCAGAAAGATGGTAATGAGTGCTGCAAGAAAGATACTTGCAAAAGATTTCTTGATTCAGATGGCAATGTAAGCACAAGACTTTTTAAGATTATGTGTAATGATGAAAATCATCACATATTATATATACCGGAAAGGAATGAAACAAATAATGCATAAAAAGTTAGTATTTTTATTTATTGGAAGAACCGCTTCTGGTAAATCATCACTTGCAAGATATATATGCGAGACATTAGGACTTCGACAGGTAAAAAGCATTACAACAAGACTGCCGCGCAAAGATGAAATAACAGGATATGAAGATCATTACTTTGTATCTGAGAGTGAATTCGATGAAATTAAATTTAAAGAAGGCTTTGTAGCATATACTGAAATTAATGGAATTAAATATGGAACTACATATAATGAAATTGTGAATTCAGATATTTATGTAATTGATCCGAACGGAGCAAAGTATTTGAAAGAACATTGCAAAGATGAATTTAAATTTATCGAGATTTATTTTTCTTCCCCATTTGAATTAGCAAAAGACAGGTTCCTTAAAAGAGATGGATCAGAAGAAGAATTTTACTCCAGATATAACAGTGAAGATGAACAATTCACTAAATATGAAGAAGCTGAAGGGTATGACCACTTGTTTGTGAATGATATGAGCTTTTCGAAAGCTGCAGAAGCATTATGTGACTTACTTAAGAGTGAAATGGAAAAGGAGAAATCGTTATGAATGTAGTTAAAAAGGATTTAACAGTTGAACCTTTTAACGATCAGAAAATTGTTGATGCCGTAAATAAGTCAGCATCACGAGTAATGGTCGAGTTAACAAATGATGATTATAAAAGAATCATAGATCTTGTTTGGGACGAGCTTATTGCTGATGATATAGATGAAAATACCACATGTACAGTAGAAGAATTACATAATGCAGTAGAATCCGCATTGGATGAATTTAATCCAAAGATTGCAAAGTCTTATAAAGATTATCGTAATTATAAGAAAGAATTTGTTCATATGATGGATGACGTTTTCACCAAGAGTCAGGCAATCCGTTATATTGGCGACAAAAGTAACGCTAATACAGACAGTGCGCTTGTAGCTACAAAGCGAAGCCTGATCTTTAATGAACTGAACAAAAACTTGTATAGAAAATTCTTCATGACAAGAGATGAATTACAGGCATGTAAGGACGGATATATTTATATTCATGATCAGTCTGCCAGACTTGATACTATTAACTGTTGCTTATTTAGAGTTGGAGAAGTTATGAAAGGCGGCTTCGAAATGGGAAATGTCTGGTATAACGAACCAAATTCTCTTGATACTGCGTTTGATGTTATGGGTGATATTATCCTGAGCACTGCTGCACAGCAGTATGGCGGATTCACAGTACCGGAAGTAGACAAGATTTTGGAACCATATGCAGAAAAAAGTTATCAGAAATATTATAAAGAATTTTTTGAAGTTTTTGATTCCGATATTGATGGTGTTTATGTTGATGCTTTTTCAACATCAGAACATTTGATTGAAGAAAAAGCTTGTGAATATGCAACAAATAAAGTAAAACGTGATTTTGAACAGGGCTGGCAGGGAATTGAATATAAGTTAAATACTGTAGGATCATCAAGAGGTGATTATCCATTTGTAACAATGACATTCGGTCTCTCAACCACAAAATTTGGTAAAATGGCTTCTATCACATTCTTAAATGTTCATAAAGAAGGCCAAGGTAAGGCCGGTAATAAAAAACCTGTGTTATTCCCCAAATTGGTATTTTTATATGATGAGAATTTACATGGACCAGGAAAGGTTAATGAAGATGTATTTAATGCAGGTATTGAATGTAGTATGAAAACAATGTATCCAGACTGGTTATCTCTAACAGGTGAAGGATATGTACCAAGTATGTACAAAAAATATGGTACGGTTGTTAGTCCAATGGGGTGTCGCGCATTCTTAAGTCCTTGGTATGAAAAAGGTGGAATAGAACCGGAGGATGAGAACGATAAAGCAATTTTTGAAGGACGTTTCAATCTTGGTGTTGTAAGCCTTCATCTTCCAATGATTTTGGCAAAAGCGCAGCGTGAAAGTAGAGATTTCTATGAAGTATTGGATTATTATCTTGAGATGATACGTAGCATTCATAAGAGAACATATGACTATATTGGTGAAATGAAAGCTAGTACGAATCCATTGGCATATTGTGAAGGTGGCTTCCTTAATGGTTATTTAAAACCAGATGAAAAAATACGTTCAATTCTTAAACCTATGACTTTATCATTTGGAATTACTGCTTTGAATGAATTGCAGGAACTTTATAATAAGAAGTCATTAGTTGAGGATGGTAAGTTTGCTGTAGATGTAATGAAATACATTAATAAAAAGATTACTCAATTTAAACATGAGGACGGATTATTATATGCGATTTATGGAACACCAGCAGAGAGTTTATGTGGACTGCAGGTGGAACAGTTCCGTAAGATGTATGGCATTGTGAAAGGAGTTTCTGATAGAGAATATGTAAGCAATAGTTTCCACTGCCATGTAACTGAAGATATTACACCAATTCAGAAACAAGATCTGGAAAATAGATTTTGGAATCTGTTTAATGGCGGCAAAATCCAGTATGTACGTTATCCGATCAATTACAATCGTGAAGCTGTTGTTACTTTAATCAGAAGAGCAATGAAGATGGGATATTACGAAGGTGTCAATTTGGCGTTATCTTATTGTGAACATTGTGGCTATGAAGAATTAAATATGGATATGTGTCCTAAATGTGGCAGCGAAGACATTACAAAGATAGATCGCATGAACGGATATATTGGTTATACTCGTGTTCACGGTGATACAAGATATAATAAAGCGAAAATGGCTGAAATTGCAGAGAGGAGATCGATGTAATATAACAAAAGATTTTCGAGAATATATTGGACGAGAATATACTACTAACGAAGGATATAAAATTACCATTTTAGATTATATTGGAAGACATGAAATTTTAATAAAATTTAATGATAATCCAGATGTTACTATTTGGACAACTTTACAAAATATCAAAAATGGTCAGATAAAAAATCCATATAAAAGGTCTGTATATAATATAGGATATTATGGAGTTGGTAATTATACCGCTAGAAATAATAATATAAAAACAGAAGAATATATCAAATGGATTAGCATGTTTGTTCGTTGTTATGATGATAAATATCATGAAAGACAACCCTCATATATAGGATGTACTGTAGCAGAACCATTTCAAAATTTTCAAATTTTTGCTGAATGGTATAACCATAATATATATGAATGTAATTATCCATTAGAACTTGATAAAGATTTCTTATATGAAGGTAATAAAATATATTCGCCTGCAACGTGCTGTTTTCTACCTAAAGAAATAAATACTGCAATTAATTATAAAAGACATGATGTTGAATATATGCAAAAATTATATTTGAAATATAAAATGGAATTACCTTATAGACTACGTATGGAATTATATTATGTTTCTCATCCTAAAGAAATTAAGAAAGCGAGTTAAAATGTAATGAATTATCACGATATTAAACATGATGACATGAACAATGGGCCAGGATTAAGAGTCACACTTTTTGTTTCCGGTTGTGATCATTATTGCAATGGCTGTCAAAACCCGGAAACATGGGACACCAAATCTGGAATTCCATTTGATAATACAGCAATAGAAGAGATTTTTAAACAGCTTGATAATGATTATATTTCTGGAATTACTTTTTCTGGAGGAGATCCGTTAAATGAAAATAACAGAGTTGAAGTTTGTAGTTTGATAAGTAAAATTAAATCAAGATATGGTAATTCTAAATCTATTTGGATTTATACTGGATACACTTGGAATGAAATTATAGAAGAAGCATTTCCTATTTTAACAGATATTTTGTTAAATACAAATGTAATTGTAGACGGTATGTTTCAGAAAGATTTGGCAGATGTAAATTATCATTGGGCTGGATCAACTAATCAAAGAGTAATTGATGTGCAGAGATCACTCGAAGAGAAAAAGATCGTTCTGTATAAAGATGGCATTAATAATGATTGATAAGCTATTAAAGCTTTGATATAAAAATTTAATTAAACAAAATACGGAGAAAAAGGAGAACTAAAAACATGGCAGAAATTACAATGAAATCAACAAAGGCAGAAATTATGGAAGCGTATAAGGCAGCAGTGGAGAAACTTGATACAAGAGACAGAATGATTGATGATCCTGCAAAAGAAGCAGCGAAGGCTAAAAAGGTAGAAGTTATCGAATCTGCAGATGCAACAGCAAAAGAGGATATCTTTAATCCAGAGATTATCAAGAAATACAATGATCTTACAGAAGCTATTGAAATTAAACAGCTTGAGTTAGATGAATTATATGGCATTGAGACAAAAGCAAATGCTATGGCAGCTATGATCAATGCTTATAAAGAGAAAAATGAAGAGTTAAAAGAGGCTCAGGCAGCGAAAGAAGCAGAGATTGAAGCTGAATTGGGTGAGAAAAAAGATACACTGAAAGCTGAAATTGAGGCACTGAAGCAGCAGAAACAGGAAATTATTGATTCTATCAATGCAGAAGCTAAAGCAAGAGAAAATGAAATTAAATTAACTCGTAGCCGTGAGGAAGATGAATATACTTATAATCTGAAACGCAGTCGTAAAGCCGAAAATGATAAATGGGAAGATGAGAAAGCTGCTAGAGAAAAGATTTTGGAACTTAGAGAAACAGCGGCTCTTGAGAAAGAAACAGAACTGAATGCAAAAGCTGATCATGTAAAGGAATTAGAAGCAAAAGTAGAAGAGATTCCGACATTGATTGCGGCAGCAACAGAGGAAGGTATTAAAAAAGGTAAAGCCGATGCTGATAAATCAAATGCGTTTGAGGTCAGAGCACTTAAGAAAGATGCTGAATATCAGAAACAGCTTCTGGAAGATAAAAATGAAAGACTTGCAGAGGATCTGGCTAATGCGAGAGCAGAAAAAGTTGAATTACAACAGAAACTTGACGATGCATATGCTCAGATGAGAGAACTTGCTGCTAAGACTGTAGAGTCTACAGGTGGTGTTAAAATTCTGAACGGTCAGACTCAGCAGAATAATAAATGATAATTTAATTATACGGTATGCGTAAGAACACGCATACCGTAGTAAGGAGAATTATATGAATCCGGTATTTATATTTTTAGTATTAGTTGGAGCTGTAGTTTTATGGTTTCTATTATCTGCACTGTTTTATCCATTTGGGAGATTCTTACATAGAATCTGGAAAGATGCAGCAGATGAAATAAATAGAGAAGAAAATAAAGAAAAAGATAAGGAGAATGAGTAATGAGAAAAGGATTTTTAGGTGGGGTTGGATTAGCAGTAATAATTGTAGCAGGATTAATTTGTGTAGCAAAGTGTACGGTAAGAGTTCCTGCTGGTTATGTAGCTGTAGAATACAAGATGAACGGCGGAATTTCAAATGATACTCTTCCACAGGGATGGCATTTGATTTCACCTACAGTAAAAACATCACTGTATTCAATTGGTATTGAACAGTCTTATCTGACTTCAGAAGATAAAGGTGATTCACCAAAAGATGAGAGTTTTAAAACACCTACTGCTGATGGAAAACAGCTTCTTGTTGATTTGGAATTCTCTTATAAGTTCGATCAGGATCAAGTTGCTGATGTATTTACAAGATTTAAAGGTCAGTCCGGTGAAAGTGTAAAAAATACTTTCATTAAACCAAAGATGAAAGCGTGGACACAGGAAGTAACTGCTAAGTATCCGGTAACAGATGTATTTGGTGATAAACGCCAGGAACTGAATGAAGCACTTGACAAATACTTGAAAAAGAAATTTGAGCCATATGGAATTATCATTGATACTGTAAACTTTACTTCGATTTCAACCGATGATGAAACTCAGGCAGCTATTCAGAAGAAAGTAAATGCACAGCAGGAACTGGAACTTGCAAATATTGAAGCTAAGACTGCAAAGGTACAGGCAGATAAAGATAAAGAAGTTGCTCTTATTGCAGCAGAACAGGATAAAGAAAAAGCCGCTATTGAGGCTGAACAGGCGAAGATCACTGCTGAAGGTAAAGCGGAAGCAACAAGAATTAAAGCGGATGCTGAAGCAGAAGCAAATAAGAAAATTGCTGAGTCTCTTACTCCAGAGCTTATTGAGAAACAGAAAATTGATAAATGGAATGGTGATGTGCCGAAGGTGCAAGGTGGAAATGCAGCAACAATTGTTGACGCAGGAGACTTAACATCAGGAACGGCAACTGTAAAAGGAGAATAATATGACGGGAATTTTACTTATTATTGTGTCATTATTGGCATTAGCTTTAAGTTGGATCGTAACATGTGTAATTATAAAATTGATCACATTATGTTTCGGGGTCGCTTTCAGCTGGTTGATTGCTACAGGAATTTGGCTTGTATTCTTATTACTGAAATCAGTATTTGGGAAATAAGCAGATATGGTTAAGTTTAAAACGTATGAAGGTTATTTATTAAATATAATTAAATCAGAAGAGGAGAATGAACAAATGGCAAAATTAACAGGGTATTATGCAGTAGCAGTAATTGAAGAAGTAACTTGTTGTTGTAAAAAAGACTATTATTATGCAGTTTTTGATGACGGTAATACATATAAGGCCGGGGACCAGGTTTTAGTAAGTGGTTGTAATAAGGATGTTCTGACAATTAAAGAAATTTTAACTGTGTCGGAAGCAGAAGTAAAATGCGCCAAGAATATTACTGCAGAAATTATCTGTAGAGTTGATACATCTGCATATGACCAGCGTGTTGAAAATAGAAAGAAAGCTGAGAAGCTTAAAAAAGATATGGATGCAGTTATTAAGCAGATGGATGTAACAAAGAAATATGAAATGTATGCGGCTGAGAATCCGGAACTGGCGACCTTGCTTGATCAGTATAAAGAGTTAACGAAATAATGATTAAAACGATATTAAAAAATATTGTGTGTTTCATTATCAGTGGGATATGCATGAGCATTGTTCTGAATAATGTTGTTCCGGGTGGTTATTGGCCTTCTGCAATATCATTATTTATTTTAAGTGTTAACTACTTCATTTGGGGATCACAGACATGATTTGGGTAACCGGAGATACGCATGGGAATTGGATCCATAGAGTTAATATGGATTCTTTCCCCGAACAGCGTGAGATGTCGAAGGACGATTATGTGATAATTCTTGGAGATTTTGGGATATGGAGAGATTCACCGCAGCAAAGGTGGTACCTGAATTGGCTTGAAGAGAAACATTTCACAACACTCTTTATTGACGGAAATCATGAGAATTACGATATATTAGATTCTTATCCGGTAGAAGAATGGCATGGTGGTAAGGTGCATTTTATTAAACCATCGATAATTCATCTTATGAGAGGACAGGTATTTGATATAGACGGATTAAAATTCTTTACCTTTGGAGGAGCTTCAAGTCATGATATTTCAGATGGAGTATTAGAGATTGACGATCCAAGAGTAAAAGAATGGAGGGATGATCCGGATAAAATGTACCGAATCAATCATATTTCATGGTGGGAACGAGAAATGCCAAATCAAGAAGAGATGGATGAGGGTATAAAGAATCTGGCAGAACATGATAATAAAGTAGATTTTATCCTGACACATTGTACAGCTTCTTCTACAGCAGCATTATTATCACATGGATTATATAAGCCAGATAAGTTAACTAATTATTTTGAAGAAATAAGGTGCAATGTTGATTATAAGCGTTGGTTGTGTGGACATTACCACGACAATAAAGCAATAACAATAAAAGATATAGTTCTATATGAACAGATTGTGAGGATCGCATAATGATAGATATGTCAGAACTTACAGAAAGTGTTAAGGGATACATTGAAGGATTGCAAGATGTATTACAAAGAAAATATCAAATTTCAGAAGATAAGGCTTTAAATATGATTACTTCTTCTTAGATTATGGATTCTCTTATAGATTACCCAGAGGAGACGTTACATGATGACATTGAAGCACATGCAGATAATATATATGAAGACCAAGTATCAAAAACAGAACGGTTATTGTTAGAGGCCGGATACGAGGGAACGATATTCTTTACAAATCCATCTTATGAAGATGCGTTTCTTGGTATTTCTTCTGATGATAGAGCAATATATGATTACGAAAAAATGGTTGAATCTTTAGTTAACCATGAGGATATGACAGAAGATGAGGCTAGAGAATTTATAGATTACAATGCGACGTTCTATATTGAAGGTGGACCAATTATTTTGTATAGACTGGAGGAATAGTAATGCCGGAACGTAACAGAGGGTATTTGAGAAAGCAAAGACTACGAAATATTGAACGTAGAAAAAAATTAATAAGTCAACGAGAACTTATGTATCATGGATATAAAACTTTGAACGATCCTGATTTTAAAGAGGGGATGTTACATAAAGGACACAGTGGACGACTTGGCATGGGTGGAACTGCAGTAAAAACTAATACTCGTAAAGGACATGCTTCATATCGACATAAAGGTGCTTATGGTCAAGCTGATAATTATTCAAGACATGATAAGCAGCAAGTTGAAGATGGAGCACAGCAAATTAAAGAATGGGAGAACGAAGATGGAAGAAGAGAAAAAGAAGGTTCTGATTGTAGTTGATGTACAGAATGATTTTGTAACCGGTTCACTTGGTACGCCGGAAGCCCAAGCTATTATTCCGAATGTAAAAGAGAAATTTGATGAATATAAGAATAATAAGAACTATGTAATTCTTACAAAGGATACTCATCATTCAGATTACGCAGATACTTCAGAGGGCAGAAAACTTCCTGAACATTGTATGTATGGTACTAAAGGTTGGGAAATTGTTGATGAACTTGATTATAAAAATCTCGATAGTTTTATGGTATGTTGTAAATCTACTTTTGGATTTGATGACTGGAATTGGGAAGAAATATTTAATACTACAGATGGTTCTTTATTAGATATTGAAATTATTGGCATATGCACAGATATCTGTGTTATTACGAACGCTCTTTTGATTAAAACTTATTATCCAGAGGCAAAAATCACAGTTGATGCATCATGCTGCGCAGGATCAACACCGGAAAAGCATAAAGCGGCTCTTGATGTAATGGAAAGCTGCCAGATTAATGTAATCAATAGAAATTAAATTAAACAATGGAGGGAATTAAAATGATGAATAATTTTATGAATGGAATGTTTGGAAAAATCGGTAGTGGAATGTGTAAGTTATCCATGAGCGGTAATATTGCAGTAAAAACTTCCAATGGATATAAGAGCTACAATGTTAAATCCGGAAAGCTCACAAACTGCGGCAATTTTGTATTTCCTGGAGTAGATGAGAACTTCTTCTTCGTCATTCCTACAAATAAGGTAACTAAAGGAGATATTATCCTTGTAAATGGCAAACCTAAGTGCGTCATCGAAGCAGATAAAACAAAGATCACTGTAATTAATTATGAAGATTCTACAGTTGAAACAATTCTGCCGGAGCGCCATGTATTTATGGGAAATACTTATTTCTATGGAAAAATTGTATCTATGTTCGGAAGTAATCTTGGAAAAGATAAAAATAGTGCAAATAAAATCTTTAAATATATGATGATGTCCCAGATGATGAATGGAGCGGCCGGTACCGGAACTGGAACAGACAGTAATCCAATGAGTGCTATGATGCCATTTATGATGATGAATGGTGGTATTGGTGATGTATTTGACGGTATGTTTGATTTTAGCATGGATGATACAGACACAGAAGATAGTGAAGATGATTTAGAGGAGGATGAATAATTATGGGAAGCGGAAGTTGGGATACTAGAAGTTTTGTAAGTTATTCAACATCAAAAGGATATGGCACTGATTCACGAGGAGTAGTTACAGGAAGTTATTCTAATCAGGAAATGTTTAAAGCAAAAAATATTGATGCAGCACTCGATCCTAAAGGTGTTATTAGAGAATGTTGTGATAATGAAGAGCATCCGAATACTTTACCAGTCATTTTAGCTTTGGATGTCACAGGATCTATGGGACAGACCGCAGTAGAAATTGCAAAAAGACTTAATGAAATCATGACAAAATTATATGGTCAGATTAAAGATGTAGAATTTATGATTATGGGTATTGGTGATTTAGCATATGATAATTATCCAATTCAGGCATCACAGTTTGAATCCGATATTAGAATTGCGGAGCAGCTTGATAAAATCTATTTTGAATTTGGCGGCGGAGGTAATTGTTTCGAGTCATATACTGCTGCTTGGTATTTTGGATCTCGTCATACAAAACTTGATTGTTGGAATAGGGGTAAAAAAGGCGTAATTATCACAATTGGGGACGAACGTCTTAATCCGTACTTACCAGTATCAGGACGACGCTCTGGATTAGGAATTACAACTGGCGATACGCTTCAGGCCGATGTAGAAACTAAAGATTTATATATGGAAACATCTGAGAAATTTGATATTTATCACATTAATGTAAATCATCGTGATGGATATGACCAGAGAGGAATAGTTGAGTCTTTTTCAGAGTATCTTGATGATAATCATTTTAGGACCATTAATCGTCTTGATGATATTGCAGATGAAATTGTAAAGATTGTAGTTGCGGCTGCAGAAAATAATGAACCTGTAGTAGTCTCATCCACTGTAATTTCTGCAGAGACAGATGAATCAGGAGCTATTGTTTGGTAAGGAGAATAACTTATGAAAGATATAAAAATTGTCATCGGAGCAAACTTCGGTGACGAGGGTAAGGGCAAATTAACAGATTATTATACTAAAAATGCAGATAACTGTATCGTTGTGTGTTCAAATGGCGGCGCTCAAAGAGGACACACAGTATTAAAATCAGACGGAACCCGGCATGTCTTTCATCATTTCGGCTCTGGAACATTAAACGGAGCAGATACTTATTTACCGGAGGATTTTATTTTAAATCCTCTGGTATTTAAGGAAGAATGGGAAGAATTGAAAAATTTAGGATGGGAACCTTATGTGTATATTCATGAAAAATGCATGATTACAAATCCTCTTGATATGATGGCAAATCAAATTATTGAACGAAGTCGTGGTAACAATAAACACGGAAGCTGTGGAATGGGGATTTATAATACAATTCAACGCTATAAAAAACAGATTTATATGTTCACATCGTCATGGTTATATTATATGAATATGTTCAAAAGCATGGGAATTACGTTATCTGAGCAGGAAGAAGAATTATTTAATCCTTTCAAAAATCCTGGGCTTCAAGACCATTACAATGAAGATCTTGATTTTATGATGTCGCACGTACATGTCGTAAATGATGATCAATTACTTAATGGATACGACACCATAGTATTTGAAAATGGTCAAGGATTACTGTTAGATCAAAACAATATGGAATATTTTCCGCATTTAACACCATCAAATACTGGTATTAAGAATCCTGCAAGAATCATAAAGTCTGTAAATTGGACTGATGAGATTAATATAGAAGCTTGTTATGTGACACGTACATACATGACACGGCATGGAGCCGGTGCATTCCAAACTGAATGTAATAAGGAAGAAATTAATCCGGATATGGAAGATTTAACCAATGTTCCAAATCCACATCAGGATATTTTAAGATATGGGAAGTTAAATGTGGAAGAATTACATGAAAGATGTCAAGCAGACATAAAAACTGCAGGACTCCCGTGCCAGAAAACCTTAGCTATAACGCATATGAATGAATGTGGAAAGATAGCTTTATCTGTTCGTGATACATTTAAAGACGATTGGGAAGTAAAATATTTTTATTTTGAGGTGAACTAAATGATTAAATTAAACGGCGTAGAAATCAAACTTGATAAATATCCGGATGGAACATTCTTATTTAAGGATATTCCTCCTATTGGAGGATGGTGCAGAGATAATATTGAATGGTTCTTTGAATCAATGGAAGAGTTAACAGCAGTTGAATATATTACTAGATATTGTTGGGATCATAGAGTAGTGCCTAATTTATATATGCCTTATATCCCAGATGCACGTATGGACCGAGTCAAGCATGAGAACGAATTATTTACTTTAAAATATTTTGCTCAGACTATTAATTCATTACATTTTGGAAAAGTAGAAGTTTTAGATCCGCATTCTGATGTATCTGCCGCATTATTTAATAAAGTACATGTAGAATCCCCGAATCGAATGATTGAGGATGCTGTTAAGAAGATTGCGAGTAATAACCTTATGATGTTTTATCCGGATGCGGGATCCATGAAGCGATATTCTTCAGCAGTACATCTTCCATATGCTTTCGGTATTAAGAACAGAGATTGGGAGACTGGAGAGATTAAAGGCTTAGATTTATCAGGTGAAATTGATCAGCTACCAGGTAAAGACATCCTGATTGTAGATGATATCTGCAGCAAAGGTGGTACTTTTTATTATAGTGCTAAAAAGCTGAAAGAGGCCGGTGTAGGTAAGATTTATCTTTATGTAACTCATTGTGAGAATACTATTTATGAAGGAGAACTTCTGAAAAACAATGGATTGATTGAGAAGATTTATACGACAGATACGATTTTGACAAATCTGGAAAGTCCTAAGATTGAACTGGTTGAGAGGTTTAGATAAGGAGGCATTATGAAACCGATTATTAGTCCTTGGACGATTTATTTTGCAAGTAGAGCAGATTCTTTGAAAATTCTTGCTGGATGTATTTTAATATGCTGCATAATTGCGATATGTATAGCATTCATTGAGGGTGACATAGACTATGGATCTGTATTAACTCATAAAAGTTTTATGAAGAAATGCGCGATAGTATCTGTCATCAGCGCAGTTACTTTGGTTATCACTCCAAGTACAGAAACAATATATACGATGGCAGTTGTAAATGAAATCACACCAGATTGGGGTAGATATCTTCTTCAAAATGCAGATCGATATATTTATAAAAATCCAGATGTAATGATTTATGGTAATGATGATAGCCGGAGTGGATGGTTCGACAAGAAAGATTTAAAGAACACAACCGAATTAATCATTAATCGTGAAGAATTACCCATCTCTGGGACCATGTTGAGAGCACTTATGATACAGGATAAACGGCGAGAATGGATGACTTTTGTTAATCCTAAGTTACATAAAATGTATGATGAAATTCGTAGTGAACTTATGGAAAGCATAAAGGAGAATTAAAATTATGATAAAAACATTAAAGGAATTATATTAAATTAATGGAGGAAGCAGATATGACACCAGGAAGGCCGCAACAATTGCCTTACGTATCACCACCAGATAAAAAAACGTCTCAGGAAAAATCCGGTAGTAACATTGTTGTTGAATGGATGTCTGAAATAAAAGAGCTTGCGAAAAATGGATATGAGATATCTAGCGTAAATGCTTGTATGAAGGATGAAAAATTTCAAAGAATTATTGGTATCTGTGATGCAGTAATTATGGTATTGAAGGAGAATTAGGATATGGAATTTGCAAAAGCAGCAGCATGGATTTCAACTGCATTAGCAGTAATTGTAGGCATTGAAGTCACGCATTCAGCATGGTGCTTATGGGCGTTTTTGTTACCATTGTTAATGAGTTAAAGGGAGTAAAAAACTAAAATGAATTGTCTCAATTGTGATTATTATAGAGAAAATTTTTTATTTAACTGTTGTGAGTTAACGCAAGAGGAATGCTTCTTTATAAAGACAAAAAAGCATCCATGTTACTATATTAATGATGATTATACTTTTAAAGAAGATGTTCCGTTCTTTGGATTTAAGAAAGGAACTGATTCTAAAGAGGTTTTTAAATGGCAAAATATCTAATGAAATATAAAGGTACTTACAGACTAAAAGCTGCGATAGATCAAAGTACCAATGATTATCCCAGAGATGATTCTGGAGGAATAGATCCAAGCTTTGATGATATTTATATTAAGTGTTATGGCGGCGCTCAAATATATCATTATGGGTTTTCTACTCTTGTAGCTTACATTCCATCTATAGGAAGAGGACACAATATTTTAAAAGCTATAGCTAATGATATTGGCTTACCGGAATATGAAACTTATGAAGAATTATATAAGGCACTTGAAGATGAAGGAACTGTACGAAGTATCATGGAAAACGACAAAGAAATAGAGTTTAAGTTCCATGCTCGTAAGTTAGAATACATAGCACTTTTTCTTAAACCTGCGATTGCAGGAGCTGATATTAGTCCTTTCTCGACTAAGAACTTACCCAAATGTGATTACCTTATTCCTGAGGAAGATTTAGCAGAATACAACGCTATTTTGGATTCTATGGACAGCAAGGATTACTTGTTAGTCTCTAGGGTAACCGATGCTTTTTTGACCAATAAACTTCAAAAAAGTAAGCAGTATAGGACAATTGATTTGAAAAAAGATATGAAGAAAAAATGTTTAAAAACTAAAGAATATATCCATTCATTAGGCGAATGGAATGAATATATTGAATATTTAAAAAAGGAGATTTGTAAATGAAAAGAATAGCAAAGTTTGAAAAAGTAAGCTTAGAAGAATTCATGAAAGATTGGTGTGATACATTCGAATTAGACACCTCTGACGCTGACACGAGACGTGAAATAGAAGGCATTTATGGGAGTATTGAGATTCCTAAAAGAGCAACAGTAGGAAGTGCCGGTTATGACTTCTTCGCACCGCTTACACTTAATATGAAACCAGGTGAAACAGTAAAAGTGCCAACTGGAATTAGATGTAAGATTGATGAAGGATGGGTGCTGAAATGCTATCCAAGAAGCGGCCTTGGATTCAAATATCGTCTGCAGCTTGATAATACAGTAGGTATCATCGACAGTGATTACTATAATTCTGATAATGAAGGTCATATCTTTATTAAAGTCACTAATGATAGTAAAAGACCATGGAAAAATCTTAATGTACTTCGCGGAGAAGGATTCGCTCAGGGTATTTTTGTTGAATATGGTATTACTATTGATGATGAAGCTGCAGGAGTACGAAATGGCGGATTTGGAAGTACAACAAAGAATGAATAGGAGGGTTTTATGTGGATCAGAAGTCAAAATCAAGAAAATTATTTAGATGCATCTGGAAAGACATTTTCTATATATAATGGAAATCAGATTCGTATGAAATATGCAAATAGTTCTGTATTACTTGGAGAATATTCTTCTTTTAAAAAAGCACATAATGTATTGAATAAATTAAGAAAACAAAATGATAAATGGCATTCTATGAATGTATTTTATTCAAGTAATAATATGGGTTTAACTATTTCATCTATGAATAATGTACTTGCTGCACTAGAAGAAACCAATACATTTGAAATGCCACAGGATGAAGACGTGTAACTATGCTTACAACAGATAGAGAAAAGACTATATGCGAAAAATATAGCGCATATGATAAAAATAATCGTGTCCATTGTAATGAGTGTCCACTTAGTAAAGGGAATCTTACTCAATATGACTTCCGGTGCAAAGCGAATAGTCATTATAATAGACACACTCGTGAATGGGAATATGATGATTAAGAAAGGATAATTATGAAGATTCGTTTAAACAATTCTACAGATGCTAAAACTGTAGTATCTATTGCAAATAAATTTAAAGATTGTGATATTGATGGTAGTATAGGACGATGCATTATAGATTTGAAATCTATATTAGGAGTATTATCATTTGGCCTTCCGAAAGTAATTGATGTTACAGTAAGAAGCGATGATAAAGCTTTAGTTAAAGAATTTGAAGATAGTGTAATGTTCTGGAGGTGCAATGACGATGGATGAAATGTTAACTCCAACAGATATACAAAAACATCTTAAAATAGGACGTAACAAAACATATCAGCTTATTCAATTAAGTTCTTTTCCTAAAATAAAAATAGGAAATACATACAGGATTCCTAAAGAAAAATATTTGAAATGGGTATCTGATAATATACGTAAAACAATATTTTTATAGTAAAAAAATGGGAGCTATATCGAAATGATATAACTCCCTTATTTTTAATCAAGTAAATTTATAACTTCTGATTTATGTTTATTCATGATATGCATATATATGTTATAAGTTGTAGAAACATCTTCATGTCCAAGTATCTCTGATATTACCTTGATATCTACAGGTTGGTTCTGTTCCCATCCTTTCTGCAGCAGCATGGACCCGAACGAATGCCTAAGATCATGTAGGCCGAAGCCATTAGATTCGATGCCAGCTCTCTTGAGAATCGCTTTAAGCGTCCTGGTAAGAGTTGACTGTGATGGTGGAATATTATTTTCAGTTACGAATATGTGATCATCTCCGGATGCTTTTAAGCCAGGAGAGACAGTTTTAAGCCAGAGCAGCTGTTCCTTTGCACGATTTGCCAGAGGAATGACTCTGATTGACTTAGGGCGCTTTGGTGTATCTATGAGCCACTGATATTTGCTATCTACTTTGATACGCTCCATTGTCTTATCTATGTTAATGGTATTATTCTTAAAATCTATATCTTTCCATGTGAGAGCATAAGCTTCTCCTATACGCATGCCAGTATAAAGAACTAACAGACAGAACCTGGCATTACGTCCATAGATGTAATCACCTGTCCTTACGCCTGGTAAAGCAGAATCTGCTTTCATAAGAGCCGTATTATAAAACTTTTCAGCTTCTTCTAAAGATAAGAAAGAGTGTTCTTTCTTCTGTACTGCATATTTTGACTTATGCGGCATCTTAATCCCTTTTGCAGGATTCTCTGTGATGATGTTACAAGATACAAGATAGTCGAAAACAATATTGAAAAGAGTGCGTGTCTTTTTAACAGTGCTCTCAGAATATTTCTTCGACATATTTGTATAGTATGTTTGAATGACAATCTTGTCTATGGCAGCCATCTGGACATCAGCAATCGGATTAGTTTTAATATAGCAGCGATTTGTAGACTGAAGAGTAGCATAGTTATTTGTCTTGAAAGTCGGCTCCAACGTCTGCAGGATATTATCTATACATTCCCCAAGAGTCATCTTACGATAATCTTTTTGGTTAACCCTCATACTCTTAGCTTCAAATTCTTGTATCTTGCGTTTTACGTCAGCTTTTGTCCTTCCTACAAATTCTTTCCGGCTTGTCATACCAACATATTTCTTACGGTACCTATAGTATGTAATGTCATTCTTTGTTACAGTATCCCATGATCCTGAACCTTTTTCCCTTCTTGCCATATACATCCCTCCGTTGTACAAAATTACACTAATTTTACTTACAAAATAAAAAACTTTACTTTTTTCCAAAATTATGATAATATGAATTATGTGTTAAGTAAATTATAGCATACGGATAAGGATGAAGCAATAATTATTTCCCCCTTATCAATGTGGAAAATGAAATATTCCCCCTTATTTCCCCCTTATGAATTAAATTTAATAGGGTGAAACGGGTATAACTTAACACGACTAAGCATCAAGTTTGATAGCTAAATATTTCTTATGAAATTGTTTCAAAGCCAGTAAAATCAATACTTTTCAGTATTTACAAAGGTTTCAAAAAATCAGATTTTCAAGATACGCGCCTGTAGCTCAGTGGATAGAGCAGTGGTTTCCGGTACCCATGAAAAACCGACTTAGAGCCTTATAAAACAAGCACTTCTTAAAAACTTCACCCTTATTTCACCCTTATTAAATCGAAAAGAGGTAGTTAAAAAATGGCAAGAGTAAGAAAAGTAGAGCTTACATCAGAAGAAATTAAGGCACAAATTACATCTATAGAAGAACAAATTACTAAGCTTACAGAAGATATCAAAGGCTTGAGAGTGCAGAAAAAGAATCTTTCTAAAGATCTTGTTGCAGCAGAGAAGAAAGAAGCAGCCGTAAAAGAAGAACAGTCTATGAAAGATCTTGCCAAATTACTTCGAGAAAAAGGACTTTCTGTAGAAGACGTTCGGAATATGCTTGATAAAGAATCAAAGTAAAAAAATGGGTAGCCAAGTATAATGCTTGACTACCCATAAATTATAGTACATTGTCTTTTGTATATCTGACTTCCAGAGATTCAATATCTGGAAGTAATTTCTCATGATAAATATCATTTCCACCAGCCTTTTCATAAAGCTTTCCCATCTCTAGGAATGTCTTTAATCCATCCGGTGTGATGTACCCTTGTGCCATAAAGTCTCTATGCATTCTCCAGAGAGAACTTCTAAATGATGCTACAGTACACTCATCTTGATTAGTTATAAAGTTCTGCATCAAAGTTGTAAGATCAGTAAGCTGTGTGCTCAGAGTATTTTGATTTATTCTCAGATCATCTCTGATATTAATGGACTGGTCATGATAATTATGTTGAGACTGCTCAAAATCAGCAATTTTCTGTTCCATATCAGACAACTTCTTCTCTAAAGCTTTCTTCTGTAGAGATGCTTTTGTTTCGAGACCAAGAACATCAAGAAGTTTCTCCCATCCAGCTTTTAAAGCTATAACAAGCATTGCACAAAGAAGTAAAGATATGATCACATTGATCTCACCAAACTCATGGATTTTCTGTATCTGTTCAATACCCATGACGTACCTCCTTATGCCTTAATGATATATTTGGCTGATACATAGCCAACATATTCTTTTTTAGTGATTGATACTTTGTACCATCTGTCACCTTTAGTATCTTTTGTAACTCCGAGGACATTAATAAGATTGTCTTTATTTAACATCGGATACTCTGGAAGTAACGGATGTTCAGTACCGGGTTTTTTGCGAACATTCAATTTACTTGCAGTTACTTTTCCTACAAATGGATATTTTTTTGTAGTTGTTGCAGCAGGAGTATTAGGATTTTTAATGTTAGATTTTTCTACATACCCTATATATTTTGCAGCGATACGAACCTGATATCTTGTACCAGATTCACCGATGATATCCACAAGATTACCTGCATTAAGTTTAGGATATGTACTTAACTTAGAAGCTCCTGTAGCGCCTGAGAATACATCTGTTCCATTAGCTGTACAAGAACCTACCCATGCAGTATAAGATGGCTGTACAGGTGCAGGAGATGATGTAGAAGAGGTGTTAGAAGTTAAGATGGATGTGACAATAGAATAGTCTGGACGACAAAACTTTGTCCCAGGGAGATTTGAATTATAATAACTCTTAGCATAAACTCCACCACCATTTGGAACAATAGAAGAGCCTCCTGAAGTGTTACCTTCAATAGTATAAAATTTATCTCCTTCGACTTTTGTTACTAATCCAGTATGAGCGAATGTACCATTACGATAGAAGATTACAATGTCTCCTCGCTGTGGATTTGCATACTTTGTGAAGAGATTTCCAAGAGTAGGACAGTATACATAAGGCCAATGTTTAAGGAGTTTTTTAGCTACATCAAGACCGAATGTTTTCATCATGCACCAACTCACAAACGCTGCACACCAAGCCTGTGCCTGATACTGAGGATATACGTCTCTCCAGTATTTAGTGTAGTTATTGTAACCTGCATTTGCAGTTTTATCATCAAGCTGAGAATTAGATTTCTTCTCTAAATATCCAACCTCATTTTTAGCGCAAGCAATAAGAGCATCAATAGCTTTATCTTTATTCATAGTATCACTTCCTTGTGTAGTTGTTGGTTTGAGAGAGTTTGTAGAAGTAGTAGAAGATTTAGAATAGTCTTTATAGAATACACTTCGATCGGTTTTTGTTGGAATACCAGGAATGGTTGCCTTACTAGAATATTGCCATCCAATAACACCAGTAGAAGCAGGAACTCTTAATCTTTCCTGTAATTCACCGGTATCATTATTAGGATATCGAGCAACCCAACAATCATACTTTTTAGCACCTTCTGGTAACTGGTTCTGATACCAAGAATAACCACAATAAATACCAAATTTATATCCAGCTTTGACAATAATAGCTCTAAACGCTTCGATCATTTTCATCATTAAATTGTCAGATAAATTCTCCTGACATTTATCCTCTATATCAAGAAACACTGGATAATCCAGTTTTCTTTTATTCAATGTTTTAATAACTACATTTGCTTCATTTTTAATCTGAGCAATAGTAGTAGCATAGCTGTATTTATAGACTCCAACAGGAATTTTATTCTCAATACAGCCTTTATAATTAGGTTCGAATGTGCTATCAATAATATTTCCTTTTTCTGTGATTCTTAGGATAGCGAAGCCCATTCCATAACTAGCAACAGTTTTCCAGTCAATGCTTCCATTCCATCTGGAAACATCAATTCCTTTAATTTCTGCCATAATATCAAGCCTCCTTTTAGTCAATAAAAAAGAGAGGCTTTTAATCCTCTCTTTCAAGTTCTTTCAACATATTAAGTTCTGATTCAGAAATAATCTCAAGCGCCCATTCATCTGGCACATAGTTTTTCATTCGCTTACTCATATTATTTTTTCTATAATATTTATTCCAGAAATACAGATTCCCAAGAGCACGAGCTTTATGCATAACACATATATAAGTAGCTTTTGAGTCAGGAGTACCATTCACTTGATAATCATAACCAGAACAATTAGAACATCCTGCAGCTATAGGACAATAGAAACATTCATCTGTACTCTGTGTCCTTCTATCTATTTTTGCCATACAATTAATTCTGCATTTATAACATTCTGTGCATCCTATACCATTATCTACATCACCAATAGAGTACGGTTCTTGCTCTCCATTAAGAGAAGATTCCATATATCTGATACATGGAAATATGCGACCTTGAGGATCACAAGCAATCATTGAATTACCAACGCCTCCACACCAACTTTGTAAATCATCAGGATCTTTAGGCTGAAAGAAGTCTTCATTATAAAGGGAACAGAAGAAATCACGTTCAAAATCAAAATTCTGTTCCAAGAAATAATCAGATATGCGTTTCATTTGATCGTAAAGAACAGTTGCATGTACAGGTGTCCAACCCTTTTCATATACACAGTTAGCATTAATTTCATCATACCCAAGATCAACCATATGCTTAATAGCATCATATAAGAAGCTGATATTACCTGGAGCAATTGTAATCTTGCTTCCCATATGATTCCCACGTTTCATCCAATCTGACGCAGCATCGACAGCTATGTCATAACTTGGACCACCATCTGGAAAAACTCGGCAGGAATCATGTAATTCTTTATTCCCATCAATAGTCACTGAGAAAGATAATCTATTGGCCCACTTACGAAGAAATGCTTGTACTTTTTCGTCCCTGTATAAAACACCATTTGAACAAATAGAGAACATAGTTTTCATGGCCCAAGGATGATCCAACTCTATGAGTTTATCCATAATATAAGTACAGATTTGATCTATAAGCTCTATCTCAAGAAAGGGTTCTCCTCCAATGAAATCTACAACCAATCCAGGAGATTTCTCTGGATTGATATAAGATTTAAAACCTTTTTCACCTGATACAACTAAATCAAAGAATTTCTTAGCTGTTTCAAACGACATTCGATTTTTTCCTTTATGTCCTTGGTAACAATTATGTACAGCAATAGTGTTTGCGATATAAGTACGAGATGAAGTTCCTATGTTATATACCGTAGTACTAATAGGATTTTTTTTTATATCTATAATTTTAGTCTTTTTTAATGGAGAATAATTAAGGAAATTATCAAAAGATTTTCTTTTTATTGCTGGATGAACAGATTTGATAAAACGATATGTAGATATAGAATTTAAGTTATCAGTTATTCGAATATTGTATTTTAATGGTTTATTCACAGTTCCTTTTGCATCAACTTCGATTATGTATGGAATCTTTAACAAATCCAATCCTAAGGTAGCCTCATTAATCATCTTAATATCTGTATTGCAAATTCTGATAACACGTTCTTTTGAAATATGACCTTCAGCATCGTAAAATCCTGCAAGATATCCTTGATAATATGAAAGAGAAGTATTTTGAGAGAAATTATCGCTAATTAATTGATTTAATTTATTATATACGTATCTTGTATTTGCAAAAATAGCATCGTTCCATATATCGTATTTTTTAGATACATTATACGGTTTCAAATAAACCGGAATATCTAAATCATCAAGATACTTCTTACAACGTTCGATTATTTCCGTATCTTTTACAGCTATTCTAAACTTGAATACATCACAACCATCAGACTTTCGATTATAATGTTTTAATGAACCGTCACCTTTAATCATTGCAATAAGGTATCCTATTTTATAATTTATGTCATGTATCGGCTCTTCTATATGTAATTTTGAATCAATAATAGGGAGGTAATACACTTCACTGCCTATATTTAGTTTACCAGCTTCAACATAGTCATATCTATTATCATAAGAATTTCTTCGAACTAAAATTTTATGATTAGGAGTAATATTAAGAATTTGTCCGTCATTAAATGTTAACTCGATAGTTGATGCTTCATGACAATATAATTTCTCTACGTCTGAAACAATTACCTTAGTCTGTTTCCCTTTTTGAGGATATTCCTCAAATCCTAACACTTTATCTCCCAACTGAATATCTTTGATTGATTTTAACGAATAATCTGCCATACGGATTTTTGTATCTCCACTAAGGCAATAACTACATGCAAGGTTACAATCATCAGTTACTTGAAAAGTGATACTCTGTGTTAATATTCTTTGTCCGTCATCGGTTTTTACCTTCTTAGATGGATAAAGTCTAGCTATCTGATCCGAATATTGTTCTGTCCTTTTCATGCTATTCCCTCTAATTCTGGAATCTCACAATTACATTTAATAGTAATAGTCATTTCATCAGAATTATTTGGAATAATCCAACTATACTGATGACCTTCGAGGCATTCTGGGATATATTCCTTTTCCATCTCATTTGCAAGAGCAGCATACTTTCTCTGTAATTCTGCACCACGTTTATTGTAAGACATAAGAGTATCTCCATTGATGAGTTCTAAATCGCTTGGATGTGATTCAATAACTCTCTGTACAATGTCTTTTACGAAGTTTAATTCAAAATTAACTCTTTCAAGCTCTGTAGCTTTTTCTTTATCAACCTTTACGATTATTTTTCTCATATCCTTATATTCCTTTCATTCTTAATTATTTATCAGAAGCTGTTTCCGTTTTTTCTTTAGTTTCTTCTTTAGTTTTTTCTGTTGTTGTTTCAGTGGTCTCAGTAGGAGCTATGGTTTTATCTGTAGCTAATGAGATATTAATAACACTTCTTTCATTGGAGATTTCTTCTGAAATACTCTCAATTTTCATTCCAGTATAATCTTTCTGGGTATTCCCATAAATAATTCTAAAACCAGTTCTATTCTCGTCAGTGATCATATCTCTGATTGTATTCAAGGATTTATCAGAGTTGAAGATAGAAATAGTAGCCACGATATTTCTATTCATATCATTTCCCAACCCATCTTTATATCCTTCATATGAATATGTATCGTTAGCACGAGTAATAATTAGTTCTTGTCCATCTTTTAAAATAAGTTTCATAACAATTCCTCCTGTAATTTAAACATGGACCAAAGCATTACACTTTGATCCATGATCCGTTTTGTTTTACAAATATTTTTCCTGATTTACGGGTGATTCGACAGAAACCATTTCCGGTATGGCCTGTTTCATTTGTTCCATCAGGTGATTTAAATGATTGATTTCCTGCTATAGTTTGCGCATTGGTAAGGTAGTAAGAAGAATTTACATAATTACCACTTGGATAATTAGCAGCAGTAGCTGAAGTGTAAACATATCCTGAACCTCCGCCATTATAGCCTTGGTAGTTAGTGCTATCACTATAATCAGAACATGCACCACCGCCATACCATCCACCTCCGCCACCGCCGGAACCATAATTATAATTAGTTCCAGAAGTTGTTGCAGAACCACCTTGACCAAACGAACCATTTGTACCTGCAGCAGTTTGTGTAGCTCCATATCCAGAAGCAGAAGAACCACCAGTAGTTCCACCGCCATATTTTGTTGTAAGCGAATTTTCTGATGATGAACCTCCACCGCCACCAGCGACAATAACTCTAGCATAAAGATCATTTTTTTCTATACGAACATCGGTTGCACCGCCGCCGCCTTGTCCATAACTACTATAATTATAAGTTCTTGAACAACCTTTTCCTCCTCCGTTAAATCCACCAGGTGTTTCACCTGTTGAAGTTGTAGCTTCTGGTTGTCCACCAACATAAATATATAAATCCGTAGAATTTTTAGTTAGAGTTATGGTTCCGACAGAATATCCTCCAGCACCACCATAATAACTACTATATGAACCACCTTGTGCTCCCCAACACTCTATAATATATTGTCCTCTTGGAAGTGATATAGCTTGAGCTGTTCCTGTATAAGCAAAATCCATTACAGCATTAGCGCCAGCATCATAAATTTTATTGTTCATCTTCATAAATACTGGAGCTGCTTTTTTAATTTCATTATTCATTTTACAATGTAGAGTTTTCTTTTTGATATAACAGGTAATCCTACAATAGCCATTATCAGAATGACCTGTTTCTGTAGATCCGGAAGGAGATTTAAAAGATTCATTGCCAGATAAATTAGAAGCATCAGAAAGATAGTAAGTAGAATTTAGAAGACAGCCTTGAGGATAGTTAGAAGCAGAAGAGGAAGTATAAACGTAACCAGAACCACCTCCGCCACCGCCATCATCATCTCCAGAACCATCAGGATAAGTACCTTGTCCACCGTACCATCCTCCGCCACCGGCTCCACCATAACCTGAAGCGTAATAACATCCAAAACCACCGAAACCAAAACCAGCAGCACAATTAGAAGAAGAGTTTGTAGTACCTTGTGAATTAATAGCACTTAAAGATGAATATGAAGCAGTTTGAGATCCACCATATCCATATGAACCACATCCAAAATTTCCCCTAGTACCAGATACACCACCTGCATACCCGCCACTATAATTAGGACTACCATCAGAACCACCGCCACCTGCAACGATAACACGGGCGTATAAAGAAGCACTTCCAATACGAATATCAGTAGCGCCACCACCACCTTTATAATTGTATCTATATCCACCACCATTGAAACCTCCGGGATAGATTGAATTTGATGCTGATGTAACAGAATTTCCAGATCCACCAACATATATGTATATAGTAGTTTTTTGAGTCAATGTTAAAGTTCCTGTAGAATAGCCACCTTTTCCACCATAACTAGAATTAGAACGATAACCTCCCTGTGCTCCCCAACATTCAAGAACATATTTTCCGGGTTCGAGGGTTACAGATTGAGCTTTACCTGTATAAGCAAAATTCAATACACTTTTTTCCGAGTTTCCACCGTACACAGAAGATACAGAACAAATAGCAGTACAATTGTTATCACATGAAGCTTCACAAGAAAAGCCGCATGAGTTATCACAAGAACCACCACATCCACCTGTACAGGTTCCTTTACATCCGCCAGTGCAGTCATTGGCGCAAGTGGTGGTGCAAGTAGTATTACAAGTGCCAGAACAACCACCAGAACAGGTAGAATCACAACCATAACAACCAGTATAACAACCGGAATCACAATTTCCTGAGCAATTACTTGAGCAAGATCCACCACAACTGGTGCAATCGTTGGCACAAGAAGCAGTGCAAGTATGCTCGCAATCATAAGCACAAGTAGCAGTACATGCAGCATTGCAATCATTAGAGCACCTTTGAGCACAGGCGCTTGTACAGTCTCCATCACAGTTGTTCCCACAGCCAGTGCATCCGGTTACACAAGTACTTGTACAAGCTCCAGTACAGTCATTAGCACATTTGGCAGTACAGTCAGAACAAGTACTTCCTGAACCTCCCTTACAAGTTCCATCACAATATCCAGAACATCCACCAGTACAGTTAGTAGAGCAAGAACCACCACAAGAACCACCACATCCACCAGATGATGAATGAGTGCAGTCAGTAGCACAAGAAGTTCCACATCCATTACTACAAGCCATAAGCCTCACCTTCCTTTCAGTCTTTTATTCATAAGTAATCCAAATATCTCCATTCTTTCCGTCACTAGCTGCAGGTTCCGTTGTTGAAAGATGAATACCTATTTCAGCTAACGACCAACTTACGTTTCCAGATCCATTTACAGATTTACTTGTATTTCCTACAGTAACGGTTCTTGTTGTTCCCCAATTAGCAGTAGTAATATTAGCTGTACCATCAAAATTCGTACCATTAATAGTTCGTGCGGTTTTTAGTTTTTTAGCAGAGCCGCCACTACCTGTTCCGTGAAATATAATCGGCATAGTTAAGCCCTCCTTTTATAAATCTATGTGTTTCCAACCAGAGTTCGTTTTTACGTATAATCCATATTGTGTTGGGTTCAAATTTGTAATTCTGCAGAATCCATTGCCTGTGTGACCAGTTTCAGGTGCTCCTGTAGGAGAAGTAAAAGAAGTGTCTCCTGCGATTGTTTGAGCATTTGTGAGATAATGAGTAGAATTTAGTAGACATCCGTTAGGGTAATTTTTAGCTGTAGAAGAGGTATAAACATATCCTGAGCCTCCTCCACCCCAACGTCCATCAGAGTCAGAATCACTGTCATAGGCTCCGCCGCCACCGTACCAGCCACCGCCTCCACCACCACAAGAGTAGCCGGAAGCATTTCCGCCTTGACCAAAAGTAGCCTGAGTGCCTGTACTCCAAGTTATACCACCTGCAGTTTGTGAGGCACTACCGCCAGATCTATTTTGACCAGTAGTATAAGAACCGGTAGTGTTATTACAATAGCCATCTCCACCATATTCTCCACCGCCACAACCACAAGGATTAGCATTGGCACTTGTTACACCAGCTCCGCCGCCACCTCCGGCTACGATAACTCTTGAATATAGAGAATTTTGACCTATACGAACATCAGTTGCACCGCCGCCACCTCTACCAGAAGAAATACCAGTTCCTCCACCATTGAATCCTGCAGCAGTAGAAGAGGAAGATCCAGCTCCGCCAACAGATATATAAACAGTAGTCGTTTTAGTAAGAGTAATTGTGCCTTTGGAGTAACCACCATATCCGCCAATGCAACCACTGTAAGTTCCTCCTTGACCACCCCAGCATTCTATTGTATATGTACCTGGTTTTAGAGTCTTAGATTGTGTAGAACCTGTGTAATTAAAATCCATTATGTCATTATTAGCATGAGTAAGGTATATTACATCTGTTAATTTAGTGATTCTTACGTAGCCATTACCTGAATGGCCTGTTTCTGTACCACCTGTTGGTGAAGGGAATGATTGGTTGCCAGCAATGGTTTGAGCATTAGAAAGATAATAAGCAGAATTTAATAAACATCCAGAAGGATAATTTGAAGCAGTGGTAGGAGTATAGACATAACCTGATCCACCACCAGCAGAATCACAATGTAATCCACCTCCGTACCAGCCACCGCCTCCACCAGGCGCTACATCTGTAGAATTACTGGCTGATGCTCCACATCCGAATTTAGCTTGGACGGAATACCTATTAGATTCCTCTGATGATCCTCCTGTACCAAAAGTAGTTTGTTTTCCGCCAGTGCCATGATAAACGCGGTTTGATAATCCATCTTGTCCTGTAGTACCTCCGCCAGCACCACCATTAGCTGCATTATTACTAACGTCATATCCTGCAGATCCTCCGCCGCCTGCAACAATAATTCTACTTAATAGTGAGTTTGTATCTCGAATGTTATTTATAAAATAAGATGAGTGTGAAAATACAGGACTCATTAAAGAAATATCAGAAGCTCCACCACCTCCGCCACCTACGCCAAAGTTGTTAGTACCATAACCATCACCGCCGCCATTAAAACCACCAGCAGTTCTAGTATTAAGGACTCCATTTTGACCTTGCCCTCCTACTGTTATATATATAGTGGTATTAGTTGAAACATTTAAAATACCTGTAGAATAGCCACCTTTTCCACCATTACCATAAGTTCCGTTTGATTGATTGCTATTTCCTCCCTGTGCTCCCCAACATTCTAACTTATACCTACCAGGAGTCAATGTAGCAGTTTGAACCGAACCAGTATAATCAAAATTCATAACAGAACCATTATAATTAGCAGATCCAACGCCGTACATTTTGTTATTATTTAATTTGAAATAAAATGCAGTAGCCTTTTTCATTGAATTATTTATTCTGGTATATAGTGCCGTATTCTTGCATTCAATAACAGTAATTCGACAATATCCGTTACCAGAGTGACCTGTTTCAGATGAACCTGTAGGTGAGGTAAAAGAAGTGTTGCCTGCGATTGTTTGAGCGTCAGTAAGGTAATAAGAAGAGTTTAATAAACAACCTGATGGATAGTTTTTAGCTGTGGATGATGTGTAAACATAGCCTGAACCGCCACCACCAGGAATATTTTCGGAACCGCCACCATAGCCTCCATACCAACCGCCGCCACCGCCACCGCATTCTCCAGAAGTATAACTAGAAGCAGCTGCTTGTCCAAATCCGCTACCACTTGTTGCAGTACCAGCGCTAGCACCAGTTGAAATTCCGCTTACGCCACCACCAGAGCCACCATTCCCATCATCAGATGCTCCACCGCCACCACCAGCTACGATAACACGAGCATAAAAAGAGTCTTGGTTAATACGTATATCAGTAGCGCCAGCACCACCAGAGCCACCATGATTCGTTGAACTCCAATCTCGACCAGAGCCACCGCCGTTAAAACCACCAGCTCTAATTGCACCAGATCCAGAAGCTTCAGAACTTACACCTCGACCACCAACATAAATATATAAAGTAATTTTAGTATTTAGAGAAATGGTTCCAATAGAATAACCACCTTTACCGCCAGTATATGAATTGTCAGTACATCCATTTCCACCCTGAGCACCCCAACACTCCAATTTATATATTCCTTTAGGCAATGTTATACTCTGAACAGCACCAGTATAATCAAAATTTAAAATATCACCAGTTTTAATATTACTCATCGCCATACACCACCCACATATCACCAGGTTTACCATCAGTTGTCTTAGGTTTTTCAGTAGAGAACGTCACATTCCTTAACTGAGATTTCATAATATCTGACTGATAAGCAGTTACGGCTCCATTAACGACCGGTTTATTCTGTAATCCATTATAATCAGTTGTACCCGGATCACCTTTATCTCCATAAACACCTATAACTGTTGGAGTAGTGTACAGATGATTATTGTTTGTCAAAACAAATTCATGATAACACCACAAATATTTGTTTGTAGATGTCATAACCTGAGCAGAAGTCGCCCATCCAGTAGTTGATCTGGTCACTCCTTGCGATTTAGGATTTGCAAGATAATGAGGGATAACGCTTGAAATTCCAACTCCCTGATCTCCTTTAGGTAATGTAAAATTCAATATAGCATCTGTATCAGTACCAGAATTAGTTACCGCAGCCGAAGTACCTGTTTTAGCAGTACCAATTTTAATAGTTGCATTCTTACCAACTCCAGCAAGACATTGTTCACCTTTATAAATTGCCATGTTATCGCCTCCTTTTATAAATCATTTCTTATAACAATAGTAATGGGAATATCTACAGTTGGTTTCTCGGTTGCTTTTATAGTAATTTGATTTGTAGTCTGCCCTCCATCTGCTAACATAGCGTTCTGATATGCCTCTATTGCTTGAGATGATGCGTTAGAAGCATAATTAATTTCTACTATATTTGAAGTAGTCGCACCAGATACAGGTAATACATATGTATACGGAGCAGAGGAACCAGTCCATTTACTAGCTGTGAGAGTAGTAGTAACAAGTGTACTTTTCTTCGCATATGTTTTTTCTGATTTAGTACTTGAAAACGCACTGTTGGCTGTTACAGATGAGTCATTAATAACATTTGCAGAATCATATTCATCAATAACATTGTAATAGGTATTTGCGTTTAAAGTTCCAGCTTTCTTTTTTGCAAGATAATCAGCCTTTGTAATTTCAACAGGAACATTAAGTCCCATCTGAGATAAAGTAATGTCGGCAGTGCCATCGAATGAAGCACTACCAATCTTTCTTGCAGTAGCTAATTTTACAGCTGCGTTCGCATTTCCACCGGCTGAAGATGATCCAGCATAATTATGTGTGTGCCCAGTAGCAGATTTTCCATTTAGGGCAGTTGTAATAGCATTTTGAGTCATGGTACCATCTGTAGCCGACCCAGTTTCGGTATAAAGTTTAGTTATTCCTAAGTAACTTGATGTACCTACAGAATATGTCGTATTTGTAGGGATTACCCATGCACCATCTGCACGAAGAAATTTTAATTGTTCTCCTATATTAGGTGCAGGAACAAGACCAGCACTTCCGGCGGAAGAAGAAGTAGCACCCTTCATGTTTCCATAAGTATGATCGGTAAATAATGCATCTGCAGGCACTGACTTACCAAGTGTATATGAACAAGCTACTGGCTTACCACCTGAGAAATATACTGGCTGAGTTGATGATCCAGCATTAGAAGTAAGAGCAGCGGCAGATGATGCGCTACCTGCAGAAATAGCATATTTAACACTTTTTGTGGCATCAGCAGTATTGTCAACGTTGCCTAATCCAACTTCACTTTTAGTATGCGTATGTACTTTTGTAGCTTTTTCAGCTAATTTACTATTCATCTCAGTCTCGGTATAATAACGTTCATCATGATTATGAGATGCTGGTGGATAGCTGCTAGGCTTTTCAGTAACTCCAGACCATGGTACAGAAGTAGCAGTTCCGGCAGTATATACTGAATAACCAGCCTCAGAAGATAATTTGCTCTCATCAACAACATAATACATTTTTTCAGTCTTAGTTACTTTTACGGTATCACCAAGCTGAATATTAGCAGTAGTAAGTTTAAAACGTGCAGTATCATCTTCAACAATAACCAGACGTTCTAATGCTCCATGGGGAAGCCTTGCAATATCAATTGTTCCAAAGAGTTTACTTGCGTTGAGAGAAGTAATAGTTGAATCATTATGATTATGCGCAGAAGGAGTATAGGTAGAAGGTTTTCCTGTAATGTTATCCCATGCGACACTACTTGCAGTCGCAGCATTTCCTGTAACATTTACCGTCAGATTATTAGTAACAGGATTATATTTAAACTTATCGCTGTATGCTCGCTTTGTCTCTGTGGTAGAGTCAGAAAACCAAACATGTCTAGCTGCATCAGCAGTACCTTCTCCAGCGGATACATTTGTAGCTGTTCCTGCAGTAGTTGCACTATCAGCAGTAGTTGCATGTTTTACACTCTTATTTGCATCGGCAGTATTATCTACATTGCCAAGCCCTACCTGAGCTTTTGTATGAGTATGCCCGGCAGGAGAGTAAGCACTTGAATTTGTATATGCAGCAGATCCTAATCCATGAATAGGAACAGTAGTTTTATTACCATCTACAGTGAGTGTGATTTTTCCGTTTTCAGTAGCTTCTGAAATAGCAACAGACTTTACGGCTTTTGCTAGAGTGATATAAGTTTTGCTTGAGCTATCCCAACGATAAATAGTATTCGTAGCAGTATTTATATAAATAGTATTTATATCTCCAACAGACGGAAATAACTTATTGGAAGCATATGGAAGTATTTCTTTATGATTAGCTATACTTGTCTTCAAATAACCAACCAGTTCTGTTAATCCAGTGAGATTAAGAAATTGTTCTTTCATTTTGCATTAGTCACATCCTTCCATTTTTATTTTTAAAATAGAAGGAGAGCATTGCAGCCCTCCTCCCAATAAAATCAATTGTATTTTTACGCAGTAAATAAACCTTTGATAGACGCATTTGGAATTGCTTCATATCCATCTCCAACAAGCCCTTTAAGAGCGGTGATATCAGATGTGTTCTTAGCAATCTTCGGTTTTTCAGTAGCAAGATCTTTTTCTACAGCAGTAATTTTGCCTTCTGCTGTATCCATTCTGCCTTTAACAGCAGTAATATCTTCTGCATTCTTTTTATCAGCAGCTTCTAATGTAGGTAATTTCTTTTCAATAGTATCAATTCTTCCTACAGCAGCTTCAAGATCAGCAGCTTTTGCATACTGAGAAAGATCAGAGTCTGCGAGAGCTTTAGATACATACTCAGCAATATAGCTTACAATATCTTTGGATGTAGCAGATTCTGGAAGAGTACCGATAAGAGTCTTCAGCTTTGTGATATCCTCTTTATTGGTAGTAATCTGACTATTCATTCCTGCTGCATCAGATGCATGAGAAGAAATCCAATCAGAGATTTCCTTTAGTGTGTTATACGCTTCTGGGGCACCATTAACAATCTGAGCAACTGCATCAGAAACAGCTTTCTTTACGGATCCAGCACCGGTTCCATTAAGAGTACTGATTGCTGCAGTATTAGCTGCAACACTTGATTTCAGAGCAGAATCATCATATGTACCTGTCTTTACAACTTCTTTAATATAAGAAACTACATCTTTAGCTTTAGCACCAGTAGGAATAGTACCAACATAAGACATTACTTCTGTTTTTGCTGTGTTAGCAGCTCCGGCTGCATCGAAATCTGTAGCCGCCTTTCCAGAATCTACAAGATTACCATTAGCATCAAGACCTGCAAGATGTCCGGAGATAGCTCCTTTTACCTTATCTGCTTTTCCTGTCGGCTGAGGAATAGTAATAGTGAATGCTGCTTCATCAATAGTTACTGGAGCAGTTTTTGTGTAGAAATAAAGTGTGTATCCGTCTTCTGACTGAGATACTGTTTTAATTGAGCTTTTAACAGCTTCACTGATTTTTGAGTCAATCTGTACATTATGCAGATTTAAGAACTCCTGAAGATTAGAAAGTGTAGCGAACTGTAATTTTGCCATAATTAGTTTCCTCCTTGAAATATATTTGTTAAATCTTCGGAATCAATACCTCCAAGTTTTCTTTCTAAAGCAGCGTCAATATGATCATCTAAAACATTTAAAACGGTTTCCTCAATGATATTTGAAACATATTCTTTTACAGAATCAGCACTTGCAAAATTCTGTTCATTAATCCAGCTTTCAGTGACATAACGATCAGTCGTATATTCACCATCCTGCTGAATGAAATACAATGTAATAGATTTTCCTTGCATTTTTGTGATTGTTGTGCTGGAAGTATCAGCATCATGAGATACAAGATACAGAACATCGTCTGCAGAAGATTGAACAGTAGTATTGTTTCCACCAATGATACATTGGCCTTTTACTTTATAAATACCATCATCGAGTGATGATATCTTCACAGGAACAGTAAGTGTACCTATAAGATTTACAATAGGTACATCAGATAATTTGTTATAAGATAGGCTGTTGATATAGTCTACAACAGTGGACTTATCTTCAAGATTACCGATTATATTATCTAAAAGAGTAGAAAGCTCAGAAGACTTGACATAATTATCCAATCCGATTGTTTTTTTGACCTCTTCAATAATATGATCTTTATCTTCATCAGTCATAGATATGTCATAAGAGAAAAGCAGTTTATCTCCAGAGAAAAACATAAGATTTGATCCGATGCATTTTACATCTGTAATCTGTTTATCTCCTTTGACATATTCTAATGTGTTGTCGATGGTCACCCACGCTATACTCTTACTGTCTTGGATGTAACAAAGTCCTGGGTATTTTAGCACCCCTCTTTGTAAAGCCTTTTCTGCAATTTGCTTAGTTGATGCAGAATACCAGGTTGGAATTAACGCCATGCTGTGATCACCTCTTCAATTTGTCATATTCATATTTTGAAATTTCTTTTATTGCATAAATGTCATTATCAGGCGGAAAATTATAGAGACCTTCAATGTGCCATCCATATTTTCCGTCTGAACTTAAAATAGCCTGTGCTTCTGTGATATCACATAGAAGCAACAGACTATGTTTCTCCTGATATTTGATATACAGGATATGATTAAGGACATCTACGACTTCATCATTTTTGATTACTTTATAATACATGTGATATCCTCCTTATAAGATGGGAATGGTTACCCCTCACTTGAAATTGAGAACATAAGTAAGATTCCAGAATTCTGCCCTGGATAAGAGAATCCATATGTTGCACCAGATTCATTAACCGTATACAGCCAGTTTGCAACTGTAGCATTTGGAGATCTGGTCCAATAAGATTCATACTCTGCAGGAGTAGAAGGTTTTGCTTTCTTTCTGGTATCATCATCTGTGAAATAAGCAATAGGAGCATTTGTTTCAGAAATATATGGTTCAGAAGTAGCAGTAGGATTAACTTCGTACAGAGATGGAACATAGAATCTGCAATTAGATACAGAAGTGTCATTAGACTTGTTACCGACAGAAGAGTATACTTTTACAGGTTTGATCAACGCTTTCCATAAAGGAGAGATTGCCTTAACCATACGAGTATTCAACCATGTATTTAATGTAGAATCAGCCCATCCACCTGCATTTGTGCTCTTATTATTATAAGGTTTTTCTGTACCAAGTAGATTAGAAGCAACAAATGTAATGTTAGCTCTCTTTGAAGCAACGTCAGATAGATAATATCCTTTAAACTTAGCTACTTCCATTGGAATAATTTCATGAATCCAAGAAGCAATATCCATACATTGTTCTTCACCAAGATCTGCGTACCAGACTTTAGCCCAATGTACAGTGCCTTTTGCAAAGTTTTCATATGCTCCATCGTCAGCTTTAGAACATCCAAATACGAGAGTGGAACTATTCTCTGGAATCCTGATCGCATTCAGAGTAGTAGAAGATACTTCTTTCCCAGTCATGTTTGAATTGTATACATAAAGCTTCTGACTTCCAGCTTCATGACGGAATACAATAATCTCTCGGTTTGTTCCAGCAGATGGAGTTATACTATCAGTATTCCATGAGAAACGAGGTTCCTGAGAATACCAGAGTCTAAATCCATTAGAACCGTCACCTTGGAAGCACTGTGCAAGAGTAGAATTTACACTATTGTCTGTATCGAATTCAAAGTCAATAGCAATCGTAAAGTCTCTGTCTTTTTCCATGATCTTTAATCCGGTGTCAATATAGTTTGTTCCATCAAATTTAGTCGCAGCTGAAATAACTTCATGCTCTTCAATGTCGCCATAGCTATAATCAACACCAAGTTTGAAATCTAATGTATCTTTTAATGATAATGATTTTGCTTCAAGTCCCATTTTCATAAGAGTATAAAGCTCAACCTGTGTCATATTGGCCAGATCCTTACCATCAAAGTATCCATCTACGTATTCGCAGGTTTCATATACTGCATTGATTGTCTTATCTCCATCGACAAATCCGGATTTATCCCAACCTTTGAATAAGTTGTACTTATAAGCTGATTCCTCAGCAGTATATACAGGAGTATCACCTGTATATTTTACATAAGAACCATACTGGGCAGTAGATTCTTGAAGAGATAATCCTTTAGAAACATATTTTACAGTATATTCACGGATTTTACTGTCATATATAGCAGTAATAGTTCTGTCAGCAAAGATTCCTGTCATTGAACCTTCCCATCCTTTGAAGGTATAATCAAGCTTAATTGTGCTTTTCTTTGTAGGAATAGGAATCGGATTAACTTCTCTTGTAGTAGGATCAACAGCGTTTCCACCTTTATCTACGTACTGGATATCAAGGATGGTATTACTTTCATCATCATTTATAAATGTAACTTTGAATTGAGTAATGATTGAATCGTAAGTAAGAACAAGGTCTGTCCAGATACCAGGTTCATCTTCAGAACCAACAAATTCTTTATATTCCTGCTGTCTAACTACAGGAACATGAACAGATCCAGTAAGAATTGACTGCTCAGTAGTAGCGCCATTATCATCAATACCGGCAAGTTTTGATAATTTCAGAAGAAGCGTAGTATCATCAAGATTCCATGAGATACCAGTAATTGTTACGGTACGAAGAGTATTAATAGCAGCATTTAAGATAGCAAGAGCATCTACGATAGAATTCTGACATACAAATGTCTGTAAATTATCGTATCCTGCAACCTTAAGATCAGTTAAGTCTTTGAGGTTCTTGAGTGTAAGAGTGTTGATAGAAGACGGGAGAGAAGCATGAGCAATCTTACCATGATTAGCAAATAATACAGATGTTACAATAGTTCCATCAGCATAAAGATTAATAAGATTTTCACATGCAGACAGGTTAACAGATCCTGTAAGATTTGGACAATTACGAATATCCAAAGTCTCAAGAAGAGTATTATTACCCATATTAAGAGATGTCATAAAAGTATTCTGATATCCAGCTGTATTATTACCAATGATAAGAGTTTTCAGCTTAGAAGCCTTTGAGAAATCATTATCATGAATATAACAAGCAGAGAGGTCATTTAATGCCTCAATTCTTGATGCAGCATAGATAAGAATAGCTGTATCATCCATATTTGTTAAGTCCGTAGTAATCTGATATTCTTGTCCGGCTTTTGCACGTACCTGAGTAGTTTCTGGTGAATTACCATAAAGTACAGAAATATACATATCAGAATAAGGAATGATTTTCAGAGTATAATCTGGTTTAACTACAACTTTCTTAGGTGTATTACATCTGAACATAATCTGATCAGACTTTACATCTGTATGTAAGAATTTCGTTCCCATATAAATATGCTGGTCACGTTCCCATTGTCTGAGATGATATTTTCCACGTCCATTCATCATCTCATTAAGGAATCTTACTGTTCCAGCACGATATGTTCTTATATACAATCTTTCATAGTGGATTCTCCACAGTTCTTCTGGGAACTGATTCTGCCATGCTTCATACTCATTGATTAAGTGGGAGTCTGACCAACAGTTAGAGTCTACAGACTGATACATGTTTCTTAATTCTTGTGTAAATACATCACGTATTCTGCACCACAATACAGATTCAGCAGCATTGAAAACATAACCAGATGAAGGATTTCCTTCTTCTTTATAGTCAGTATCTTCCTTACCATATGGGAATGACAGCTCACCTGAATTATTAATACCAAGCTGAGTGTCCATATCATATGCCCATAGATCAAATCTATAACCATTATGCAGAGCGGCCGCATCATCATCTATAGTATAATATTTAGCTTTATCACCCATAGTTGTAGCTTCTTCCTGAGTGATATAATGTTTTGCCCAATGTGGGAAAACATTCTTGGCTCTATTGTCAATCATACTATATCTGAGTGTAACTAAATAGAAATAGAGCATTGCATCCTGAATACACCAATCTTTCAAGCCATCTTTAAATTCTTTATCACTAGACGTAATTACAAACTCATAGAAGTCTCTCCAAATCTGTTTGTTATCTGTACGTATTTTCTTTTTTGCTTCATCAGAAGTAAGAGCAGAACCATCCTTAGAATCGCCGCAACAATCATATCTGAATTCAAATGATCCATCCCAGTTATTATACAGAGCATCATATGCTGTATTACCAGTTTTCCATTCAGCTTTACTGATAGGATATTTCATAGTTCCATCTTGGTTTGTTATACCGGTCTGGAATGCAGAGTTTGGAAGAGTATTGTCACTGATTTCAATACAGAATTCTTTCATATCCTCTGGATCATAAGCTCTTGTAATATCAGTCTTCTTTGAATCTCCCATATTACCGAGAGAGTAGAAGTGCCAGTCTGTATCCTGAAATTCTCTATGAGTAGTAATATCAGGATCAGATTCTTTAATAAAGATTACACAGTTGACAAATTCCATAGAGTTTTTAACTTTAGGATCTCTACGTACCGCAGGACTTTCATATGGTAAAAAGTCGTTGAATCTCTTCTGTCCTAATGCATTAGTTGCCATATTTGAAGATGCTACATTTACTTTAAAATTCCACCAATTATTTGGAACAGAGTTTCTTGTAAGACTAATCTTACCAGTTCCGTCTTCATATTTTGTACCATCGCCAAGAACCAACTCTGTCTTATAGTTAGGATCAAGAGGAATCTTACTATTGATCTGATGTACACCATCCGCACAACAAATAACATCAATATTTCTGGCAGCAAAACCATATTCATTACTTGTAGTTCCCTGTCCGGCGTGGAAACAGTTAATAAATTTCCAGTTATCTAATTTAGGATCCCCATTCTTATAAATACATTCCATAGAAGTATTTTTAACAAAATCCTTCTTATCATTTGTAAAGTGAGGGGCTTCAATTTTTATAATTCTTAAATTCGGGCAAGCATTAGCTACAGAATCTGGAGTAAGAGCATTATTGTCATTGTAGATCTGGTTTCTATTATATCTTGCAATCATTTCATCTGAATCTCTAGCATCTGCAATAAAGTTAGCAAGAATGTCAGAATCTGTGAGAGAAGCAGAATAAGCTTTCATTCTATAAATCAACACATCACAATCCGGAGAACCGATAGTAATCGGAACAGGAGAATACTGGTGCAGTCTATGAGAATTATCATAAATAAGAGGTCTTCCTCCAACTCCGTCTTCATAAGTCATAATGATAGAAGTTGCAGATGTGTCTTTTGTATCAATTGTATTGATATTATATTCAAATTCAATAATATCCTCTTCGCTATATGGAAAATATAAGCTGTCAGTAGAAGTGTTCACGTATGCTTCATGAACATCCATTTTAATACCTACGTCAGAGCCTTCAGTACCATCAATACATGATAAGAAAGTAGCAGAAGCATTGCGAACATTCTGAGTCTTAAATACAAATTTGAATTCAGAACCAGTCTGTTTCGGGTCTTTTCCGAAGAGATTATAATTAATCTGAGCAGTTGTTCCAGCTTTTACACAGAAATACTGGTTTCCAGAAGCATCAATCTGGTATCCACCATTATCCCAGTCAAAGTTATCTGATACTGAAAGAGTAATAGCAGAGTTATTTTTATCGGTCCAGAGTCTGTCGGTATCTCCATTGGATTTTCCAACAGGGTTAAAATCAAATGCTAAGTTGGCTGTGATTGGTTCAACATCAATATCAAGTTTAGTGATATTAACTGATAAAATCTTAGTCACTTTACGACATGAGATGGTCAGGTTATGTTTTCCTTCAGTGGATGACTTATAACTCCAGATTTGAGCAGAACGATTTACAGAAAGAGTGCTCTGTACTTTACCATCAATTGATAGTTTTACAGAGGCTGGATTGTGATCAGGATCATATACAACATATTTAATACTTGTTGCCTGGTACTGTTGTGCTGTAAATTCCTGTTGAGCACATCCAATAATAGGAGTTCTATTTGTAGGATCAACACAAATAATATCTTTACAAATAGTATTTGAGGTTATTTCTTTATTGTTAATTGTCGCAGTCATATATACTTTGAGTAAATGGCTGCCATGTTCCTGTTTAGGAATATTATAAGACATAATTCTGCCGGAGGACTGAGTTTCAACAGTGCCTAAGTCTTCACCATCAAGAATAAAATGAAGAGTCTTATTAACGTTTCCATAAGGTGTATATCTAAATACTACATCTGTATTTGTATATAACAAAGTATCATCAAATGTGCTTTCAAGTTTGAATTCTACAATAGTAACAGTCCATGTCTTAGTGGCAAGTGTCCCAAAACTATCGGTAATAGTTAATCTAATAGTATTTGCACCGACATTAAGATATTCAGTGATATCAAAACTATTGTTTCCTTGCGCAGCCGTATTCGTAGCTACAATAGTATTACCAACTTTCCACACAGCAGTACCGGCTCCAGTTGTATCACCAGTATTATCTACAGATGAAAAACTATATTCAATAATTGCTTTTGAACCAAGTAAGAAAATAGCATCTGCATTTGTGATTCTTTCAATAGTAATAGTAGTAGTATCTGAGGAAGATCCTCCACCACCTTCAATTTTAAAGCTTTTCTGGATTTCTCCATCCTTTAAAAATGTAAAAATACTATTTTCGTATGTAACATCGTACTCTGCAGCCGCAGGATTTTTCTTGATTTCTTCAATAGCGGCCTTAACATCTGTAATATCTGTATTAATTCCTTCAAACTGAGTATCATAAGAAGTCATATTTTGTTTCAAGATATCTACAGCATTTTTGGCCTCATCAGATTTTGTAGTAGCACTTTCTACTTTCTTCTCAATGTTTGAAATAGTAGTTTTTATCTCTGAGACAGCAGTAGTATTGGCATTTACATTCTTTTCGATTTCAGTTTTAGCTGTTTCAAGTGGACCAATTCGATTAGAGATTACTGTATCTTTCTCGTCCATTTCTGCTTCAAGTTCCTGCTTCAATGCAGCTCTCCACTCAGCAGATGGCTCAATAGAACTAAGTTCTACAGTCTGAATAATAGTTTCTCCATCTTTGAATACTAATGAACCTTTTCCATTGACAACAGAATACTCAACTATAAGGTTTGCAAGACTGTTAATAGTAATAGGTTCTCCAATAGGTTCCGTTCCATCTTTAAACACTAAATTTCCAGTTGTGTTGTCATATTCAACTTTTAAGTTCTTCAAACTGTCAATACCAGAAATAGCAGTGTTTAATTCTTTGACTTTTGTATCAACTTCTGTTTTTGTATAATATGCTTTCAGAGATTCAGTTACTGTTCCATTAAGATCATTCATAACAGATGTTTTTACATCTGCTTTTATATCATCTACATTAATAGAAGCAGCGGAAGCTTTTGCTTCATCTGCGTATTGTTTTGCTTCGGCTACATGACCAAGAATCATATTTACAAAACTTGTATACCAATCTTCAGAAGGTTCAAGGATTCCGTCATAATTTAATCCTTGAAGAACAGTAAACTTACCATTTGGTCTGGTTCTCCAAATATAATTGTTTCCTTTTTCATTTACGCCAGTAGCCATAATTTCAAAAATTATATCTCCGGCATTTGCTGTAACAGCAGCATCAATCAACCAACCAAATCGAATATAAGTATTGTTGGAAGCTACATTGATAACTGTCGCTACTTTACCTTTTTTCTCAGCTATAGATTCATATCTTATCTGGATGAGCATATCCATAAGATCCATACCATCCCAATATCTTGGAATCCTAAATGGCATATACTGGCTGTTTTCTTCCTGCATAATATTAATCTGTGTAGCATCAACGGTAATATTTTTTAAGTTATCCACTGTTGAATATGCATCGTCTTGATATTTGGTATATACTTCATAACGACCATCAGTACATAATGTATATTCCTCAGTGTCTACGGCTAACTCAGCACTCAAAGTCATTGCCGAATTAGCCGCAGCAGCAATTTTAGAATCTTTAAATGACATATCATGACTCCTTTACTTTAATAATTTATCCAGATCGACAACCTGATCAAGATGAACAACTCCATCCTGTGTGCCATCAGGATCTTTACCTGTCATATCTTCGGCTACCATAGCAGAAAGATCTTTTACAACGATACCATTTCCGGTATCTTCACCATTTCTGTCTGTTAAAGTGATTTTTCTGTCTTCTGTATTAAGACGAATATCTTTTACCATACCTTCATAAGTCGCTTTATTCTGAGCATTAAGATCTTTAATCATTCCTTCCATAGCAAGGAGCCTCTGATCAATTTCAGTAAACAATTCAGAAGGTTCATATTTATCAAATTGTACAAGTGGAGTAATATGAATAACACCTGATGTGGTTTTTCGAATATAAGAAGTGTATGTTCCATCTTCATTAGCAACAAGTTTTAAGAACGTGAAAGATACTTCGATATCCCCGGCTTCAGCAGTAAGTGCTGCATCGACAGGAATTAAATACTGAATATAATTCTGTTCATATTCAAGATTATTTATAATAAGTTGTGTCATTTTAATTTTGTCTGACACCGGGAGCTTATACTTCATATAAACAGTTGTATCTGACATATCAATCTGTTCCCGATACATTTTACTTGTTACAATCTGAATCTTATCTACATAATTACTTCTTTCCACAATTGATTCTTTGACTGTTGTTACAACAGTATTTTCATCTGTAATTTTTAGTGTATACATAACTGCCTCCTTCCTTATTTAGTCTGAGTTTTTTCTAAAGCTTCAATTCTAGTCTGTAGTGACTTAATAGTTTCCTGCAGTGTTGTGACTGATGAATTCGCATTATCAGCACTTTTCTTGATCTCAGCAGTATTCTGAGTCAAAGTAGTAATATTGTTCTGTATTGTTTCGATATTATTGGTCATGCTAAGTAATGATGTATTGATCTGTTCAATTGAAGTGTTAGAAGAAGAATCTGCAGACTGCAGATCAGAGATAGATTTCTGTACGGCAGTCATAGATTCTTTCAATTTATCCACATCAGCTCCCAGCTGAGTAAGTTTTCTTCCAACAACAAGGGCATCAGCGAATGCACCCTGTTTAGATAATGTCATATCTGATTCAGGGAGATTAGCCAGATAATTATAATCATACTTAACAACACCAACAGAGGTTTGAATTCCCTGAATATATGTTGCCATTATTACTCACCTTTTTCTACAAATTCATATAGTACTGTCATATCAAGCATAGACAGTTTGTCTTCATTAGATTTAAGCATTTTCTTGAGAGATTCCTCTGGAATCATCTCAACATCAAGTTCACATGTTTTATCATAAATTTTCTGCAGACCTTCTTGAATTTCAGGGATGATTTTATCTTTTATGTCATCATTAAGAGCACGATTTCCTGTTTCATTACCGTTTTCGTCAACAATAGAATGTGAGTTTTCCTCTGTAAAATAAGAATCAACTAACTCCTGCTCAACCTCTGAGATTTTATCTACCTGCGCCTTAAGAGTCTTCAGGTTCATTGTATTCGCCCAGAATACATCAACATCTCCTGCGATTAAATCCGCACGACTCTTCATAGAATTTAATGTTTTATACATTGCCATAATGTCTGCATTTACAATAACTTTTTTCATAATCCTTGTACTCCTTTTATATTAATATGTAACTTTATTTTCTCTGACGAGTTCTTCAATAGCATCATTTAGATATGCTTCAAAGTCAGAATATAATGTTTCGATAGCCGCTTTAGAATCTTCTGTAATCAAAGCCTTAGCTTTATCAATAGCCATCTGTTTAGCAGTTTTAGCAGCTTCCTCATCAAATTTACCCTGTTTCTTTAATGAATCAACATAGGTCTGATTAACTGCGAGCACTGCTTTACTAATAGCATCAGTGGCAGCGTCTATATATTTTACGAGCTGATCATTCTCCAAGTTCTTTTCCTGTTCTTTAATCTTTACTTTTAGGAAGAGGATTCCATAAGTAATAAGAAGTGGAAGAATACCAGTAATGATCAGATATAATACGTCCTGAATACCCTGTTTGATGTCCATAATTTCCTCCTAACCGACAGCTTTTTGACTGTCTAAATAATCTTTTTCATACATCCATTTGTAGCCTGCACAAGTTTTTTGCTTTCCACTGCAAGTATCTTTAATGGTGGAATATGAACGATTCACAACTTTTGCTGCATCACTGACTTTATCAAAACGTTGTATAAAATCTCCAGATAAAGATAATTGCACTACAGAAGTCGTAAGTGGTTTGTATTTTTTATAAGAGACATCCTCTCCATGATAATTGTCTTTATATCTCCAAACATATCCGCCGCATGATTTTACCCTACCATTACAAGCAGAAGTAATTGAAGATATCGCGTATCCAGACTGTTTAGATGCCTCCTGTACACTAGAAAATTCATTTAATAATTCCCCGTTTAGATTGAATTGAAGAACACATTTTCTTTGTTTAAATTGAATTACCGCATCTTTATCTTTGTATTTCCATACATATCCTTTACCTGTCTTAGTTCTACCAGAACAGGCATATGTAATAGTATGTATGTCACAATTTAAAGCATCAGCAGCCTCACGAGTAGATGTATATTCTTTTATTAAATTTCCATTGAGATCATATTGGCAGACTGGTTTACCTTTATAAGTTTTGCGTGTGAAATCTATAGGAGTTTGTTTAAAGACTTCTATATCTGGAACATCTTTCTTAAATCTCCAGATATATCCACAAGAATATTTATACTTTCCTCTACAACTATCAAGTATAGAGTTGCTATACCATTTAGGATTAATGCGATTTGCTTCAGTAGCAGAAGAGTATTCTTTTATAAAGTTTTGATTCATATCGAATTGATAGATTGGTTCAAGATTATCATATATAGAAATGTCAATAGATTTTTTGAATTCTTCTATATCTGGAATTTCATCTTTATATTTCCAAATATACTTTCCGGCACGATTTACTTTACCTGTACATGAACATATAATATTAGGACTAGGGATACCTAATTTTGCAGAAGCTTCAGCGATACTTGAATATTCGTTAACAAGATTACCATGAATGTCAAATTGATAAACACTTCTTGTCTCAATGATAGGTGGTTGGTTTATGCCACCTGGAGACATATTGTATCCATTTTCCATGGAATTTAATTTTAAAATTAACACTTGCTCCATTGCCGAAGCTTCTTCTCTAGTAAGATGTTCTGCGATAATTTCATGATCAAAATTATTCCAACCATATTTTTTAATTGCTCTATAAAATACTTGCCCGCAATAACCATATCCATTTTGCCAACGTTCATTAACAGATTTACTCGTAATTCCTACATAATATTTTCCATTAATTTTGTTTGTATGTAAATAAACAGTCCATATTGCGTTTTCTCTATAATCAATTTGATTCAATAATTATCATATTCCTTCCTTATCCAACAGGATTATCTGTTTCATTTGTGTCATCAGATGGAGTTTCAATAGGATATTCGAATTGTCCCATTTGATGTTCCACACGACTGTTTTTCATATAGCTTAAAACTGTAGGTATTAATGAAGCCGGAATTGCAATAAGAGCATACATAAAACTTGTATCTCCAGTAACAGTAGCCATATGTTCTGTAAACCATAAGATTTGAATACATATAGCAATTACAGTCCATAATACCATTTTACTCGTCCTAGGTTTCTTTAAATTAAATCTACTAACTTTTGCTGCTTTCAGATTTCGTTTCATTTCAATCTGCCGATTTTTGGCTTTGATTTTCTTTAATTCAAGTTCATATTCTCGACTGGTCAAATATTTCACCTTCTTTGCATAATAAAAGACCACGATTGCTCATGGCCTCTTATTTATTCAGGAATAATTCCATATACGTATGTTTCAAACTCTGTAAAATCTTTCAGGACAGCCTCTTTATTTGTTTTAAATGCTTCACTATCCTGAATAGATTTATTGATATTTACATTTCCATCTTTACTAACAGATGCATTAAGATAAGCAATCTGCTTTGAGTTTTCACCTTCACCGATCATAACCTGACCGGATACATTTCTTGTTTCACTAATTTTTAACATAACTTTTCCTCCATTTTTTGTAGTCGTTGAGTAATGAGAGAGAGCTGTCCCTGAAGCATAAGAATTTCATTCTTAAGGGATTGATTTTCAGATTCGAGAGAGTCAATACGATGATGGGCTTTCTGTGTCATGTGAGTGTTGAGAGCAATAAATTCGCCATATCTTAATGCGTATTCAACAATATTACCTGCTTTATTTGGTTTGAGTAAAATGTCTTTACAAATTAATCCATAATCACTTGTATCTAAATTATTATCATTGAATATTTTTTCAGTTTCTCTTGCTCCAAATCCAAAATGAAATCTATCATGATCTTCTTCTGAATCAAAATTTTTATATTTATATTTTATTGGATTTAATTTCATATAAATAGATTCTATATTTGGAATATCGTTAATTTTTGACATTTGTGTTTTTAACTCTTCATCAGAGCCTGTTATATTTCCATTTTTCCCCCAAATATTTTTCCATTTACAACTTGTGTCTCCTAAATTTAAACTTTGATCATAATTACAACCAAAATATCTTGCAGACCCATTTGATGTAACTCCTGCATAATATGAAGTATCCGAACTATGATATATTTTTCTTACATATAAATCATTATAATCAACAGAAATAGTAGTTCCGGAAATAGAAATGCCCGAACCAGCATAATAAGTTGTTCCACCACCAGAACCTTTAGGAGCAAAATTATTAGATACCCAACTTGTAGTAGCATATCCATAAAGAGATTGATGCTGAGTTAAATATCCTTTACCAGTCACCCAATCTTGCGTTGCGAGGTTATAATTCGTAAATCCAGAACTACGTGTAGCTCCATCAATTTTAAGACTAATTGAACCACCGCCTGTAGAAATCTTATTTCCATGTTCATCATAGTAATTTTTAGCATATACAGCATTCCAAGGAGCATCTGTACTTCCGAGGTTACAAGTTCCGCCTTTTTCCAACGAATATGTATCAACATCTGTATAGCTAGTTGATGTTTTTAATTTATATGGAGTTAATGCGGGTGTACCATCGTTATTAATTGCAACCCACATATTATGATTACTATTCATAATTACGGTATGACAATGACCAAATCCTTTATAATCTACAGGAGAACTGTTATTCAACTTAGAATGGGAATGTGATCGTGCAGCGATCCCTAAATTAGATAATGTATTATTTCCGCTTGCCAATTCAACATTATTAATTTTAGGTTTATTTGTAAGTCCATTATAATTAGTTGTGCCGCCTTCACCTAAATTAGCCAGTGAAGTATAAGTTTTTTTATCACCACTAAGATAAATAGCATCTACATAAATACATGCATATGGATTAGCTGTTGCTCCAATGCTTATCTGAGAAGTAGTATCTTTAGTTTTACTTACTGTAATATTACCATATGCATCGGTTTCAGTTGATAACAAATATGGTAATAAACTAATAGATAACATTCCTGTAGTCGTACTTTCCATACCTACTGCAAAGTTACCGTTTTTATAAGGAAGAATAGTGTGATGATGATTATAACCATTAAAGTCAAATGTGTCTGTTGGTTTCCACATAATTGATTTATATGGCACTCCTTTATACTGTCCTAATGAATCAGTAATATTAAGTTTATTAACATTTAACCATCCATTTGTATTAATATCATCTGCAATTAATGTTAGAACTCTTGCGCCTTGTTCTTTTATCAGAAGCATTCCATGCATTTTTGAAGAGTCTAAAGATGAATCTATCAACCCAAATCCAATTTGAGTTGTATTAGTTCCCCAGTCAAATGCAGTAATTACTTGTACTGAATCAGTTGGTTCACCAGTTCCAACATCGTTATAATAAATAGAATATGATTGCTTTGCAGTAATAGATGTAGCAATAACACTACCTGTAAAACTTCCAGTTGCACCAGAAAGTTCTCCTTTAAAACTACCTCTTGCAGCTTTTAATTCTCCAGAAAAGCTACCTGTTGCTGCAACTAATTCACCAGAAAAACTTCCGGTAGCAGCTGATAGTTTACCACCAAAAGTTGCATTCCCTTGATTATCTATATTTAACTGATTGCCAAGTTTTAAACCATCAGGATTTAAACTTATGGATCCGTCTCTGTTGCTTAATGAATTTGCAGATATACTCCAACCGCCAATAGTTCCTCCATCAGCGTAAATAGTTCCTGAAAATGTACCAGAGTTAGCATAAAGCTTACCATTTGAATCAACTCTGAAATTTCCACTACCAAGAGCAATTCCGTCTGTACCAATATACACATTTTTATCTTTTGATATTGATGTTGGTTGTTCAGGAAAGGTATCCATACCAGAATATAGTTTTCCCGCTTCAATATGGAAACCGCCAATACCACCAATATAACCTTTATTAGCTATAATGGTTCCCTCAACAGTGCTGTCACCACGAATATAAGCATTACCATTAGAATCAACAGCAAAATTTTTACCTTTAATAGCACCGTTTTCTGATAAATCAAACCAGATACCTTTTAGTGAATAATTAGATGTCAGATCATCTTCAAATATTTTTGATCTGATTGCATCAACTTTAATAGAATCAGCAGTAATAGTATTGGTTTCAATAATACCACCGTCGATTTTAGTTTTACCTGGTCCAGTGTGTGTATTCATTGCAGTGATAATACCATTAATGTCAATGGTGCTGGCATCAATGCTAATATGGTCAGAAATCATCTGAATAAATTTATCAGTAACTGTGAACTCAGACTCTTTGTCACCAGTTACCATAAAACTGATTTTATCTGCATTTTGAGTAATAGAAGAGGTGTTTGCTTTAATTTTTTCTTGAGCTTCAGAAAGATCTGTTTGCATACTGCTTACAGTAGATGTAATCCCAGAAACATTTTGTTTGATATCAGAAAAATCTGTTCGGATAGATTCTTGATCTTTAAGATATTGAGTATTACTAACCTTAGTTTCGATTTGTCCGGTCAGAGTATCTGTAACATTCTTAATCTGCTTTGTGTAGTCATCTGTAATAGTCGTCTTTTCTATTCCCCACCATTGATTTCCTTTGCCATCATAAATATTAGTGATGTCAATACCACCTTGTTCATTTGGTTCTATGATTTGGAATCCAAGTTTGTCTTTGGTAATGGTGGCGTTATTAATCATGTCTCCAAGAATTGTATTATCTGGAATACCTGTCTGGGTAATACCATTTTCATCAAATAAAGCGGCTCTGTCTCCATTTTTAACAATAAAGTTGAAATCCCCTTTACCGTCCATACCAATCTGCACACGAACATTTCCTTTGGAATCATAAAACTGTTGGGTACTTTCTTGAAATGCAATAGTAGGTTTATTGTCTTTAGAGATAAGTACAATTTGATTTGCAAGAGCATTTTGAGCCATTAAATCTCCAACTGCAATTTTCTTTGCGATGAGATTAGTAATAACAGCCTGATCAATTTTTGCATTTTCTACAGTAAGATGAATTGTATGTAATTCTCCAACTCCTGCATGACCTGCAAGAAGATTTTTTACATTAATCATATCAGCATTAATCTGATTAGATTCTATAATCTTAGCTGACAGCTTTTCAATATTTGCCTGTTCCGCTTCGAGAATACGAGTTGTGATTTTATCTGCGGAAATAAGTTTTACATCGAGATATTTCATGAAAGCAGTATCAACAGTAAGCTTATCAAATACACCTTCTTTTGCTTTCACGAGTTCTGCAATAATTGTATCAGCGGTAATGGTTCCGCCAGACCCGGTTCCGCCAGATCCGGATCCTCCTGTAGTAGTCCCACCGAGCATTGAATTGAATAGAGGATTTGAAAAGATTTGCTTAATAGCTTCTGATGTAATGACATAATCAGAAGTAGAAGATTTGTTGATTGAATTAACACGACCACCGGTTCTGTCAGAGGTCTGATTTAATGCATTTGTTAAAAATTCGTTATCATTTGTTAATTTTGATTTATATTGAACCATGTTGGAAAAAGTAACTTCCATCGTTTCATCCATATCACAAGGATTATATCTGATTTCTACAACACGAAGTTTTACATATCGTGTATCAGATAGTCCTAATCGAACAAAATCATTTACTGCAAGCTGATCATGATATTCTCTGAATTCTGGAAGAGCATAAATATTTCCAATTTCATCTGTATAAGTATATTGTGGATGAGATTCTACATACAATTCTTCTACAGCATCTTTATATAATGTAATCGCTTTATCGACTGCATCAACTGTACTATCAAGAGTCGTAATAATAATATTTTCATTTGAATAAGTTGCTTGATTATACAGGCTCTTAATAATATACGTTTCCTTATCTGTAAACGCTGGATATTTTTCCTGTACTTTACCAAAATTTTCCATTAAAACATCTTTGGCAATCTGGTTTCGTTTTTCTTGAATTTCAGGTTTCTTAGCCGCATCATATTCAGCTTGACGTTCCTTTAATGCAGTCTCAGCCTGATCTTTTAAATTCAAATAATCCAGATATTTCTGATGCATTTGAGTGAAATATGCCTCTTCGTATCCAGAAAGAGGATTATATCCATCTGCATATCCATTCTTTTTTAGTTCCTTGATACATGAATCATATATGGCAATTTTAGTTTTTAATTCTGCAATGCCGTATAATTTCCAATCTGTTTCATACGCTTTCATGATTGTTTCAGACTGCGTAAAGTATCCAAATTGAGATGGGGCATCTCCCATTTCAAGCTGCATACCACAGACAGTAAAGTCAGAACTTCCTGTAAATGCCACATCAATAAGATGTGATGTTAGATTGAAAGAAGTATAAACTCTGGTCCAAGAAGATGTGATGTTATAAGAAATATTCTTTCTGTCCTCTCCGGTGTTATTATAACCAAGATAAAATGTACCGGATCCTTTTACAAAACAACTAAGAGTATATCTCTGAGATGGTTCGATACTGATATTGTGTTGATAGATACCACCATCTGTACCGGTTACTTTAACTCCACGAGTAATTCCGTATGCAGGTGCGTCATTAATTTGTACTGTTTGGAACGAAGAAGTTCCGGAACCTACCATATACCAATCTTGACCTAATACAACTGGATTTACACATGAGATGATGTTTCCCTTACCGAAACCCTCTATAGTTTCGTCTTGAGCTTGTAACGCAGCCACAATGGATGGAAGAGTATAGTTCATGATTGATTCGTACATAGGCCAATCGGATGAGTTTTTCAAATCTTCAAGATCAAAATTTCCTTCTTCATCAACATGAATAGACTCAAAACCTTTGATTATAGCCATGTTTGAATCATATGCATCTTTTAGATCTTCAACTTTTTGTCCGAACCAATTTGTCTGAGCAGTATCAATAGGGACTCTATTCATCAATTCAGCAAGAATGTCAAGATTTTTATTATACTCCCTAGATAGATTACAGTATTCATCTCTTCTTGATTCTATGTATTTTTGCCAAGCTGTATATTTTTCTTGTAGGACAATGTTCATATATGGTTCACGACAAAAATGAGAACAATCTGTAATTACAGAGTTTCCAAAATTTGCGAGATCGATATTGTAATCGTCAAGTCCATCAACATAAAATTGTGTTACCAAACTGTCGTCTCTTGATATTGTTACGCTATCTTGAATATTACGAAAACCAAGTACTACATTTGTATCTTTACCTAAACTATCCGGCTTATATACATTAATTAATAAATTTTCGGTATCAAATTCAAAAACACATTTATATGCAGGAGCAGCAGTTTGGGTGAAAAACGCATATACATTTTGATCGTTCACATCGAAATTACAGATTTCATTTGGAAGTAATACCTTATCATCATCCGGAGTGATGTTGTCTACATATCCGATCTTCCATCCAGGTACATCCGCATGTTTCAGCACAATATGTAGAAAACTTAGATCTTCATTCTCTGGATTATAAAATTTAATTTGATAAAACTTATTAATATCATGATTTTTTTGGTACATCATTTCATAAGAATCTTCTTCACCCATGTTAATTTTAAAATTTTTTAGTTTATATTGAGTAAGAGAGATTTCATATGATTCGGCGGTAATATCCTTTGTACATTGTGTTCCGTCATTTGTCTCTGTTGGAGGATCCATAATTTTATACCAGATTCCGTCACAATACAATTCCATCATTTCATCAAGTTCTTCATATCCTTGAGATTCTACGCCATCTACATATTTATCAACTGTGAAAGTTAATTCTGCAGTATTATTAGTTCTTAACGTAACAGAAACAGTAGAAGTATCAATTCCACCTAATGCACAAAAGAATCGTTTCCCAGGTTTAGCCAAATAAATGATTGCAGATTCTGTATTTCCATAAACATCATAGTTATGAGTCATTCTCATGCAAAGGCACCAACCTTTCTTGGTTCTCTGTATGATATTTCAAATGTAGCATCACCTGTAAATTCAAAGATATTTTCTCCGTAAGCAAGACGAGGCCAATAAATGTCATCTATATCCTCAATGCCTAAGTCTTCAAATGATACAATAGAATTTGTGATGTCATAAATTTTTAAATTTCTACAATCTATATAGAAATCATCACTTTTTAATGCATTAATTTTCATTGTTCTATCATTATCGGTTTTATTCTTTATAGTAATTATCCCATGAGATTTTGGAGAAACTTTAATTGTGGGGTATACATAATCTTCCCAACAATCAGAATTGTTCTGGATAGAATATTCTCTAGGAAGAGTAGAAGAGGAAGTTGTTTTACATAAAATAAGAGGAGTATATCCCCATTGACTATCACAAGTTACTGTGTATGTTAGTTCATATGGAAGAGATGCATGTTCTGTAGATACCTCTGTAATTGTAGCAAAAAATTCGATTTCTTCTGAAAAATAATCGTCTCCAATAAATTTAAGAAGCCTTGGATATTGAGGGGATGTTAACCATGCATTAATGATTCTAATATTATTTGAAGTTAAATAATCAGAATCATTTGGAATAATAATTCCATTTTTTATATCAGCTGTATAATTCATAGAAAATTTTAAAATTCCATTATCTAAATATGGAGTATATGTTGGATCGTATTTTAAAATTCCATTTTTTAATTCTGGAACTACATTTTTGTTTCTGCATGGATTTCTCATTACGCCCATTTTGAATGAATAATTATCACCATATAATGTTCCGAACTGATTTTCTTTTGGTCGATATTTATTCTTTTCTCCTAACTGCAAAGAACGATTTACAAGAGTATCATTTTCTTCTATTCTAGTCACAATCAATCCGTATTCGTCAGAAGTATGACCATTAAATTCAAATTGTAGCACTTTCTCACCTCTTTCATATATTTTTTAATATTAAAAGAGCTGTCTTAAAGACAGCCCTTTTAAATTAGCGAACTTTTTTCCAGTCACGTTTATTACGTTCAGTGATAATATCACCAATTTGATAAGCAAGTTTCTTAATATCTTGCTCACTATTGATTTTATCAACATTGATTGTAATATTACACTCACTATTCACACTTGTATCATTTGAAGACGATGGTAGAATAGTGGTAATTGGTTTCGCCATTCTAGCATTAAATTCATTCAGAGTAGCAACTGTAGGTTTCAGTTGATCTGTGAATTCTTTTGTCAAAACAGTTTCACCCGGATTTGCACCAATCAGCATAGAATCTCCACGCGGTATTAAAGCGTCTCCGCCGATTATATCAAGTATGCTGGCAGGAATACCTTTCCGTACAACACCACCTTTAGAGAATCCGTAGGATTTATATGCCTTCAGGATTTTATTTTTCAGAGTAGATCCCCAAGAATCATAGTTCTTAACACCCGGAGTATTGATCTGAAGAATATCTGCAAGCTGTTGCATTTCTTTTGGTCCGACTTTCTTACCTTTAGCATTAAAATATCCTATCAAAGGACTCACTCCGGCAGGAACGTCTGTCGCACCGTCTGGACGGTTAGGTAGAGAATTTGTCCAGTCCTTCAGATATGCTTTTTTAAATCCTTCAACTGCGGTATATGATTGATTGCTATGGTTTGCGCCGTTTTTATAAGCATATTCCATGGCATCTCTCAGATTATTACCTGAAGTCTCTTTGATTCCAGCTTTATCTGCATAATCCTTGATCTTCTCATAATGAGAATCCGGCATTACATGAACGGTACAAGTAGCTTTAGCAAGACCACCACCGCCAATAGCAGTAATGATACATTTTCTTGTTTTAGACTCATCACGCGCCATTAAACCGTTCTTATTAAGACCTGAAGACACACCGCGAACTGTACCATCAGAAGAAACTTTCGCAATAGATTCATCAGAACTTTTCCACTCGATATCAGAGTGTTCTGGTTTCTTTGGTGACCATGTTGCTTTAAGCTGTTTCTTGATATGACTGTATGTCAGATAAATATCTGTATCACTCAGCTTCAAAGTATAGTCTGTATCTGGTTTAATATTTGGACTTCCAGCAGTCTGAGAAGATCCTGCGTTATTCATTGCGCTATCAAATGCACTATTACCAGCAGATGAACCGCCATAAGGCTTACTGGTGTCAATTTTTGTAACACCTTCCCATGCTTTTGTTGCATTTACAGCAGCAGTATTAAAGTCAGCTGCCTTTGTGATCATTTGACTATAAGTTTGAGAAACTTTCATGCCATACTGATCCATTACGTCGCCCAGATGTTTATAGGTGCTGTCGTAATTTGCTTTTACATTAGAAAGCATGCTGCCAATAATAGCTTCTTGGAAAGCTGCATTTTTCTTAACAGCATCAAGAGTATTGTCTAACGCCTTATTTGCCTCATCTGAAAAATTCTCATAGCCGGTATTTTTCATATCGACTTCATGCTGATGCATTGTATCGGCCATATCGTCTTCTGCATCTGCAAGTTCCGCACGTAATTTCTCAAGACGAGCTTTTGAGGCTGCATTTGATGTTCCTTCAAGTGCAGCGATCTGTGCTTTTAATGCATTGATATCTTTAGTTTTCTTCTTTAGAGTTTTGTCATAATCGTAATATTTCTCTTTAGCAGAAAGAGCATCTTTACGTTTTTCAATATTCTCCTGTAACAGATCGTTCTCTTTAGTAACTTGAGTGGTATACATATCAAGAAGGTTCTGTTTAAGATCAGCAAGAGTAGCAGACTCTTGTTGCAAACTCTTAAGCATTTCATCGGTTTTAGTCTTATAATATTCTGGACCAATTGCACCATTTTTATACATTTCATCCAGCTTATTTAATCCCTCACGATAATTTGCTATTTTATCCTTAGTGGCGTCAATCTGTTCTTGAACCAATAAAATATTGGTCAAACCGTTTGTAGAGAAGGCTCCATCATCATTATAGAAACTCTCTGTATCACCAAGTAACTTCTGAGCAGTCTGAAGCTCAGATACAAGATTTGAAAGTTTATTCTGCGCTTCATCAAGAGGTTTAAATCGAAAATCAATTTCTTCTTGAGCTAATTGTTGCATCGCCTCTTTGGATTTAATAATAGAAGCAGTGAGGTTATCATATTCCTCGATTTTCTTCTGCATTTCCTCATTGCTCCAAGCTCCACCGTTGGCTTGATTTGCTGCAATTTCTTCTGCAAGAAGTTGTCTTTTCTCTTCATCAGCACGAATAATTTTATCATAAGTTTTCAAACGCTCTTCATAATCATTGGTTGAAAGCTGATAATTAATATCATCAGCATTCTTTTTATAACTAAGAGAAGCGTCCTGCTTATCACCAGCTCTTTCCCAACGATCAATTTGCCATTGCTTTAAGTTCTCTCTGGTTTCTTCAAGAGCAGCTTTAGTTTCTTGGATGTGTGTATCAGCCTCAACAATAGACGTGTTCAAATCAGTTAGATTTTTCTTCATTTCCTGATAAGCTTTATCTTTTTTGTTATGACCATTCACATTAAGATAATCTGTCATGCTTTGCTGAACTTTATCTCTTTCTTTTAACATCCAGTCTTTCTGATATTGAGCATAACTTACTTGTTTTTTAAGATCTTTCCAATATACCGAACCGACTTTTTGAGATTTTCCGCTCTTTATACGATTTTCAGCTTTAGCTGCATAATATTCCTCTTTAGCTTTACGCTTACTAATGATCAGATCATAGGAATCGTAAACATTATCAACTTTAGATTTAGCTAAATCAAGTTCCTGAGTTTTCTTATCTCTATATTTTTGAACGGCATCAAGATACTTGTCGTACCACTGTTTATATGCTTCTACGGCAGCTTTCTGATTTGCATCCAATGTTTCTATATTAATAGTGCCATCTTGAACTTTTTTCTTCAGAGCAGGAGTAAGATATTTGCTTACTTCGCCATTGTTTGCAACTTCTTCGGACTTCCTTTTATAAACAGAGATGCTTGCTTTAGCAGCCTTGATTTCTTTATCTGTATTTTCAAGAGCTTTATTATAATACTTTTGAGCTTTTGTATAATGACTATAATCACTTTCGGCAAGATCTGTATACCTAGAAGTTATACGATCAAGACGATCCATAGCAACTTCAACCCAATCCATAGCATTATCATTCAGCTTCTTGATTACATTTTGAAGAGCTTCGCTTACTTCATCAGCCGCGTCACTTGTATCATCACTATTGTTTGATACCGCATCTGTATTATCTTCGATTGCATGTTGAAGACCAGAATTACCGGAGTTACCAGAATTTCCAGATCCGGCAGGTTTAACAGTTGCAGCTCCGCCTTGGAAGTGGAATCCCGGAGTATTACCAGCAGCAGCATAAGCTTTCATAACGCCTGGAGAAGTAACAGTACCACTTGCATAAGCTCTGGCATGTCCTTGAATAGCTCCGTGTTTAAGAAGAGCATCAGTTTGAGTAGCAGAGAATATAATGTCGCCCTTTTTCAGGTTCTCTATATGAGCACCGCCAGGAATTAAACTCCAAACACCATCACGAACAATTGATTCAGCGTGACCGTTGATACCCACTTCATTTACAAGAGCTTGCTGATCTTGTTTAATAGCAACATTCGTACCACTTGCATGAGCCGGTGTAATATTTAAAACATTGTAAGCACTTCCAGTAGACTCAGCTTTGAACGTACCACTTGAGAGTTTAACTTCTTTACTCAAACCGCCACTTGGTCCACCTGACTTTATCCAATTAACAGTTCCGGTAGCAGTGAATGAAGTTTGAACGGCAGAAATATCATTTCCCCAATGAACAGTACCATGAGAATAATGTTCGGTAGCAGCATAAACATCTACTAAACCTGTCTCATTAGACCATTTTACTTTTCCTTCGCTTTTTTTCTCTTCAGCAAGGTAAGCATCTACTTCGCTATGTTCTGGTTTGAAAGTTACAGTTCCTTGGCCTTGTTGTTCTTTTGTCAATGCTTGGAATTGAGTTTCGTCAATTTTAACCGATATAGCAGGTGTATCACCTGATAAAGATTTAAGAATTGAACGTAGTTCATCGATTTTAGCTTTACCATCTTCGGTATTGACATCTACGTCCAATTCAGCTTTTTGAGCCAACTCTTCATCATTAAGAGATAATAACTTATCAATATCACCGGTTTTATCTACTGCAATCTGAACATGCATTTGCATTTCACGTTGATCAATCATAGATTGAATTGCTTTATATTCAGATGAATCTACGTCAAAATTTACTTTAATATGCTCTAATTCACCAATTTGTGATTGTAGTTTATCTACAGATAATCCTTCTATACTACTATCCACATCAAATGAGAGTTTAATATCCCCATCTGCTTGCATCTGACGCAATGAAGCCATTCCGTCCTGAGTAGCTTGATCCAATTCATCCAGCCCGGTCATATCAACATTAGGATCAATATTAACAACACCTAAAGCTTCAAGAGCCGGTAGAAGAGCAGTTGCCTGTTCTTTTGTTAGTCCAAATTGATCTGAAAGTCCCTGAAGAGCATCTTCAACATTACGAATACCCTGATCTTCAGATTCATAAGCTCCATTGCCTAATTCAATCTGGTTTGCTTCATTCCATTGATCTTTATCCAATGAATTAACAGCATCAATAACGTTCTGTAATGCTTCACTTTTCTGTTCCTGAGCATCTTTAATTTTATTAACCAGTTCAACATCAGAATCAGAGTAATCTCCAGTATTACCACTTTCAATTCCTTCGTTGACATCCTGGAAGTGTTTGATCTGTGAGCCTTTAGCTTTCGCTTCATAACTCTGGATCATTTCATTATAAGCAGCCTCATCAACTTCAAATTCAGGTGTTAATTTAATGCCTGTCTTCTTAGCTTGTTCCTGAATTGATTCGATATATTTCTTGCCTAAATCAGAATCTTTATCAATACCATTATCTTTTATGTACTGATTTAATTCGTCAATAGAACCTTTGGCATCCTTGATATCCTGAATCTTACGATCAACAGTACCATCTTTGAAATCAGATATAGCCTGAGTAATACCAGTTTTTTGTGCAATTAAATTGTCAATAACTGCTTGTTGATCGTCCAGAGCGGATTGATTTGCACCACTAGCTTTCAGTTTTCCCATTTTAATCTGAGCATCAATGAGTTTATCGTCAATCTCTTCAGATTTCAGGGCACCTTCTTCAAGAGAAGATACAAAATTATTTGTATCGCCATAATCTTTCAATCTACCAAACATAGATTCGAATGATTCAAGACTCATACCCATAGCATCTGCAGCTTCTTGAGTATCAGTGAAAGAGTACATCCATTGCTGATTTCCATCCTCAAGAGTTTTGTAAGTGGCCAATCCCTTAGCTTCAAGATCGCTTAAAAATCTCTTTGGACCGGAAGCATCATCAGTGTAATAATTTTTAAGTTTGTTGTAGTTCTCAATGAAATTATCAGCATCTTCAAAACCATTCTGAGAGAAATATTTTGCAGCTGCTTTAAACTGAGGAGTACCAACTAAGCCTTTATCATACAGATCTTTTGCGTTATCCAGATAACTCTTAGCTGTAGTATATTCATTGCCTTCAGTAGAAAGATTGTCGGCATTAACCATAGCTTGGAAATCAGAGAATTGTTTTGCCGCCTCCTGATACTGAGCAAAATACTGTGCCTGCAGATTTTTAAGATTTTCTAATCCTTGCTGAGTATAATCTTTATTACCTGCTGATAATTGATCCTGATAATCCTGAATCCGTTGTGCAAAATCAGAATTCATGAATTCATTTTGTTGTTCCAGATAATCCTTCATTCTTTCTGTGTTGATTTTCAAACCTTTTGCAGTGCGATCGAATACATTATCAACATGAGCATCTTTTAGATCACTGAATTGTGTTCTAAGACTATCCATAGTATCAGATGTAAGACCTGTTTCTGTCTGCATTTCGCTAATAGCTGATGTAAGAGCGGTAACAGTGTTCTGCATATCAGTTACTGGAAGATTAAATGCTGTTTTTGTCCAATCGGCCTGAGAAGCCTTTATGTTTTCAATAGACATCTGAGAAGCTTGACTCTGATCTTGCCACTGCTTAATTTGTTCGTTATCTTCATCAGAAAGAGGAGATAAGCCTTTGCTATTTTTCAAAGCATCGATATTATTCTGATATTCTTTAATCTGATTATTAAGATTCTCAATCTGTTTGTCACCATTTTCAATTAAATTGGTGTAATCTGAAGCAGTAGCTTTCATATTATAAGCAGATTTATTGTTTAGTCTTGTCTGCTGATTGGAAGCATCAGTTTGAAGACGAGTTAGTTTTTTTGAGAGATTATCCAGATTTTTAGCTGAAGTATCCAACTGAATCTGTACTTTAGTATCTTCAATTTTAGATCTCCAAGTGTCGAGATCAGCATTTGCCATTGATGGATCAAGTGACAATTTCATAATTGCTTGAACTGCAATTTCATCATTTCCATATTCTGACATTAACTGATTTACAAGATTTGGTGTTGTAACAGAGGCCATATGTTTGTCTGCTAAATTCTTTGTTAAATTACCAAGAATTGCAGACTTAGCATTGCTCATATCAAATCCGCTCAGATCCATAGTATCCATAATACTCTGAATATATTTATCAGCGGCAGCAAGCTGTTTCGGATCAGTTACATCTTTTACAGAATCTCTGATTTTACCGATAGTATCACTTGCTTTATCAAATGCTAAATTCTGTAATCCCTGTTGTAGATTATCAGTCTCTGTAGCAAGTTCCGGGAACTGCTGAATAAGATCAGTAATATCTGAATTCTGGAATGTACCGGATTTGATAGAATCCATTGAAGACTTGATATTTGGCATATCTGTCTGGAAATTGTCTGTTATGGTATCAAGATCTGTTGCTGTATCTTCAGCAGAGTTCTTGAAGAGAGAAGAGAAGGTTTTTGATTCAGCTTCAATTTTTGCTTTTTCTTGTGATTTATTAAAATTGGAAGCAAGATCCATATAATTCCAATCAGAACCATCTAATCCTTGATCGCTATAATAATTCCAGAAATCTTCTATTTGCTTATCAGTTTTATCCTTAAAGAAATTATAAAGATTTCCTGATGGGCCAACAAAATTATCTCCTTCGTTTAAATCAGCGCTGATATCAAAAATATCTTTCAGATTTTCTTTTATACCTTCAAGATTTTTCTCATCTGGTCTAGCAATAGCCATAATGTTAGATGCAAGTGTATCAGCACTAATACCAGCATTATCTAAAGCTTCTTGTAATCCATCGATTTCTGAGATCTTGGCTTTAACAGCATCGGTACCACCAGATTTTCCAGCATTTACTAATTGATCTTCAACACCATCAAATTTTGCTTTGGCGAAAATATTGTTAATGCGATCTGTTTCTTCCTGAGCTGAATCTGTTACACGACCATATAATGAAAAAAGATCTTCTACAGATTTTGCAGTATCTTTTGTTTTAGGATTAATTAATGCACCTGTATCTTCATCAAATAGTCTATTATAATCATCAGATATTTCATCCATTGCGTCTGCAATTTCGCTCTGTTTCTTAGAAACACGATCATCCATTTGGTTCGCAATATTTTGCTGCTCGGTAAATCCTTCATCATCAGCACTCATTTGATCTAATTTTTGGTATGCAGCATCACGTTTTTTCTGTAATTCAGCTAACTCATTGACTTTTCTGGTAGTTTCTTCAACGATATCTTCTTGTTTAGCAACAACACTGTCACTATATTCATTTGCAACAGCTTGACTTGTTGTATATTTTTTATTCAGATTCATATCTGCGTCAATGGCCTGCTGTTGGGCTTTGGCATCAACAAGTTTTTTCTGTACAGAAACTTGTGTCCCAAGTAGAGAATTTTCTTTCGTTAGCTGAGAGAGTTCAGCATTTTCATCAGAAGTCCTATTCTGTGTGGCACGAAGCTCATGAATACGATCTTGATTAGTATCATACTGAGACTGCTTTGTACTAAGCTCTGTTTTTGCATTTTGATATGCTTGTGCCGACTCATCTGAGTGTTTTTTGGCTGTAGCTTTTGTAATAGTAAATTTATCATCTGCCCATTTCCATGCAGCTGTACCTGCTGCAATTCCGCCAACAACAGCTAATACAGGCCAAATTGATTTGAGAAATGTACCAAGACCTGCAAATGTAGATCCTACAGAGCTAAATTTAGAAGCATTTCCAACTTTACCCGCTCCGTTTGCAGTATACCCAATTTTAGCAAGCATATCTTCCGTTAATGATTCTTTCGGAAATGCTTGTTTAAGAGCTTGATATGCTATACCAGAATCCAAAACTTTCCCGTATTTAGAAATCCAATTAACTCCAGCCGACATATTCCCTGCCGCTCTTAATGAATTGGATAAACTAGAAATACCTGTTGCAATATCTCCGCGAGTAGCAGCAGTATTTAATAGTTTGACAGCATTACTTACTTTTCCGATTTTACTTAATGACATGAGTTGTCTTTAATGTTATAATCAAACTATAAATGTATTGGAGGTAATATTATGGCTCTTATTAAATGTCCTGAATGCGGGGGCCAGGTGTCTGATAAGGCTCCGGCCTGTATTCACTGTGGTTATCCGTTACAGGAAATTGTCTCAAAAAGTACATGTATAATCAATTACGCAGAACAAGATGTTACTGACATTAAAAAATATATTCTGTCTTTATCACCAGAAGATCAGCAATATTTCGCCCAATTTCTTCAATTACAATATGGATCATCTAAAACGCGTCCACCTATCAGTAGTGCGCAATATGCAGAGTTTCATGAAAAAATGGGAGAATGGGCCAATACATATAAACTGACAAACGAATTTGCCGCAAAGATGATTCTTGATTGTATGGCGCATAATTTTGAAAAGTTTACTTTTGAACAAGTACGTTATGTTCAACCCAAATCAAATTCCAATGTCGTCCGTTGTCCACGTTGTGGTTCTACATCTGTTACAACAGAAGAACAAGGTTACGGACTCTTTGGCTGGATTGGTGCATCTCAAAAGAAAAATCTCTGCCAGAAGTGCGGTCACAAATGGTGGCCAGGAAGATGAGGAAATACTATGAATATGCATAATATTGTAAATGGATTTTATGAAAATGTAGAAGAACGTAGACTTCATATGAAACAAGAATTATCTGCTGATATTCAGAATGAAAATACTGCTCCTGTAATCGCTCAAAAACTATATGAGGCATTATGTTCTTATCAAGAATCGTTACCAGACGAAGATGATATGGTTCTTGCAGTAGCTCATTTTGGAGAAACAGTTAATATAATTGTCAACAAAGTCGGCTACATTGGGTACAACCTAATCGTGTTTTACGGAGAGGACAGTTACGGCAAACCGCAGAAACTGATACAACATATAAATCAGTTGGATTTTCTCTTAAGCGCGCAGCCAAAGGAGATTCCAGAAGCCCCAAGACGGCAAATTGGTTTTCAAACTGAATCTGAGACGGAATAATAATGTTATTATTTTTTGTTAAGCTAATCATATAAACACCTACTTTCAGAATGGAGTACATATGTATACTGAAAATTATAGCCCAGAAAAAATCAATAGAATAAAAAAGATTATAGAAATCGGTGAATCTCAAAAACAAATTAAGCAATCATTTTGGGATGAAATTAATACTCCAGATGTTCTAAAATTAAAAGAAGAATCAAATACTCTCTGGGAAGATTATCGAATTGTCGATAAAAAACTTCTAAGGAAAATTCTGGTACATAATAATGGTTTATCAATATCTGATCCTGATTATATAAGCCTTAGTATAAGAATGATTGGACACATAAATTCAAATCTTCCAGACGATTTTCAAGAATTAATTTCTGTCTCACAAAGCAAATATGCAAAGTATAAACCGGTCAAAGATATTTATACGAAAGCGTTACATAAAAATATTGCAAATTTATCATTAACAGTTACTCCTGAAAATAGCATATCAATGAACTCATATGGAAGTACACGATGGGTATTCACAGAATTTTATTGTTCCTGTAAACCATTTTTAATTCTTGACATATGTGGATGTGAAGTTATTGTCATTCAGGATATTTTTCCTGGTAAATATTGTCAAACAGAATATTCTATTACAATGTCAGACCTGAAGAATAGGTCGGATTATGAAATACAAATCAAAAAACAGAATTTTCTTGACAATTTTAGAAAAGAATTAAATCCGTATGAAAAAAAATTACATTCGGCTCCGTTTTGTAAAAAACCTGTTCCGAAACCTTTTGAAAACATCTACACACTTTATGCCCAAACTGATTCAGAAGAATATGGCAGGACAAAACGATATTTAATCATTGGATGTATGACATATGAAAAATGATGAACCTACGTTCTGTCTTTACAACAATAAAATCAAGTGATATATTTACTAATTGTAGGATAGCCGAGAGTGTGCCTCGGCTTTGCACACACCTACAATCATAAATATCAAAATCGGATGTTCTGTCCGAAATCAAAATCCACTTATATTTACTTTAGCCATATGGCAGAAGGGAGGTGGAACATGAAGAAAGAAGAACATCAATTTAAGCTTGCAAAGATAGCAATTAAAAGATTCTTTACGGTTTTAGTATTACTTGCAGCTTTATGGATGGTGTTCCAGCACAATCCAACAAAACTCGTGACATCAATAAACCTGAAAGAACAGAGCATTGATATTAATTGCGAGTTTGCAAGCGAGACACCGGAGAAGTAGAAATACAACTCTGGTAGTGTGGGGTGAAACCCACACAATTAAAGTTTTAAAGGTTAAATTTCAATAATTTAAAATTCAAAGCTTATCTTACAGACACTGCGCTTGATCACCGCGGTGTCTTTCTTTTATCAAATATAATTTCTCTCTTTCGCATAAAGCGATTCGGCAGAAGAGAAGTGCCGCTCATGGAACATTCATTAAAAGTATATATAATATACTCCGAGGAAGGGTGCTCTCTCTACTCCTCCTGATTATTAATATGTTTCCCTCGTCATTACTTGCGTAATTGTTACTAACGTTTCACATATGACTAAATCGTAAATCAGGTTGGTACGTGCGTTGTCACGAGCTTTCGCCCACTTCACTATGCGATCAGCATAGAATAGTGAATTCGACGTATTAATCCTCTATTTATTTTAAGTCGCTATTCTCCACACATTGATATGAATCTCTATGTAGATAGGCTCATTGTTAAAAATCGGAAAATAACGTGTAACCCTTAGATTTTTGGGTTAACCTACGACTGTTGCAAGACCTCCAACACTCAGGAATTTTAATCCTGCCATTGTTGCATTTTTTACTGTCATTGCTGCAAATACGGCAGTAAGTAATGCTGGTATTGGTCCAAGTGTTTTTTCAAGTGACGTAAATCCTTCTGTTAAACTATGTACAAATTCAAGAACACCATTTACAGTCCCTGAATTATAGAAATTAACCCAGAAATCCTGCATCTGTGTTTTGATTGCTTGTAGTTTACCAGCGGTTGATTCCATGTATTTTTCCTGATTAGCTTCAGCATTACCATTTGCGGTTGTTGCTTCCTCTGCCAGTGACATGGAGTCTGTGAATGCATCAAGCATAGACTTAAACTTTGAAGTTTCTGTTTCATTTAACGAATTCGCAACATTCGTTTTGTGTTAATATATTATGCTGCTATATAATCAGCAAATTTATTGTTTTTAAAATCAATTACAAATTGCTCCCATTGATCTTTGGTTGCAATATCACCATATATACTATGAAATAAATTATGAATATCTTGCCTTACACATACGCCAAGATACTTATTTTGTTTCTCATTAAATTTAGTCACGATTATTTCTAATTCTTTGGATGCATATTCGTCTAAATTTTTATTTTCCAAATTCAGTTCGTATAATATATCTGATATAATTTGGTTAACAGGATATATATGATGCACATCAAATTTTTCACTTCCTGTTAAGACACATTTATTATTACATGCATTAATGCTATTTTTTCTCCATGTATAAGAACGCCCTCTTAAATAATCATTTAAACGATTATTGATTTCTCCAAATGGATCAGACCTAAACAATCCTAGTCTTTCTCTCTGGTATTTTACATTTCTTTGAGAGCGTTTTAATTTGTCAGCTAATTCTATATCGGACATAGATTTCCAATTATTTTTTATAAAATCTTTTTCATCATCGGTCCACATGCAATTTAAAGAATAGTACGATTTCAAATTTAACTGAGATGCTTTCATTTGAATACAATCTTTTGTTTTATGACGCGGTAATAATTTCATGATTTCTATCATTGGGATCAGTGAATAATTTTTCTTTAGAATATTTATTTCTTCTTCAGTCCATGAATCATCATTTCTATATCCTAATTTAAATGCTTTTTGCTTTACCTGAGAAGAAGATTTTCGATTGTCAATTAAATCAGATATTTCCTCAAAAGTTTTACTATACATGTTCTCTTTAATAATTAATTCATCTTCTTTTCTCCAAAAATAAAAATCAGCTGAAAATCCACGCTTCTTTGCCATATCATAAACATTTTGTTTATTCATAAACGGATATTTCTTAAATATTGAGTCCCAATCACCAATTTGATAATACTTTTTAATATACTCAATATCTTCATCTGAATACTTTCTATATCGTGTTTTATCAGGATTATAAATTCCGGCATCTACTAAACATCTTTTAATAGCATCTCTGCCGAATCCTGTATTTTTCAATATTTGATTACAACTCATTCCTGAAAGATAAGAATCTTTGACAATTTTTTCTTGTTCTTCTGTTAAAATAATTTTTCTTCCCATAAATTCCTCTATATAAATAAATTTTATATTTATAATTTTTGATGTTATATTTGTTATACGCATATTAACACAACTTGCGCTTTTACGCAAGCATAGACTATTTCTTCACCTACCGACCTTTACGGTTTAGGGTGTCCTTTTCGATTTAAGGGGTTTTCACCCACGCCATTTGCGATTGCGCCCTACGATTATTGCTATAGATATTCAGGATTTCCACCTTTATTCTCTTGTCTATAGCTCGACGAGAATCTAGTCGTTGAACGTTCACCCTCGACTCAAGTACCGTATGATCTACGGAATACGTTAGGGTGCTTCGCTGCATGAACAACCAATCCTTGCGTTTTCAAACCTTCATAATCTAGTTTCCTGATTATTGTGGTGCAAGGCTCTAAGGTATTACCTGCAGTTAAAATCATTCCAGTATGAATTTCTTCATACAGAGGCTAGCTTTTAGCCTCGTAGCTGCTACATCGAATGCGATCTTGGCTTGCTGTGCATCAGTTAAATCGTCCCACTTATCTTTAAGCTCAGACATAACAGTAATGATACCACGATCAGATCCATCCGGATTATAAACATCTACACCTATAGCATGCAGAGATGCAGAAGCATTAGATAAAGTTGCATTGTCAACTTCGTCGGCATATTGTGGCATTTTACCGACTTTTGTAGTTCTTGTGATAATTGTCTTCAAAGCATTACCAATTGAAGATCCATCTTCACGAGTTCTTTCTGACACTTTAGCAGTAATAGCTGCAAGCTGTTCATATGACATACCTGCATCATAAGCAACCTGACCGGAAGCCTGTACAGCATCAGATATAATTTTGATACCTTTAGCGTAATCAATTCCCACACTTCCGGAAACTTTATCCAGAACATCGACAATATGCATAGAGGCATCAGCAGCAGTAGTAGATCCATCTTCTAACATATGGAACTGCTGTAAAATACCCTGTACCTGATCGGCAGCAGTAGAGGCATCAACGCCACTTAAGTTACTTAAGATAGCAGTTGGTCTTGCTGTTTGCTGAATTTCAGAAGCAGTAGTATTCATATTCGCATAGATTTTATAAATGTCCATAGTATTATCCAAGGACATCGATAAATCTTTTGCCATATCAATTGCAGAAGTACCAAGATTCTGTAATTGATCAGGCGATAAATTCATTGTGTAACTAACATTTGTTAAGTCTTTTTGGAAATTTAAGAAATCATTGAAGCCTTGTTTGGCCTGCTGAATTGCTTTCATGGTCACCTGGAAATAAGAAACATAACTTGCAATATCTGCAATAGCACCTTTAAAGTTTCCTGATACCATACCTTTAAGTGTATTTCCAAATGAAGACATTCCAGATCCATTTTTAGACGTTAGTGATTGAGTTACTCGTAAAGAATTATTAAGCTTATCAATATTTCCAGTTAATGTTACTGTATTACCAGAAATATCAGTAAATGTTTTTGTTACCTGTCCAGTCGCTTCATTAATTTTCGTAGAAATTTCTGAAGTTAATCCAATAGAAGCAGCATACTGACTTAAAAATGCGGAAGCATCTTTCGTATTACGAGTTCTATTTGATGTGAAATCAAGCTCCGTACCTTTATCAGTTACCTGATTATACTTAGAAGCATTCTTAGCAAGATTCTGCATACTTTTTACAACATCTTCAGAATCTTTTTCCGCTTGTGTGGTCAGTTTCTTTCTTTCTTCGCTTCCTTCAGCAAACTGTTCAATGTCTTTATTGTATTTATCCCATATATTATTATAGCTTTGAACATATTCTCCGGCTAATCTAAAATAATTACTGTTTTTTCCTACAGCCTTTTCTCCATTTATTTCGCCTAGAGCCTGAGTAAAGTCAAGTTCTGCTTTTCCTTGTCCATTTGAATAAGTGTATTTTAAATTTCCAAAACGTTGAGCTATATTACTCATTTGATCAAAATAATCTGTAACACCTTGTGAATTTAGTTTAGAAGGATCTGAAAAAGTATTTTGTAAGTTTACAAGATCTGTTGAAAGTCCAGAAAAGTTTTGTTGAAATCCTTTAGAAGCACGTCCTGCTTTTGTAACACTAGAAACATACTGATCTATATCATTTGAAAGAGTTTTGAAATTTGTATTCAAAATATCATTTCGCTGATTATTAGCATTTGTTTTTAATCCCAAAATTGCTTGCTGTTGGAAATCTTTACCAAACTGATCGACGACTTGATCTCGCAATGAAGCATATAATTGCGTCGTATATCCATTTTTACCTTTTAATTCTGATATCTGACCAACATCTAATGAGGTATTCGTAGCAGATTTTAAAAGTTTTGCTTCTGTAGATCTTTTTAATTGATATGCAGTTTTCATCGCTTCCACTAAATCAGAATTATAATTGTTTTTAGTATTTGACATATTATCGAATTGCTTTTCATAGTTATCAAATACTTTCTGATTTAATTTATCCGCTTGAGTGGCATCAGAACTCCATACTTTGTTATGAAAATCTTGTACTTTAGTAGTTAAAGATTTTATTTTGTTCTGAGCTTCGACAATTTTCTGATTATAATCATCTAAAGTAGTGGCAGATTGTCCGGATTTTTTAGAGAATGCCTCTTTTTGAATATTATTAAGCTCTTTATAAGCCTCACCTAAAGCCTTCACATCAGCAATAGCAGCAGTATACTTATTTGTATATGCTTCTTTATCAATTGCTTTTGTCTGAGCAGCGATATCATTTTCAATATCTGTTTCAATTTGATTCGCACGACTTTTAGCTGTATTATATTTTTTTACATTCTTATCGCCAATAACTTCTTTATGCTTTTCAATATACTCGTCGGCACCTTTAACTGCTTCTTTATAAGCATCACGTTCTGCAGTAATATTTTTGATATAATCAGAATTTTTATCACTTTTTAAAGCAGTACGAAGTTCTTTATTTTTCTTCTCAAGATTAGACATATCTGACATAATCTGAGTATACTGATCATTTATTTTTGCAGTTTCTGAATTTTTTGCAGCCTCATCAGCCTGTTTTTTTGCAGTAGACATTTCTTTAGAAATTCCGCGCATTTGTGTTTGGATTTGTTTTAATCCAGATTCTGTATAACAGCTTTCGAGATTTGTTTTTAAATGAGAAAACGCTTCCGCTGATGCTTTACCTATGTCTCCAAGTTTTTTTGCATCAGCAATATATCCGTCAATTTCTGTCGCAGTATTATTACGATTAAATTTAAATGTTTTATCTAAATTAGCTAACGGTCCAGTCCATGTGCCATTTACTTTATTAATACTATCAACAAAATTATCAGAAGCATTTTTAGTGCCAATAACAACATTCTGCTTCCCTGTCAATCCCTGTTCCAGATTATGCACATAATTTAAAGCAGATTCACGAGCCTTATTTGAATCAAACTGCTCATTAATATCTGTGATTTGTTTTTGAACGTTCTCTAACCCAGCAGGAGTAGTAATAGTAGATAAACTCTTTTGTATACCCTGAAGTTTTCCAGCAGCAATAGTACCAGCCTGTCCAAGAGATTCTATATCTGAAATCTGTTTAGAAATATCCGTATTTAGTGTATCTTTTTTTACATTGAAATTATCACGATTTGTTTTACGAGTTGCAGATAGTGATCTGGCAGATTCAGCAGATCCTTTTCGAAGTGCTTGAGTAAAGTTCTGATACATATAATCGTTATCAGGAAGAGATGCATTTAATCTTGCAATTCTATGTAATTCAGATAAGTCTTGTTGATCAGATTTGATATCATCTTGCAACTTCTTAAGAAGATTAGGATTCTGTTTATCAGTGGATTTATATCTTTCTGTATCAAGTTTCGCATAATTAGAGTTAATCTTTTTACTTAATTTAACAGCTTCTCCCTCAAGTTTCTCATAACTATCATAATATGCAATAGCATTTTCATATCCTTCAGCTAAGAGATTACCATTAGCATCAAACTGTTTTTTATATGTCTGAGTAAGGGTGTATATAGTTCTGTTGGTATCTTCATACACCTTAATATATTTCTGAGCGTCGCCAAATTCCCTTTGAGAAAGCTGTTTTAAACCATCTAATTCTGGAGGAGTAACAGGGGTTTCTGTTAAATTAGAATTACTATTCTTCAAACCAAACACAGTTTTGATTGTATCGTTCTGTTCTTTTGCAGCATCTGTAACTTGATTTGTTACTTTCTTCTCGGACTCAGCAATTTTATCATTTGCAGCAACAACAGCATCAGCTTCTTTGGATTTTGCATCAATAACTTGATCTGCTGTTCTAGTAATAGCATCTGCAGTTTCTTCTGTCTGTTTTTTAATATCAGAATTATCAAGTAACGATGAAGCAGTAGTAGCTGGTTTCGTAATAGTAGGAAGATTTTTAATAGCAAAATCCACATGCCCGTCAGCATGAATCATATCTTCAAGCTGACTTGCTAATTTATTCATTACTCCAATATTTTTTATAATTTCATCAGTATCGCCATTTTCATTATCGCGGTTATTGAGTTTATCGGCATTAATTTTAATAATTCTGTTGGAAATTCTATCGAATATCTTAGACACATCGGGATTATTCCCTAAATAACCCAGATCTTTAAGCGGCTTCTTTATCGAATAAATCTGTTCTACTGTTTTTCTTGTAGAATCAGCAGCTAATTGTGCTACTTCTTGACTCATAGGTTTTGGACCAACAAATTTTTCTTTCTCATCATCAAATAAATGTGGTGCTACTTTTGCATACGCTTCTCTAAATACTGCACTTTTTAAAGCATAATCAGATGGATGAATACTATTTGTTTTTCTTGCTTTTCTTGCTTCTACAAAATTTTTATATGCATCTTTTAATTCATCATATAATTTTTCAATATTTCCTTCTGGTCGATCTGAGTCATCAGAATCATCAATAACAGGTTTTACTTTTTTTTTAGTTTTACCAGTAGAAGAAGCCTTATGTGTAGATTCTTTCTTTTTAGTAATTTTTGAAATGCTATTTGCAATATCTTTTTGACTGATCTGCGTCGGATCCAGAGCGCCCGTTACAACCTGATCGATAATATCATATACATTTGCTTTCTTAGCAATCTGATCTGCCAGATAAGCAACATAGTTACCTGTATCAGCCTTTTCAGAACCAACGCCCATTAATTTATACATTTCTTCAGGTGAAACTTTTGCAGCAGCTTTAACATTCATTTTAGAACTTAAATCAGCAAAAAACTTAGAAGCATTAAGTACATTTTGTACGAGCTTCACTTGTTCATTAATTGCATTACCATATTCTGTTGCAGATAAAGAAAGATCCGGGGCAGTAAACGCCTCGGACGGAATAGTTTTAGATACTGCTTTTTTAGCATTTTCTAAGTAGCTTTTTAATCTATATACAGTTTCGTATGATTCAGGAATATTTTTATCTGATATTATGCCCTTATCCGTAAGTGTCTGAATTATGCCACTTCTTTGACGAGCTGATAATTCAGGAACTCTTTTCATGAAATTATCAAGAGATATATTAGGCTCTTTATCTAGCCCTGGAAAATCTTTGAATTTTCTACTGACATTTGAATAAGCTTTCCCAATAGCGGCCTGTAAATCTTTACCAATGCTTTTGCTGATAGTACCTTTATTTACTAGAAAATCCACTTTTGCTTTTGCAGTTGGGAGATTATTGAGCTTCTTTAAATCAGAAGCATCAAGTTGAACATTTACTTTTGCATCAATTCCACTTTGAGCATTTTTTCTTAAATTGTCTAATTTTATATTAGCTTTATCAATTTCTGACGAATCTGTCTTAGGCTTAACTGTTGTATTGTTAGTATCCTTAATTTCATCCTTTAATTTATTTAATCTATTAAGCAATGAATTAAGATCGTCACTACTTACTATTTCAAGTTCTTCTCTTATTTTTGCCATATGTATTGTTCACCAACCTTTATATTATAATCCATAACGATTTATAAGTAGATCTATCCCTACAGCCTCTACTTTTTTATGCCATTCTCCACTTTTAAAATAGTTTTTTACGTCTGACTGAATTTTAGGTCCAGGAGCAGCAGATGAGGCAGCCATAGCTCCCCAATGTGTATACTCTTTAAATGGAGATCTCCAATATAATGATCCTGGCGCCGGATGACCTTCTCCTTTATCAGCGCCTCCATGCCATCCTTCAAAAAACATACGGTCATAAATATATTCATTGCTTACTCTATGAGATCCATTTAGTAAAGAGGCATCTGATTCAAATACAAGAAGATTTCCGTATACTTCACAAACATATGCATCTCTTAATCCATATGTTCTGCTGTAATATATTGGGGAATAACTCGCATAATAATTGTTAACCCATTTATCAAATATTTCTTTAACTTTGGCTTTAACTTCTGGAGCTATAGCTTCAGCCAAATAATTTGAAAATGGCTGTGGGATATCAGCCATTAATTTTTTTATCCTTCGAGCAAATTCCTCTATTGTCATATCAAATGCCCCCTTCCTATAATTTATTTCAAATCAAGTTTAATTCCATTTTCCTTTACATATTTCATTAATTCAGAAATACCTTCGTTGGCAAACATACCAACAGTAGTAGCAAATGCTTCTGTATATTTCGCAACATATGCTTCGATATTTTTATTTTCTTCATGGAAATTACCCATAAGCAAACTATTAATACTCATAAGTTCAGACAATTCTCTTTCTCCGATAATTTCACAAATTTTATTCATGAGATTATTTTCAAATAATAAATCATAATCTTGAAATGCATTTGTAGTACTATCATCAGTTTTTACTATGTTTAATTTTGTATATAAAATAAGGATAGTAGTAGTCATATTGATTTTAGATAAAAACATATCAATATACTGAACTCCGTTTTTTCCAGTGGTAATAGACTTATCAAGTATTGTCTGAAGAACAAGTTTCTTTTCTAAAACAGGGCAATATGTTCTCCAAATAATATTTTTAACAAATTCATCTCGCTGTTCATCTGTTTTCAAAAGATTATATCGTCTGATAAACTCTGGAACATCAATTTTTCTTTCAATTGTATCTGAATTAACTTTATTTATTTCGCTCATAATGAATCTCCTTTTATTCCTTATTTTCTGTATGTTCATGTATGATAAATTCAAATTCTGTTCTTGGATTTTCCTTATCGTATCCGGTTTTTAAAGTGAGAGAGCGCAGATGCTTTTCATCATCATCTACAATGGCCCCAGCCTCAGTCAACCCATCTAAAATAAACTTAGGGATTTGATTATCTACGTCATGTCGTCTTTTTGTATTAAAAAAGACAGTTACAATGAGATCAAAATCATCTAACTGCCTATTATCCATTTTATTTATTTTTACCCAGAATTTTACGAATTCCTTCCACTTTTGTTTCAACGCATTCATCTGTATACGTGGTAAGATCATCCAAGTATTAATCGAAGGATGCCAAGGTTTTTCAATAGGAATTTTCTTGGCTCTTGGATGTTCTAAAAAATAATATTTTGTATACAAATCTAATGTCTTTTGATCAATTGTCAATATAATTGATTCACTCGGCATAAAAATTACCCCAAATTGTAAATTCAATATGCCCAAGATCATTATATAAAATATTAAATTCCATGTTACTTTCTTTTTCTCTTATTCGGTATACATGTATAATTTTTTCTGGATTTAAAGTCCCTCTTTCGGCTACTGCATATGTAATAATAACCTTTATTACTTTATTTTTTTGATCAAAATTATTTTTTAATTTTGAATCATAATAACCAGTTTCTAAATGTAAAGAACTGTCATCTCCCTGGCGGAGATCTAAATTTAAAGTATAAATATCTTCAATTTCGCAAAACTGCTCATTTTCAAACTGAAGGATAACGTTTGTTACTTTGTCTAAAATATATTTTTTTTTATTTTCCATATTCCTTGTTCTCCTAATATATTTAAACCTCTTTTACTAATTCATAACTGATAACAACCGGAATAATAATCAATCCTGCATTAGTATCATGAGTATCATGTTCGTAGTATTTTATTACAGTCTCTGCAATAGCATAAGATGAGCATTTAGTAGCATTGTCAATATCTGTTACAAAACTGTATTCAATTTTTTGCAATTTCTTTTTGAGATATGTTGGTTTGCCAGAAACAGTAGTAGCAATAACATATCTTAGAACTTGTTTATCTAAAATTTTTTCTTTCATGTAGAGTTCTCCTTATTCAAGTGTATGATTAAGCCATTGCTGAAACAGCTCTTTGGTTTCTTCAATTAAAAAGATGTAAACAATAATATCTTTTCCGTCATCCGTAACACTTGGATACATATCTATCGGAAATACTCTATGTTTAATATATAAATCACGCTGCTTCGGATTTATAATCCTGCAGACTTCTTTCTCCGTATAATCACGCGGCTTCAAATTTGATTGTATTCTCATATTCCTTTTACTCCTTAAAAGTGAAAAAAGGGGTAGTCTCGAATAGTGAGACATACCCCTAAAAAATCACTATTCAAATACTATTTACGTTTTCTTGTACGTACTGGTTTACGAGTTTCAATTTCCTCGCTGTTTTCTTCGTCAACTACAGAATCCGGCTCAACAATATCTTTTTCTGAGATCTTCTGTAATTTAATATCAGCAGTTTCTTTCTGAATTTTTGTAATCATTTTCTGATTTACTTCATGAAATTTACTGACATCAGACATATCACAATCTTTCATTCTTTCAGCAGCTTCTCTAGCTGTAATGTTTTCAGCATTATATTCTGTTAATGTATTAAAGATTGTTCTGCAATTATCGCTGCAATAAATCTCCATCCATCTTGGAAGATGGTCGAATTCTTCACAGCGACTACAATATGTATATGTTTTTCCGCATAAAATGCATTTCTTGTTATTTTTCTTAACCATGTTTTCCTCCTTGAATATGGATAGTAAAACAGCCGGTATGCTATGACACATACCGACCGTAATTAGAATAATATTATATTATCTAATAATTATTCTTCGTCTTCATCAGCCCAATAAATGTGATAAAGAGCTTTATCAGCAGAGCAGTAATCTACCTGAAGAGATCCAGAGTAAGCAAGCTGTCCGTCAGTTGTCAGAGAGATTTCAATTTCAGGAGATACCTGGAATGATGGAAGTACAATATACACTCCTTTAAGAACGTCAGAATGACATGGATCAACAGCAAGAGCCTTTAAAGTAAGCTTTACTGTCTGCGGGAACTTATCTGCCTTATTAGTAATAGCAACACCAGATTCAACTTCTCTTTCATACATAACGATGTAAGTATCTACGCCTGCAGCTGTAGGTGGTGTAAATTCTCCCCCTCCTGTAAGAGCGTATTTATCTGTTGCAGCAGTGGTATCTTTCTTATATGCAGTACCCATGGAACCATTTGCGCTGAAAGCATTTACTTTTACAGTACCATCAACAACTCCTGTTAATGTTGCTTTTGCACCAGCTTTTACAGTAATAATTTTTGGCATTTTAATTTTATTAGTAGAAGAAGCAGTTCTTTTACCTTCACCAGACGCAGCGCCAATAACGTTCAGGTTAATCATTGCATTATTTGCAGTAAACTCACCTGTTTTGGCCTTCCAGAAACGTTTGATCAGGTTACCCTGATTATCTGTTGCATCTGTTGACTCAGCACTGATATTAATAGTTGCATCCTGAAGCTGAGTTAATGCATATAATGGATTTCCGCTAAGATCTTCAGCATATCCATACTGAACACGGTCGATTACGATATCATCTAATGTAAATCCCATTATGATTTCCTCCTTTAAATTTTTTGTATATAGAAATTAATTTTTGAGAGAAATTTCTCTCATGAAATTAAGTTCATTCTTATCAATCTTTGAAGCGTCAACAAAGCCGCTATAAATACCCTTAAGTAAAGCAGTAGAAGATTCATAAACTTGTAATCTTTGAACACTGTCCATAAATTCAACAATGCCAACTTCACGTAATTCATTTTTTTTATATTTGAAACCGGGATGATTAAGACAAGTAGATATGAGTGGTAGAAGAGTGGATTTGTAAACATCATTTTTGTGTTGTTCGAAGCTCATGCGATCTTCTTCAATCATCCATTCTTTTGTAGATTTTCCCCTGGCTTTTTCCACTTTTGGGTAAGTGTTGAACATAGCTCTTAAATACGAAGCCATCTGTAGATATGCGGCTTCATCTATCTGAACATTTTGTTCTTCATTAAGTAAATAAAAAAACGGTTCCCCGTCTTCTGTTTGTGTTTGTTGCAATTGAAATAATTGGAAATTCAAGTCACCGAATAGTAACTTTGTAGATTTTGAGTCTATACTTGGAACAAGCATACAAAACAAAGAAAAGTCAGACATTTTATTCCAATCAATACCAAGATCCCATAATTGCATGCGATACATAGTAGGATTGGCAATAAAAATATTTATAGTAGAATAAATCTTTTTCTCACCACTTTTTATAATGTCTCCTATTGTAGGTTGATTAATTATAATGTCATTATATGTATCATTTTCGATAACAAATGGTTCACCAAAATATAATTTCAGTGCATCAATTTCAGATTCTTTGGAAATTGTCATATTTGTTATTCATTCCTGCATATAAATTATTAGGACATTCAATTTCAAATTTCAACGTTCTACAATAATACCTAGAGTCAATAATATCTCCATAATCATCTATACATTTAAGTTGATTTCCCAAAGAATTCGTCCAACATAAAAGATCTTTTACGATATAACTCAATAAGTCTGTTCGTACAATCCCATATTCTGTATCAAGATCATCTTCATGAACTAAACACATAACTATAAGTGTTTGTACTTTCATAGCCTTATTGTAATATGATGTATCAGTATCATTTATATCAAACATAATAAAATTTAATACTTCTTTATTAATACCATTCAGTTTTAATATAGGAAGAATTTGCTTCTTATCAACTCGTTTATTATATTCAATGATTAAATTTCGCTCATTTAGTTCTTGAGCTGTGGGATTATTTTTATCTGTATATTTATTCAACGGGCGTTTATCTTTTTTTCCTAAAATTTCATTAAGATCAGGATCCTCATTGAATAGTTTTAACAGTTTATCTTTTTTATAAATAATGTCATTATTTTTCTTATTTTCAAGATCTCGTGTAATATGTGATATATCTCTATTCATCTAATTGCACCTCCACTTCAATAGAAGAATGATTGTCTCCATTATTATCTGTGGCTGATAAATTAAATCTTTTACCTATTAAACTATGAGCTTTTCCAGGCTTAAGTGATATAGTGACATTATCCATTACAGTCAATTTTATTAATCCTTCATAATATGATTTTTCTTCTTCTGTATATTCGGAATTTTTGTCAACAAGACTAATATTCCATTCAGAAGTAAGATCGGCATAAGGAAGTTTATATTCAAAATATGAATTTTTTCCAATATAAAGAAACTGTTTTGAACGGTCCAATAATGGCTCGATTTCACCATCGTCATTTAGATACATCCATTCAATTTGTGAACTTGTAATCATTGTTTGAGGTTTCTGAATAATCTCTGTTTTTTGATCACCAAAACCTTTATAATAATTGCAAATTCTAAGTTGAACATTATCAACTTTTTTATTCAATTCATCTTGTTTTATGGAAAGTTTAATTACTCCAGAAGGATTAAGATCTATTATTTTTGTGACCTGATAGACTTTTGGGTCAAGAATGTTATTCGTAAGCATAAAACGTTGTTCGTGCATAATAGTACGATCGTCACTAAGTCCTAAATCATATAAATTATTACCATACGCATAATAAATATCTGGAAGCCATGCAGCTGTCAGATTATCAAGCGAAGATGTATATTGATCATCCCAACGACCGCTTGTGTAGCTATTAGCTGATCTATTTGAACCCCAACATTTATATAATTTGTTATCGTAAATCCATTGAAATTTCCAATTACATTTTAATATATTATATCTAACAAAAGCATTCGCATCATCTCTACCGACAATAAACCACAGTTGTGTAATTCTTTCGTCTGGAAGTGAGAGCGGATTATCAAGTTCGTGCCCAGATATGTTAATATCGAAGTCAGTATCATCAGGAACAAACACATAACTTCCTATTGGATAATGTACTTTAGGCCGAAATTGTAAATAATAATCCACTGCATCTTTAAGAATGGAAAGCTTGGCATGACGTTGATATTTAGCATCTTCCCATTTCCATCCATCTTTTGTTAAAATATAAACTCTTTTATATTGTGCATCGGCAGTAAAAGAATTATTCATAATTGCATCAGACTGATTTTTCTTTACCTGAGCTAGATTACTGCCATATGATGACAAATAATTTTTGTACATTTCTGCAGTAACCATAGAATCAACTCCTAGAATTAATTTTGTCTACTAACGAATGCGCATCTAGTATCAATTTTCGGTAAGAACGATAATTAAAATCATCACTTCTTGTCTCATTGAGAGCCGCCTGTAATAAACTCATAATTGCTACAATTTCTACAGGATAGAAGAGAAGAGTATTCAAACCATCGATTTTCTTCATTAAATTGATAAAATATTTTTCAAAGTCAACATTTTTAAATTCATCTTTTGTTTTTGGATCCTTATATAAAAGAAGCCAAAACATTTCTTTGTGTAATTTTTCCTTATATTCTTCAATTTGTAAATCATCAAAATGTCCGTAAATTGTATCCATTATGTATTACTTCCATCCAGATAACTATTCCATATATAACCTCTATCTTTAATCAAGTTCTTCTGTTCCTTGATTAATGATTTTTTTAAATCTTTTAAACCATTTAAATGATTAGTCTGAGAATAAAATTTTTCCTCAGAAGATCCAAATACCTGCTGAGTATTATTCAGGCTGTTAATTTTGGGTGTAATCCATTCAATTACCATACCTATACCTAAGATATCAGTTATAAATTCTGCATCAAAATCATCATCAACAGAATATTTCATTATATATGTCAATTCCTGAACTGTATCTCCAAGTTTCAATTCAGAAAAAAGTCTTCGAATATAAGGTTTATTTATTGATGCATGTAAATATTCCGGCATAAAAACCGCACTTACATCATCTTCACGATATTGTAAAATATCATAAGCTTCTGCTTTTAATCGAAATTTTGAGTATATTTCTTCGTAATTTAGAGAAGGCATAATATACCTCCTTATTTTTAATTAAATAGTCCTGTCATAATACTCATTTCTGTATCAAAGATTTCGTCAAGCACTTTAATTTTTCTTACACTATCAAGTCTACCGTCACTTACCATTTTTGAAGCAAGATGTTTAATAGAGTCCTGTGCCCCTTTCGGAAGTGAAAGAATAGTGGCCTTCATATCTCCAGGAGAAAGCTCTGTAATTACATCTTCAAGATCACCTACAGAATATAATGTATTATAAATTTTCTTAAGCTGTGGAAACTGTGCAACAAGTTCTTCATCTTCAATAACAAAAAATGGATTCATAACATAACCATTATTTGATCTGATTGCTGCCTGCAGATCCTGATATTCAACTTCAATTACATCTCCGGCATCAATCCATGTGTATAAAATATTTGACTTAAGCCCTGGCATATAAAGTCCACCATTAGTAATAGATTTACATGGAATCCCATCAGTAGGGGCATAAGTTTTCTTTCCTTTTTTTACTTCTACTGTTTTTGCTGATTCAGATGTAACAGGTTCCGTAACAGATGCTGTAACAGATTCAGTAGCAGTTTCAGTAGTCTTTGTCTTTTTCACTGCAGTAGTTGCCATGAAAAGTTCCTCCTTTTATTCGTATAGTCGTGCATCTATATGACACACGACTATAATATTAATTTACAATAAAAAAAATTAGGCTAAAGTCCAAACGCCAAAATAACGTCCGATTTGTGTTCCTACGCCCATTGATCTCTGTACTTCGTATTTCATTGTATCATCCATACGATCACCCTTATCAGTGATTTCATAGATTTCTGTTTCACCAACATCAACGAATTTAATGAACTTATCTTCAACCTGTGGCATAATAAACAAAGTCTTAGGATTCATTAATTTCTTAGTTGTATCATTTAGAGCAAATCTCTGTGGGATTTCAACTAATGTATATGGACCATAGTATCCAAGACGTCCCATTGTAGCAACATCTTTCTTCTGATCGTCTGTGATCCAGTCAACATCCATCAGTTTCTGGAACTGCTGTAATCCAGTTCTTGTACCCATAATAACTACCTGAGCACCATCATTTGCGAGAGATACATCCTCAAGCAGTCCATCCAGCTTGTCCTTAGTAGCATTTGAAAGAGCACCTGTGCCCTGGAACTGAGCTGGAAGTTTCTTTCCTGCGTTCATCATTTCAGCATAAATATCATTCTGAATCTGTCTAACGAAAGCAGCAGCACACTGATCTGTGAATTTAGACCAATCAAGTCTTCCTGCCAAATACAGATCAATATCAGCACCAACAGCAATACCGTATACACTTGTGGTTACAGTATAACTTTCTCCAGAACCAAGTCTCTGGAGTGTAAAGTCATGATGATCGCCTGCAATTTTTGTTGTAGATAAAACAACTTTATCATCTGTCCAGAATTCCTGGCGATCTCCGCGGGAAAGGTTTCTTGTCTCTACATAGTTATTGAAGAATTCTGATTCTTTAAAGCCTGTTTCAACTTTAATATCAATTTCTTCTTCCATAACTTCGAACAGTTCAATACCATGTTTCTTCATAGCACGATTTCTGTCACGTTTTGTAGAATTCTCGTTTAGTCCCATAATTGCATATACAAATTTACGAACCGCATCTTCTGCGTCTCGTTTGGTCTTTTTATTTCCATTTTCATCAAACATTTCGTTTGGATTATGATTCAGATCATATGTAAGCTTTTTGAAGCCTTCATAATTTTCCTCTGGTGTAACACCATCTTTACACATGCTAGCAAATACTTCCTGAACATGTGCACTTAAATCAGCAAAAGTCATTTTACGTCTCATTATATTTTTTCCTCCTTTCCCTTAAATTAACCAATTTTTAATTTCTTGTTTTCGCAAGTAACTGTCGCTTTTTCAGCTGGCTGTCCATCAAATCCCTCAACAGATACCTCAAATACATCACCTTTATGAAGGGTATAACCTCTTACAACGTCTCCTTCTGCGTTATAAAAGTTAGACTCCTTCTTCCATGTATTTGTCCAATCCTCTGCAATAAATGCCTGCATGTAAACAAACAGAGCATCTCCTGGATCAACAACCTCTACATACCAATTACCATTAGCAGCCTGTTTCTGAATTTTACCTTTAAATGTAGTAACAGCAGCTTCTGTGTAACGGTCAAGATCTTCAAAATCGCCTCTTGCTACAAGATTTCCATTATCTGTATCAGAGGTCAGTGTAATGTTATAAATGTGTTCTCCACCATTCTGTGCAACAAGCTTAGAAGGGAAGGCCACAGCATGCTTTTCAATACTGTACTTAATCATGTTGTTCTCCTTTCATAAATTTTGGCAAAAAAATAAGACCGTATTTACGGTCTGATTTATAAAACAAATATGTTATTTTGCATTATGCAAATAAAGATCCATATCTATTTTTCTTTTTAGTCTGTGATGGATTTCCAAAAGTCTTTTTACTTACTGTTTTTTTTCCGGCGTTATTATCATGCATATCACCATCTTCAACAGCAAAATTTAACTTGCCAGACTTAGCATATGACAGCAATATAGTATCAAGTTTAGACTTTAATTCATCAACTGAAAATTCTGTATGATTTTCTTTTAAACCCTTGAATTCTTCTGATTCATAAATTCCTTTATAATCATCTGACTCAAAAAGTGCATTTTTAGCTTCGTCAGCCTCTTTCTTTTCATAAGAAGCAAGTTTATCTGAAATTGCAGCATAATTTGATCTCATATTCTGAAGTTCAGAATATTCAGAATCAGTCAGTAATTCACGATGAAGATTATATCTTTCACCATCAAATGAAACATTGTCGCCATCTTTTTTATATGCCTGTCCAAAGATTTTATCTCCATCCCAATTCTCATATGTAAAATGAGAATCATATACAGAATTAATAAAATACCAATCATTATCTGCTTCTTCATATGCATTTAATAAGTTATAAAGTGCACAACGAATATCGCTGTGAGAAAGTTCAAATGATTTTACGAATTTTTCTGGTTCTGTAGGAGCAGGATCACCTGCCGGATCAGTATTAAACGCCTTAGCAAAGGCAGCCTCCAGTTCTTCATCTGAAAGACCTTCATATGTAAAAGTAATATCATCTACAGTTTTTTCGTATTTCTTTAAAAGTTCTTCAAATTTGTTCACCTGATTGTCCTCCTTTCCATCAGCATTTTTTTTATTGAAATTAGAGAGAGTAGCATTAATCTTCTCTAACATTTCAAGCATTTTAGTATTTACATCAAAATTAGAATATACAGAATTTTTTGATTCAAAATCAGCAAGCTGAACATTACTTCCAGCCATACCTGGACCAACATTTTCATTTAGTAAAGTCAATCCACTAACATAATAATCATCCAGATTTAACACTTTATCCTTAGCATTAAATGATAATTCTCTAATACTCAATTCAACACTACAATCAACCTGTTGTCTACGCTGCATAATATCAATTGCGTCCTGACAATATCCTTCCCAGAGATATCCCTGAATTACAGCTCTGTTAACTTCGGCTTCTTTATCATATTCAATTGTATAATCCTTTTTGATTACACCAACTGGACGTTCCTGATAAATGATTTTTTCTTCTCCATTTTCATCAGTTTCCACTGTAAAATCATGTGATCCAAAATCTTTATTACCATCAGAATTTTCAACGATATTTGCCAGAATAGGGCGATATGGTATAGATTGTGTATTTTCCTGAAATGTATCTTCGTTGATATTAGATTTGTTTAAGTTGACATGATCATGATATGCAGTAGCGTTAAAAGGACATAATCCTTCTGTATGCTTATTATCATCAGATTTTCCAAATGTAGCGACTGCTGGCATTTGGACGCTAATTTCTGCATTAGATTCTTTGCTGCTGAATTTAGAAAAATTATTCTTCATACAAAATTCAATCAAATCGTCAATAGTTAAGAATTTCTTCAAGATTTTCCTCCTTTCTTTGAGTAATTCTCCTCAAATAAAAGAGGAGTAATCAAATAAATAATTTATCTGAATAGACAACATCGCTTAAATTGTTAAACAGCATTTTGTTGTCATTTAAAAAAGTCCACTGTTTACCATTCTGGCTCACAAGATGAAAACCAGTCTGAATAAGCAATGAAGCTGATTCATCGTTTGTTGTAATTATAAATTTCTTATTATCCATAATTATTATCCTCTTATTTAGCTTTATCAGCCTTATCTTTTGATGCTTCTCCGTCGTCTGTGATTTCTGTAGAACTTTTTTGAGGGGCACCGCCATTATTCGAACTATTACTTTGTGTATAGGATGTCTGAAGAGGAACAAACAAATTGGATAAACCAAGCACTTGTTCTTCTAAATAATTTAAAGCCATAGTTTCTTTCTCAGAGAATTGATTTAATGTATTATAGGCTAATTTTGTAGGTAAACCATTAGTCGCCCCCTCCAAAAGTTCCTTTTTGAATTCATCTTTTGTATAAGCAGAAACTTCAAAGAATTTTACCTTGGCTGGGTTAGAGACCCAATATGTAAGGAAGCGGTTAACCCATCCCTGAGTCTGTGGTAGAAGCATAGAAATAGCTAATTCTGTATCGGCACGAATTGCTGCTCCAAAGGCTGTTGTACCTGAGATGGTAGCACTATTAAGAATTTGAGCGCCACCAGAAGAATTGAAAAGAGTTTCTGTAGCTTTTGCTATTTTGTTCGTATCTGTTGCTTTATCATTATTAAACGAAATCTGATCTAATTTTCCTGGCACAATAGCAGCAGAAGTATAGTCAGGGAGGCATTCATTAATCATCCTGTTAAAATACTCAATAACAATATCCGGATTAACTTTCCAATCGTCTGGATCCTCACTACCAGTTATCGTTTCAAGTTCTAACCAGATCATTTTATAAATATCCTGAGCGTCAGCAATAGCCTGTAGATCGTCTAAATCAATAAGATTGATAATTCCAGATAATAAACCAGAGAATGGTGGAACTACAGTTTCCCAATCTTCAGCTCTGGCTTTTAAGCAAATAGCATATTCATCTGGCATAGGCTGCCACTTTCCATTTGTAGTATCACTTTCATAGGCACGATACATTGACTGGAAGGGTTCACCCCATAATTCCAACATAGTCTGTCTGGATCTGAAATAACTCATATCCATTACAAACGCGAAATCACCGGTATTGTATATACCAGAAATTTTACAATAATCTGGATCAAGCGGAAGAATAAACATTCCTATTTCATCATAATAAGCGCATCCATAAAAAACATCTTCTCTAAAACAAATAGTATAAGCTTTTAAGAACTCATACTGAAGATTTAACTTATCCAACACATTTAATGTGTCCTGATAAGAACTAAGCATGGCATTCGTATCTACGCCTGCAACCATATCATATTCCGGAATAACAGATCTTGCATCTAAACAAAACATGTTTGCATTATATGCAATTAATCTATAATAAGCATGACATCGATAATAAAGATATCTTGATAAATTTCTTAAATTCTTTTCATTACTTCCAATATTTTGCAGGTAAGTACGAAGACTGTCCTTACTATAAGCTGTCACCGCTTTAGTGCTTGTCTTAGTGATATCACGAAGAGATTTTGCTCCTTCCATAGCAGCAGCATAATTTTCAATATTTTTTTTATTTTTTTGATACCAATCACGCATTTCAGCCGTATTATTCAGCTGAGAAGGTGCTGGATCAATTTTTTTTGCAGTAGAAACTTTTTTTGCAGAAATATTTCCTTGTTGTCTAGCCAAGTAACAGCACCTCCTTTGAAATATCATATAATTATATTAAGTTTCGAACATAGAATGTACAACGCCTTTTCTAATCGTAAGTTTTTGAACTAACGATTTGTCAACTTTAGGTTTACGTTTTGCAGTAATATTTTTCCGGCGTTCAGTTTGAAGAGCATAAGAACACATACATGTAACGTAAGCTCTATCATCATGAAGACGGTTAGCTTTTTCAGGACACAATTCAAATGAATCTTTTCCTGATTGTCGTGGAATACGGATCATATTTACAAGTTCCTCTTTTAATGCATCGATACTTGAGAGAGAAGCTTCTTCTTGCCAATTTAATTTTTCAATATGGCTCTTAACATTTTGAAGTTTATCTAATTCTTTTTGAACATTGTAATCAATTTCTTCATCTGTCATTTTCTGTTTTTTATATTTGGCAATTAGATCTTTTTTAGTTTTTTCATATTTATCCTTATCAATATCAAATATTGTAAGATATCCTTTGTTATCGTATGTGGCCGTAAACTCAATTTTATCCTGATTTATCATCTCAATCATGGCTTCATACATTTCTGATTTGTATTTAGTTGGTTCCATTAAATGAAGCTTATTGACTGCATTTGGGAATTTTTTAACATATTCTTCTGAATATTCTTTGTCAATCAGTCCTCTATGAGTTTTACCGGATTTATCTTTCCAATCAGGCATTAAATAGTCAGCAATATTAACACCACCACCACCAGAACCGGCATCAATATAAACTCCGAGAATATTGCTGTAGTTTTCATCCCCACCCTGGTTATAATCGAGAATAACTTGTTTCAAATATTCAATCTGGGCTGGTGTTTGCATAGGTTTCTTTTTCTTTTTATTGCTTATATCAATAAGATTTATACAATTTAAAAGTCTCATTTTATATTCAAGATCCCCATCTTGATTTTTTTCAGAGTAAATTTCACAAACCAAAATTACCGAATTATCTCGACTTCGAGCCGGGTCATATGCGATAACAATTTTTCTTTTACCAGTATCGTTATATAACACTGGTTTACGAATCACTTCATTACGCGCAATAACACCTCTACGAATAATCGCATTGGCACCTGCATCAGAAGTAAATTCACAATAATACTCTCTACGCGCTTTTTCTGGATTAGAACGCATTTCTGCAGCTACTGTACCGGGTGTTAACAAAGGCTCCATTGTTTCTCCACGAATAGTTGGTTTAAATGCAACTTCACAATCAATATGAGCTACAAAATAATCAGGATCTCCCATGAGTTGTCTTTTGCTAAAATCTCTATATAACTTATAGAATTTTGTATCTGTAGAAGAAGCAGAAGAAATATAAAATAATTGGTTCGGAATATTTGATGGAATACATCTTAGACGGTTACGATCGATTGATTTGCCATCACGATCCTTACCAGACTTAAAGCTTTTATTTACAATTGCAAAAGCTGCATATACCGACATCATTTCTTCATCAAGGAATCCACATTCATCAAATACAACACTACCACGCATACCTCTTTTTTTATCTACATTACTGTTAAGTGTTTGAGTAAATGAGCCATTATAAAGGGAATATGAGAATCCATTAGAAGAGTGACTGAAGCCATCTCCAGCAGCATTTTTAATTTCAATTTCTGCCTTAAAAATATAACCTGTAGAACCAAGCATAGTATCTATATTATCATTCGCAAGCCTTTCGAGCGTCGTAAACGTTTGTTCAGCCTGTGATCCAGAACCGGAAGCAATGTATGTCCAATAGTTATTAAATAGCATATCTTTTGCCATGATCATAATATCTATCAATGTAGATTTACCAAATCCACGGGTGCACACTAACAAAACATTCGGACAGTTCCAGGCTCTCTGAATTACCCATGCCTGTGCATCAAGTAATTCTATATTAAAAAAATCATTTATAAATCTTACAGGATTGCATTGATAATATTTCTGAAGATTTGCAATTTTCATAAAACCTTCAAGTTTGCGTGAAGATAATGGGTAAACTCCAGGCTTTACAAAAATCTTATTTCCCTGTTCACAATAATTAAGCTTCGGAAGCTCTTGAATCAGATCCGGATTCATCATCATCGGCCACCTCCGTTTCTTCTTCATTGGAGGAGAAGCAGGAGAATAGTTCATTTAAATCGACTAAATTATCCGGCTCTATTAAATTATGTTCTTCCATATAATCTTTAAGATCAATATTTTCACGTAATAAAATACGAGAAATTTCTTTGTAATTGTCCAAATCATCACGAAGCTTTGTTATCATTTCTCTTTGTTCTGCTAGCATATCAGAATATTCTGATTCATCTAGTCGGAGCTGCTTCAATATAGAAGCATTACTCATATCCATAACCTGACGCATGCCACGACAAGTTCCGATATCGAATCCGTTTACTTCACCTTCACGCAAATTCATTTCTTTGATTTTACGTATTTTACCAGTCCAAGTATTTTCACCTTTTTTAGCATTTTTATTATTCTTTAAAGAAATACAACTTTCAGCAGCGAGATCCTTAATGATGGCAGTAAGATCTTTTTTACTCGCCTGTAGTGTTTTTATTGTAGCGGAATTTGTTCTAAGTTTTTGAACGTCAGACATATAAGTAGCAATAGCATTATCAATTTTTGATTGCTGTAAAAATGCTCTTACAATAGAAATAGCAGAAGCAGTACGCATCATATCGTCATTTGCGTCTTCACTAGAATCAAGTAACCCAATTAATTGAGAGTATAGAAATGGTTGATCAGACAATGCTTCTTGTTCAAATGGATCATATCCAATCAACCTAATTACATCAGCTTTATTCTTTTCAAAACCTTCATAATTATCCTGGGACTCCTTGCCCTTTATAACATCTGCAGGAGTCTTTTCATCTTCATATATAATTTTTTGTTTAAAAAAATCAGAATCCTTGAATTGTTTTCCAGAATATTGCTGCATTGCAATAGTTCTTATATATGTACTCCATGCATTTTGTTTTGCTCCTGGAATACCAGCATTTCTTTCAGCTGCTTGAACACTACTATTATAGACATTTTCTAAAAACGGTTTATTCAAATACTGAAGAGCAAGAATAATTGACTCTTTTGTCGGTTTATGTTCTTCTCCATTTTCATCTGTTCTTAATGCAATCTTTCTGGCGCATTCAGAACAAATAGCAGCATATCCAGACTTAACTAAAGGATCAGTATTTTTATAAAAATTTTCTCTATTTTTCTTTTTGGGTTTTCCGCACATATAACACCATGCGGTATCTTCTTTATATACTCGAATTTCTTCTTCGAGTGCCTCTATTTTTTTTTTCATCTGAGTCGGAGTCATTTTTACCGGCTCAATTTTCTTAGTTGTTGCCATAAACAACTCCTCCTTGTACTCATAATAAAAAAATGGGCGTAGTAGGATTCGAACCTACAAAAACCTGATCCTAAGTCAGGCGCGTCTGCCAGTTGCGCCATACGCCCAGAAAATAGGAGAGCAAGAACGCTCTCCTGAAATGTATAATATAAGCAGCAACGCCACTCATACTATTCTTTAAGTTCAGTAGCAATACCAGATTTAATTAAAAATCTCGTTTCTGCATCAAGCACTTTTTCAATAACTTCTTTATCAAATCCAGTATTCTCATGTATAAAATTTAATATTTCGTCGAACTCGACAAACTGTTCTTCATTATTTGTTTCCATAAATATTTTCCTTTACAATTTATAATGATGTTCATCTACAAGACCATTTCCTTGTTCAAATACAAACATAGAGGCTCCTGCATTTGACACCTTATTAATTGAATAGCTATACGGATTTACACCAATAATCGAACGTACAGAAATATATTCTGAATTAATCCCAACATCTCCAGTAGCCAAACTATGCCAATGACCTGAAATAATATAATCCAAAGGCACTTGATATGTTTTTGAAAAATCTTTCAAAGAATCACCTAGATTTTTTGTCTCAAAATGTCCTCCAAGAATTGTATATGTTGCAAGTTGTGCATATACAAGACCGGTTGGATTTTCTATAATTTCAACATTACGATTATCCTTCAAACGTTCTTTTATAAAAACCAATATGGATTTACTCATATCTTCATCTGGAAAAGCATTTTTAGGCTGTCCTACTAATCTCAGCTGATTGTGATTCGAACGTTTTACCATTTGAAATTTAATTCGAACATGATTACTTAATTCATTAAGCCATGTAGATAAAAAATCAGCATATAATATGGCAGAGTCAATTATTCCATATCTCAACTGCATAAGCTGAGAATTTGCACGAAGAATTCCATCTAAGGCATCACCTAGTTCAAAAATATTTAAAACTTGAATATGATCTTTTTGAATTTGCTCAATAACTTTATTGTATAAATCCCACATACGATTCTTGAATATTTCCGGACTATATGCATTTAAAATATTTCCATATAAATCTTTAATCTCAAACTCAACTCCAAAATGAGCATCCGAAATGGTAAGAAGATATTCTTTATTCATATGTACTGGAGGAATGTACCCTGGTACATTTAATGGCTGTAATTGATTAACAGCATTTACAATATGTTCGGCAATTAGTTCATCCCTAGAATACTCACGAATCCATTTATTAAATTCTTGCTTTTCAGTCTGTAATTTAATACGTTCTTTTTTTAAAGCTATCTCATCAGAAAATCGTCCTAATTGAATAGAAGAGGATGGGAATAAATCCCATCCTGCATCTATATATTCTAAAAGCAATTTAGACCCTTTACGAATTGTATCGCGGTGCTCTGGCTCTTTACCATGACTAGAACGAAAATCTGCAACATCTTGCCACTCAATAGATGTATCTATTTGTTTTTTCTTAATAAGATCAAGCTGTTCTTTTAGAAATTCGTTATTATCCATATAAAATACCTTAATCTAATTCATCAAGATTGATGATTTCCTCAGTCTTAGTAGTAGTAGACATGTCAAAAGGTTTATCACCATATGCCTTTTCAAAGATATCTAAAATATCAATGATTTCACCATCCATATCTACAAGTTGTTCGTCTACCATATGAAGACCTTTGAGTTTACCATCATATTTAACAATTTTTTTTAATTCCATGTTATTTTCTCCTTATTCTCCTTGACATATTGAACGTATAATAGTAAAATGATATTTGTGAAAGTTTAAATTAATATTCAGTATTAAAGAATATCTGATAAATCACAATCAATACCAATAATCTTATCTACAATTCCTTTTTCTTTTGCTTCATCTGGGAACATATAATATTCGCGATCCTTGATTTCCTCAAGATATTCTGCAGTCATATTTGTATGTTCTACCATAAAATCATTCAGATGTTGCTCTAATTTATCATAAAATTTCTGAATATCTTTACCTTTATTAGATGAACTTACATATCCAGTCTGTCCATCATGATAAAGAACTACTGTATTTGGGAAGCAGTAACGTTTATGTCCTGCGGCCAGAATATAACATGCCATAGAAGCACATTTGGCAAATCCCACTGTAATAATTGGAGTAACAGACGTCTTAATAGAGCTTAATACCTGGTACCCGGAAATAACATCACCACCGTCTGAATTGAGATAGAGATAAATTGGTTTCCTACATGATGCCGGAAGTGCCTTATCCTCTTTATTCCATTTCATGATCATTAAACATATATTTTCAATAACATTGTCATCAATAGTTTCGTTGACAATAATTTTTCTTTCTTTTAAATGCTCCTTAATAGTGCTCTGATAGAGACTATCGTCTTCTAAAATGTCTAAAAATTCCATATTCCTTGTTCTCCTATAAATAAATAACCATATCTTTTGATGAAGCAATCACTTTAAATGATTTGTTTTCTTTAGATATGGCTTCTTTTAAGTCTTCCTTTATACTGTTTTTCGCGACAACAGATCCGTGAACTAAAACTAATTTTTCTGTATTTACCTTCGATCCAAATTCAATTAGTTCATTTCTATTGGCATGACTTGAAAATGTACCTAAAGAAATACAGTCAGCTTTATTTTCGACCTTATCGCCACTAATTTTTATAAATTTATTTTCCTTATAATTTTTAATACGATAGGATAAATAAGAGTTGTCTGCTCCGGTATATCCACTAAAAATTATCATGCTTTTTTCATCACTTAAATACTCATGTAAATAGGAAAGGATTCTACCATTCGTACAGAATCCTGAACTACTTAATATAATTTTTGGTGAATGATTTTTTACACATGCTAAGGAATCTTCTTTTTCTTTTATAAACTTCACATTCTCCCAATTGCATACATTATTCCATAATTTCAAATCGTCTTCAGATAGAAGAGTAGTATATAGATCACAAATATCACATGATAATATTGAATCAACTACAATGTCATATTTGAAATTTATATCATCATGAAAAATATTATATAAATTGGTAAGAATTTCTTGTGTACGGCTGAAACTAAAACATGGCATGATTACTGTTCCTCCACGTTCTGTAACCGTATCAACTGCTGCTTTTAAATGTTCTAAATCAAATTTTCTTGTCTTTTTATTAATTCTGCCTGGTTCTCCATACGTACATTCCATAATAATTACTTTATTAAAAGTATCTGGGATTTCAGTATTTGGAACATAATGATTTTTTGTATTAAGGGATCCAATGTCAGAAGTGTATAATATAGAATTTGATACACCATTTTGATCTTTAAGAATTAATTGAAGCTGTCTAGCTCCGAGACAATGGCTATTTTCAAACCATTTAAAAGAAACTATTTCATCAAGAACATATAATTCATGTACATTATCATATTCATATATATAATTTAAAGTAGTAGCTACATCCTCTTCTGTGTAAATAGGAGAGTAGTTACGTTTATATTTAAATGATAAAGCATTTGCTTCACTCAACAATATAAAAGCACAATTATATAATAATGGTTTCATTAATTGAGCAGTTGCATGTGAAGCGATAATTTTTCCATTAAAACCTTCTTTTATTAACCTTGGAAGTAAACCAATATGATCAACATGTGTATGTCCTACAAAAACATAGTCGATCTCTGAAGGTTTAAATGGAAATTTCTGAGAATTGATATTATATGAATCCAGATAATTATTGTTTTGAAATAATCCGCATTCAAGTAATATTTTTTTTCCATTATATTTTATATAAGTGCAGCTACCTGTAACATCGTCAGCATTTTGACCTATAAAGTAAATGCCATCTTCTTTTTTCTTCCTGCCTATGTCAAACACCAACTTTCAAATTATTTTACTGCTTAAAATCGAAAATCTTTATCTCTCGGTTTTACAGTAAGAAAATCGGTCTGATTGATTGATTCTCTGTATCTGTTTAACATCTCGACACTACGAACATGCTCTACAAGAAAATAGCTTTTTGCTTTACTTTTATGGTGTTTATTACGTACACGCACATCAAAAGCTCTTCCATGATTACGTAAGTATTCTGCTTCTTTTTGACTGATATTAACCAATTAAGTTTCCTCACTTTTATTTATTTGTAGACTCAAAGGCTCATTATCTGTTGCAATCAGAGACAAAAACCTTTAATAAACCCAATCAAAGTGCAAGCACTTTCCATGGTAAAACTTATCTACTTGTTTTATGGAATTTTGATTTAATTTGTCAACCTCATGGGAGAAGAAGGACTCGAACCTTCGATGTTTCTTTGTGGGGGATTTACAGTCCCTTGCCTTCGCCGCTAGGCTACTCTCCCTTGTGTTAAGATGGGCAGCTACCCTTATCGAATATATAACCATAAGTGGAGGTCATATATTCTGTTGGAACCTTAACTTTCCATATAATTTTCGGTAAAATTATTAAAAAACTTAGCCGCGTCTCGTCCTGACTAAATCCCGCCAGATTTTTTCGCTACAAGGTATCTGGAACTTACCTAACACGCCCCCAAAGACTTGAACTCTGACTAACCGGGTTGGAGCCGGTTGTACTACCAATTATACGAAAGGCGCAAATAAAGGTGACTAATGGGATTCGAACCCATATAAGGCGGAACCACAATCCGCTGCATTTCCAAGTCTGCCATAGTCACAGTATCCTAACAATGATTCGAACATTGAACTTCTAAATATAAAGTTAGATATTTTACCAGTTAAACTATAAGGATAAAACCCGCTAAGATGCTTTAGCGGAATATTTTTCATTGTAATTATGTCTAAAATTTCTAGCAGAATTTTTATTTTTTGATTTATATGTATCTAATTGACTGTCGCAATTAGGACAAATTAATCTCATATTGGATCTATCATTATTTGCTGCGTTACCATCAATATGATCTAAAATAAAATTAATTTTTTTACCATTCCATATATCGTCCATATTACAAATTGCGCATTTTCCATTCTGCTCATCATATATATATTTTCTTATACACCCACGTATCGTAGAAGAAATCGAATATCCGGTATCTCCTGTTTGTAACCATTTGTCAATTTGTTCTTTATCTTGTTTTTCTTTCAAACATTTTGGACACATACCCGATTTGTTGTAATAAGATATTTGAGTGTCACATCCCGTACAAGTCCTGCTACTTTTATTGGGCTTATATATAATTTTAGGGTTCTGAGATAATTTTGGTAATGAATTGATATCTATACCAATCGAACTAAGTCTGTTAATTACAGATGTATAAGAAGATGTTAGTTCTGTTTTATATCCTAACTTTTTCGAAAATTCAAGTAAATTGGAGGAACTTGTATACAATTCAATAATTTCTTTATCAGTAAAGTTATCAATCAAACACTTCTTCCCCATATGTTTAAAATTTTCTGGATTTCCTTTAGGATTTCTAACAATATTTTTATTGTTGTATGAAGCAGCACAACTAGAATTACAAAATATCTTCTTCTTAACCTGTGATAGTTTAGAAGAATCAGTACATAGAATAGGCTTATTACATTGTTTACAATAATGTGGATTTTGATTATATTCATTTATATTTTTCATTTATATCACCTCGTATTTTAGAGGCAGAGACAAGGAATATCCTTATAATTCTCTTTATCAATTTAACTAATTGACCACAATTAAATGAATAAACGACAACGGTAGGTCTCGATCCCACATACCCTTTCGGATTCACTGATTTCAAGTCAGGAGCATTTGCCAATTCTGCCACGTTGCCTTAAATATCTGTCTTTCCAGATTGTCAGACCGGGTACCAGTCAATAAAAAATAAAAGGCAGGAGAGTAATCCTGCCTTTCAACCGGAATCAATCCGGTTATCTTTATATTCATGATATGCTACAATCACATAACCAAGAGTTACATGGTAGGATTTTCACCTACGAATTCCCACAGGAGGTGGGCTGTAATCTACATATCTTGTAACGCAAAGCAGAGTAATCGAAACTCAATCCTGTCGGATCACATGACTTAGCAGGTCAGTTCCACACCTAGTGAATTTACTTTGCAAATGGACGGCTCCACGGAGAGTTGAACTCCGGACTCCTGCGTGACAGGCAGGTGTTATAAACCGCTTAACTATAGAGCCAAAATAGGAGGGGAGAGAAGGACTATACAATCCTTCTCATAAACAAAATGCGTAACCAAACAAATCAAAAGAAAGTATAATACTTTCAAATACTACTTCTGGGACTCGAACCCAGACTCCATTATTGGAAGCAGATCTTAAGTCTGCTGCGCCTGCCAATTACGCCAAAGTAGCAAAAATGTCCGGTACGGGATTTGAACCCATGTTACCGCCTTGAAAGGGCAGTGTCCTATACCGCTAGACTAACCGGACATATTCATCTGGGAAGCAGAGGTGCTGCCCCTCTTTTTATTTTATTACCTACTAAAACACAATTATCCGCGGCTCGTGTTCTTTCAGACCTATTCAAAAAATGCCGCATTTCTATCATAAGTAGCCTCGTATTGGCACTTCCCATATATTTAAGCTGGAAAAGCAGGAGTTGAACCTACATTTGATTCGCGAGATCATGTTTTGCCAGTTAAACTATTTTCCAATATTTTTTATTTATGCTGAGATTACACATAAATATAGAAGCTCTTTCGAAACATTATGGTTTCTTTTCTTATCCACTATACGCCGCTTCGCGCACATATAGTAAGCTTCAACAACCGCTTTGTTTAAGAGTGGCACTTCTCTTTAGCCGCATAACTACTCTGTTGTCATCATTCCATTGACGCTGCCGCGCCACAAAGTTCCGCTAAGAACACTGTGCAGAATCGGACAAACATATCAGAGTCTTGCGAGACTCATCAATGACCATATTGCATAAAATATACTATGGTATTAGGCTGCTTTCGTTATGCAGAGGTGTAGACTTTCGCTGTATAATATAATATCCCACTTGTAGTTTCTATTAAATTCTTTTAACCTTTTAAAATTCAATAAGTATAAGTAATTATTATCTGAAAAGTCTTCTCTACTGAAGATGTGCTACACCAGACGCTCCGATCCCTTTTGAGGATAAGAATACATCACACCTTCATATCGTTCGGTTATTATCCCTACTAAATGTCCATACAAGCTAATTTGGCACATACCAATTCACTTATACAAATGGCTATCACCTTTGCTTAATAAATGCTCAGATTGAATAACCTCCTGATTCACCATCATATCTTCACAGTTTGCATGAACTATCCAGTTTGCGGCCAGAAAGTGTTCCTCAGCAGTCGCCCTTGGACCACCTTATCGTTCTCTGTTTCATGATACTATTTCCGCATAGGATTTAATCTTTTCACTTACCTATACGAAACGAGACCTTTTGAGTCTTTGGCATGTCAGTTTTGCTTAGATTGACTGCAATATAATTGCTTATACCGCAGCGACAGTGTGTAAATCTGCCTTTATACGCCTCACAGCGCACTATCGGAGCCAAGCCTCCATAATGTAATTAATTAAACAGAAAGGGTTGGCATATACATTTGTATATGACAAATAGCGGGAGATGGATTCGAACCATCGTCTCTAGGGTATGAACCTAGCAAGGATCCACTCCTCTATCCCGCAGTTGGAATGACACGATTTGAACGTGCGATGTCCTGGTCCCAAACCAGGCGGATTGCCAAACTATCCTACATTCCAATATAGAGCCTGTATTTCTACAGGCTCAAAGTATTATTTACGCATTAACAGCGTCTTTAATTGCCTTACCAAATTTGCATTTTACTGCGTTCTTTGCATCGACCTCAACAGATTCACCTGTTCTTGGGTTACGTGCAATACGTGCATCCTTATGTACAACAGAAAGAGTAACACCATCCATCAGTTTTACCTCGTCGCCTTCAACCAGCGCACCATATGTTACGTCCTGCACAGCTTCCATAATTACTTTAATATCTTTCTGTGTATTATTTGTTGCTTCTGCAACAGCCTTAATTAATTCAACTTTATTCATTGTTAGTTCTCCTTTTTCTCATAAAAATAATAGTTATATAAAGCAAAAGCAGTGTACTGACCAGCACACTGCCTTGAATTATCAATATTTAATTTTCAATTATTCGCTGAAAATGTTTGATGCAATTTCAGCTCCAAGATCGTCTAAATTACAGAAGGAATTGATATATGATACCATTTCATTACCGTCTTTATCTTCGCGCTTGATTTCAATCCCTTTACATTCAGGATTTTTACAAGCCATAACATTACCATGTATATATGTCATTGGGGTGCCACATGCTTTACACTTATGTTTACTAAGAAATCTTTCCTGTTGTTCTTTTAATTTCTTCTTATCAGAAGTTTTCTTTGTCACGGGCTTCATTCCCCATGCAGTTCTCATTTCTTCAAGTGATGTAAAGTGTTCTGTTGTCCCTTTGGACATTCTATAATTACTCATGATCTTTCTCCTTGTAGTCAAATATATTTGATTTTTTTTAGCCGTGTATTTAACGCCCACGGCAGGCTACTACACAAAAAAATTCGAATCCCATATTTAAACACGCATTGGAGACAGCGCGGAGAGTTTCGCTTTTCTTCAAACAGCTGTCTGCATACATGTACACATATCCTGCGCAAAATATGTGCCTGAAGATGCAACGAAGCGAAAAGTTATTCCCCTCATATACCACATGAATTTGCATTTGTGATTTTTGTTATTTTTAAAGGGTTTTATGCCGATTTTTTTTCAGATATTCTGCAATTTTTGGCGAAATTTTGTAAGAAAGCCTCTCTATTCATTCTGTATAATAAATTAAGAAGATTTCTTGTATAGCGCGAATAATCCTTTTTTCTTCCCCTATTACTTGTATTAAGAGCAATTTCAATCAATCTACTCATGGTTTTTGGATTTGTAATTTTCATTTTTCTTAATTCCGCTAAAATCTGATCGAATCTCTCGGTATATGCAAGAATTTCATCATCAGACATATTATCTTTACTTAAAAGTTCAAGTTCTTTTGCATATCCTAAAATTTTATCCATCTGTCTAGCATTTGCTTTGCCATTTACTTTTACGATAAAATTTTTAGTAGGAATAGTATTGGTGGAACGTATTGGCTTAATATCATCCATAACAATCTGTAAGCTATTCATTGGACATATATAAAAAGAAGAAATTCTTCCAGATAATTTTTCTTTCTGTTGATTAACCAATTCTCTTTCTACCTCTTTACCGTTCTTTGTGTACTGAATTTTACGCGTATATCTCATGAATTCTGGAAAATCCCTGCGAACCTGTTTCTTGTTTCCTAACTCATCTTCAATTTCCTCTAACTGTTGCATGCAAGGAAGCTTTTTAATACGTTTTATTTCTTCTATAGCATCTACTTCGTACTCACGTTTACATCCGTCAATAATAACCTGAGCCAGTACCGAAAGAATAACAAAGTTGTCATACAACTCACGGCTTGGATTAGTCCAATAATAAGTCATTGCAAGCTGTGCGAGATTACTAGATTCCCCAATCCCAATACGTGATTTAGAGAATTTATTATCCATACGAGCGTATTCTTTCATTGTATTCTTATATGTAAGGCCACTTTCTTTGAGTTTATTAACAATAGTAGGATACTGTTCATATGCAGCCTTAGCACTTTTAACCATTACTTCATTATTTGTCACAAAAAAGAAATCTGAATCAAAGTCACAACCGTTTGCACGATCCTGAATATCTGTATGAATACAATTCACTGCCATAATGTTATTACTGAATACAAAATATCGCTGCATTTCGTCACTATATGTGTTATGTAAATAACAAATGTTATTTGGACTGTTATGTGGATTTCTAATACCACAAAGATATTCTCCGTCCTGAAAACGTTTTGTATAGCACTGAATAGTTCCTAGCTCTACATTAATCGTAGGATCTGTTTCCGGATCTTCTCCGACCGACTTAAGTAGGAGAGCATAAGGATTGCCAAATATTGTAAGATTATCTCCGTCGATAGTGATTTTTCCAGTTCGTAATCGATTTACATATGATCCCATAACTTGACATTTTTCATATCTGAACCATGTACTATTTCCAAAATCCTCATTCCAATCATATAAATCTGCCAACATTTCATAATGATTAATTATCGTAGCATTCTTCCTGAGATATTGAACATAAAGACTGTTATCATCTTTCATACCTTCTACATAATCTACGCTGGTTCTTGCTAGTTTCCGAACATCATCGGTAGAGCATGGAGATGGAATCTCTATATTATAGGAAGGAAGAGTATTAACCATCTGATAACTCATCTGCTGTACGCTGCCTAATTTACTTGGATGATCAGTTTTTACTATCCCCCAGTAAGAACCAGTCTCATTGACACGATCACACCAATACTGATAAGCTTCTGCAGGTGTATTACCCATCAGATTCATGAATTTCTTCCATTTAATAGCATTATCAGTTGTAATCATGCGAATATCCTTGAGCTTATGACAAACTCCGAACATATCCTGTACTTCATAAGTTTCATAATCATGGCCAGTTTTTTCACACCAATCCTTAAAAAATAACTGAATATGAGTACGAATTCCGCATGCCTTAAAGAAATGCTGTCTTAAAAGAGCCATGCCATTAACCCATTCCGGCAAAATATCAGATTCAATTAGCATTTCTCCGTCCCAGAGAGTATTTTTTACCTCGGTTTCTTCATCATGAACGACACATTTCTTTTTTATAACATTTACTCGTTTATATCTTTTAGTATATTTCGGAGTAACACCGTCTTTTAAAAATTTTCCTTCAGCAATAGCTCTTTGCTTTGCAATTTCTGTAGCAGTTTCATCCAAAACTTTTTCCTGAACTACATAATCCTCAGCTTTTACGATCTTGGCTATTGTCTTGTAGAAACTATCCGTATCTTTAATAATAAGAATGGCTTCTACAGGACAATAGAACTTTCCAACTATTGTACTGGTTGTAAGAGGAGCATATGCCGACATCTCTACAATCTTAGCATTTTCCATCGGCATTTTCTTTCCAAGACCCATCGTCAGCCAGTTATATGCTTTTTTATAAAGCTTTGAGTTAATAAACATCACCTGTCCGACTTTTGCCTTAGAAGAGTTGCGGTATAGCATTTTATAATTAATAACAGTCTTTTTTTCACCTTCTTTCTTTGTATATGAAGAAATGTATTCAACATTTATACCGTTTTCATAGAATATTTCCCGGATTTCATCTTTGGAACATTTCATATAATTGTCTTTATTATCAATCACATTTCGAAATATTGCTCGAATACGTTCCTTGGATTCCTCAGATAAAGATTTATCATGTTCAAATGGTCCAAACTGCTTTAGCAAGTGATCCATTTCTTCCTCGTAACTACGACTCCCAAAATCAAAATCAAGACAAATAATGTCTCGTGTACTGGTATCATTCCAAACATTAAGTCCATTCTGTATAATATAATCACTGAATAGACTGTTACTGAACATTGCTTCAGTATAATCGTACCGGTTTCTGACTCCCTGGTTATATCCAAAGAGAGTACCGGCCTTTATATTTTTTATTTTTAATCCGAATTCAGACAAATGATATTTCTCCTTCCTCTATGTTGTATTGCATCAATAACATTTCCAATAGTAGGATATGGTTTTGTATATTTCTGCATAATAGTAATCCTTTCGTATTTTATTTAAATTATAGAATTTAGATTTCTAGTACTGACTGTTCTATAATTATTATTAGAAATTGCAGGTATACAGATAGAAGTTGTTTCAGATTCTACAATTCTACGTTTCATTTTTATAAGTTTCTTCTCTTTTTTATTTAATTCTTTATATTCTCTCTTCAAATTACAATACTCCTGCTGTAACTTAGTTTTTTGGAAGAAATTTTTACTATTTTTTAATTCTGACTTTAATTTAGAGATTCGTTTACGAATTTGTTTCACAGTCGATCCGTTTATATCTTTTACTTTTTTCTGATACCTAAATTCATAATACTTACGTAATTCAGAAGAAAAACAATTCATCAGATCAGACCATTTTGCTAATTCAATCTCTTCAATATCAACAGACTTAGCATAATCAATAATATCCTTTACAAACTCTAATGTAAGAATAAATGTTTCATATTTTAAAGTGCTTTTAAACATACGAAATTCAATGGTATCCTTATGCTGTAAATTCAATGCAGCACGTTTACCTTTATCCTTATACTTACCATACAGTTCAACTATTGAATCTTCATTTTGCTTTTCACCGGCAAATTCACTATAGTCATTGTCGCGCCTTGCAATCACACAAATTTCATCATTAAATTTTTCAAGAATATAAAGGATCTTAGATATAACTAACTCTTGTGATATTCTTGATTTCCCTAAATAGCTACGATTCGCATGAATATGTAATCCGGCAGTTTCACAATCATGACCTTTATATCCTTCTTTATCAAGATATTCGAACATTTCACGGTAGTTCATTTTGTTCTTATGAAATTCCAAACTGCATGGCATAGTGTCAAATTCAATCTGTACAGTGCTATCATGTGTACTGTAAATAAGATTTTCTTCATCACTATCAGATCCATTCATAATCTGAATACATTTTTTTACTGTGGAATTTTTGTCATTATCAGAAGAGATATTATTATTTCCACCTACTTCAATCTCTGCTCCGAGCAGGAGAGTAGTATCTTCTGATTCTCCAGGCATAAAATGTTTTATGTATTTTGGTACATAATTAAATTGATGAATGTATGTTTTGAATCGGCTTGAGACAAAACTACGAAAGTATCCTCTCTCAAATTCATAACTATTAGAAGATGCCCTTACATTATCTATCAGCCTATTAAAATTGTTAATATTGTTAATATTAAGTTCCTCTTCAAAAGTAGATGTTACTTCAGACCTACGACCTCTTTGCGTAGATGATGGTTCAAGGTGACACAAACGTATAGCACAAAGTATGGTTCCATCACAGTTATATACATATGCTTTATTGCACGTAGTATCGTATAAGATTCTGCCATGAATACAATTGCTGTTTCTACTTTGTTCTGCCAATACACTATTAAGTAATTCAAAATCATTCCCGCCATATTCACGTCTATTCATATTTTCGAGTTTTGTTATTATTTGACGTCTATGTGAATTTGTGTCACATTCATGATAGATATTGCTATGTAATTTTAATGCATCATTAATAATTTCAGCGTAATCATGAGGAAGATAATATGTATTATATTCATTATCAACAATATAACAGGCATCACCTCTATATCCTAAATGAGTATAATTAATAATTTTCCCATTTACTGAATATGGATAATGTAAATTTAAATCGAATGTTTGCCATCTATTTTTAAATCTTATGATTGGTAAATAACTCATATTTTTAATAGGTAAGAGCACCGGCAGGCACTCTTACCATTCCCTCCTTATCTTAAAGTACACGTTTCCAGTATTCTTCGTCTTCATATTCTTCATCAGTCATACGTAATAAATGCATTTCCTGCATAAGCTGTGTAAAATCAGATTCGAAAAGTTTTACTGCTAGGTCATATAATTCATCAAGCATATTAAGTACTTTTTCAATAAAATCAAGAATAGAATAGCATTTTCTATGTCCTGGTTCTGCATTATAATTTTTCATGCGGATCTTAACATTTTTATGATAAATCTCGTCAAACCTTGCGTATAAGTAAGACCATCGACTCTGGGCCAGCTCTGGGGATCGTCGTCTCATTACTCTGTTCAGCATCATACGTTTTGTTGGAGCCGGTACATTTCTGGAAATAGCATTAATGACATCCTGTTTTTCAGCTATTGTCTGAGTCAGCCTGCCACAACGATTATTTAAATGTACAATTTCTTTTTCCCTCTCTTCAATAATCTTCTGAGCTGCAATAAGACCACGAGCCACGATCTCTGCCGGAGTCATATTTTCCTGATTACGGATGTAAGCACCATTCTTGCGGATGGACGGGAGTACTTCAGAAGTAACCCAGTGTTTGAACTCTTTTGCTGATGGAAGCTTGCTGCTGAGGATGAGAGAGTAGAGACCGGATTCATTAATAATGGTCATCTGCTGGGTTCCTCCAAGGGTGTCCCATTTCGTTACCCCCTTGTCTTCTGCATCAACATGTACTAAAACAGCTTTCCTTGCATTACTATATCCCAGAGCTTCCGCTACATCTTTTCCTACGAACCACGGCTCACCGTCAATCTCAACAGTTCTCAGTTCTCCAAACTCTGGATGAACCAGATTCTTGAAAACTGTCACCTCTGGGGCAGCAGTGGTGGTAGTAGAAGAAGATGTAGAAGAGTTATTTTTGTTCTGCATATAATCAAACATTGAAATCTGCTTATTATCATCCACCGGAGTATTCATCCCTGGGATAGGATCCATACCAAGTGCTGTTCTCATTGTTGGGTCTGTAAGAACTTCTTCTGGTACGTCTTCAAATTTGGAATCTGGTTTTGTGTTTGTTGTATAAGTACTCATTTTGTTTTTCTCCTTTATTGTTTAATTAAATTTGTTATCATCATTTTGATCATATTTAATTTCTTCATCATCATATTCATCAGTATCAGATGCAGCACATAAAGCCCAACATCCAATACCGGTTAATACAAATAAAAGAATACATATAAGTATTACCATGATTTATCCCCCTATTGTGGTATATTACATATTGAAATTTCTTTTTCTCCTATAATATTGAAGAAATCAGGTTCATTATGAGTTTCTTCCAGCCAAGTTTTAATTACCCCCGTCAAACGTTCGGAAAGATCAGCCAATTGTTCGGTAGTATAAGCTGTTCTACTATCTAGCCAGTCATCTACAAGATCACCAACGTTTGCCTCTGCTTCCTCCCAGACAACCTCAAGAACTCTTTCTGCATCAACAGAGATTTCATATGGTCTAAGTTCCTGAATTGTAATTGATTTGATTTTTATATTTTCTTCTGCAAAGTAGTCTTGAGCATCTGCAATGCATTCTTCTATGGAGTCAAATGCTGTAGCAGAAGTGTAATCACTGTCACGTTCTAACTGCCAAGCATATTTTTTATCTTTATTTTCTTTGCTCTGCATAATTTAATTATTTCCGTCCTTTCGAGAAGTAGTGTTGTTTGGATCATCCGGATACAGATATCTTTCTATATAATCGCGACCTTCACCTATGAATCGTGGAATATCGAAGTCATGAGACCATGTATCTGCTGTAATTTGTTTACCATTTAATAAGAAAGAACTATGAGCAGATCTGATGATACAGGTACCGCGCTGTTTGTAAATTTTAAGTTTGTTCCAGTCAATATCTTTTTGCTGAATAAGCATGTCTATGATTTCTTGATTACATTTACCATTTAGTTCGGTCTGAGAAAAATGTGCTTGACCAACCATTTGAATAGAGTTACGAATTGCATCCTGCTGTCTCCAGTTAAAGTAGTTTGTGACTTCTTCTCGTGGGAGATTGAATACGCATGCAGCAAATTCTGCTCCTTTGAGTAATGCACGATCATAGCTGTGGTTTGGAGAATAATATCTTCTGCCGATAATTTTTACTAATTCTTTAAATTTTTGATTGAAATAATTAGTGGCCATAGATGCTGCTATAGAAGCAAGTTTCTGGACCCGGTTATCAAACCATGGTGATGTTTCAAGTTTCTCATAATCAATAAGAAGAAGATTAATTTCATCTGATTGAGTATAAGCCAGAACACAGCCCTGGATATTTCTACAGAGGTATTCTGCAGTATAGCGCATAGCAGCCATAAGTACCTGATCAAATGGTTTTTTGAACCCCCTGGTAAAAGTATGGAATGCACGACCATCGATTTGGATGATCACTGGGGTGCGAGGGATTAGATGAGCATCTGTAATTGATTTGTAGGATCTCATTCTCAGATCGTATTCTGTTTGATGTGACATTTTGGTTTGTCCTCCTGTTATTGCTAAGGTTTACGAGTTATTGATGTGTTATTTAATGTTATTGAATGATCAAAACAAGTTATGGATATTTGGATTTTGTAGATTTTCTTTTCATACTGAGTTAATTTAGCTTGTTTTGATAATGAGATAATAGCATAGGAAGATGGATTTGTCAAGAAAAGAAGTTAAATTAACTGAAATATTTGAGATTATGCATTTGAAAATATGGACGGTAGATGGGGGTTGGATGGTAGTGTGAGGTGAGATTTGAGGAGTGTGGAACAATATGGGCGGTGATTATAGGAGTTTGGCGATGTGGGGAGCGTTACATTTTAATAGGAAGAGAGGGCGTATTTTTCAAGCCAGTGTGGAAGTTAACCGGCTTAGGTCTTTCTGGGTAATTTTAGCCCATTTTGGCGTTAAAAGTACCCCCTTTTTGAGTAATTCAAATTACTGCTAATTTTATGCATAATATAGCTAATTTTATGCATATATACATGTTTTATGCACGAATTATGTATTTATATGAATAAATATTCTATAACTTTTTTTATACATTTTCATTTTTAGACAAATGATTTTGGTATTATATAGTTGTCCGAAGGGACGGTAAACACTTGAGCGGTTCAATTGAATATCGCGAACATGCAAATACATGTGATATGTCCAATGCCCATGTGGGGCGCATATCATAAGTAAAAGCATTTTCAAAGTATTCCGTAGTATCGCAATTAGGACGCTGATTTTTCAGCAGTCCATCCCCCTTTATCATACAGGGCTAAAGTGTGGTTCGTGACAGTCGCTGTCAAGAAATGAAAATGCGACAGGGAATAACAACCCTATATCAATGTTACCATTTGTCGAAAAGGCGTTCCCATGGAAATTTCTATGTGAATGCGGTATGTTTAATCTAAGTGACGGACGGACAGACGGCTTGCGCTAACATAGGCAAGAAAAAAGTTTTGAAAGTCACTGAAAAACATGGTAGGCAACAACCCTAACAAGGGGGACGCGGAAAAAGCGTTAAAATACTGTAAGTGGGCGGTATAGTCGGCAGTAGTCGACACGGACTTGCAACTCGTCAATCAGGCTCATAGAACACAACTCACATATAGGTGAATGTTTCTAAACAACGTTACAATTTCAATCAGGCGTCTTGTTTAGAGTTACTGCCTATGGCAGTATTGTACATGTTTACGACAAGTGCAACTTTCACCGTGTTTTGTCTCTTGATGTAGCACACGCAACAGTGTGTAGAACGTTGGTAAAACACGTTTATACAAGTACATATTAGTCATGGTATAGTAACCATAGCTGAAATAAAGCATGGCGAACAACTGACAACTAAAATCTTAGAATAAAAGAGGTAAATAATTATGGCAAAAACATTCGATAGCACACGTATTCAGGTCAAAGCAGTTAACGTTATTCCAGAAAAAGCGACAGAAGTTTACAACCATGTTCGTTTTCTAGTGTATCAGTCTTTACGCGACAGCGCAAAAAAGACTTATGATACATATACAAAAATCCTCGAAGAAACAACGTTGAAAGACGCTGACTTTGAGACAGTGACACGAGAAGAACTGTATAGCGTACACGACGAAAAATTTGATATTAACAAATTTCTCGACGCGCGTACAAATTTAATTGACGCACGTAGCGAAATTGCCACCCTTAACAGTAAAGGCGTTAATATTGAAACTTTTAACGCTTTATCAGAAATTGACAGAACATTCTTGATGCTTCAGGCACATACTTGTATTTCATCAATTAAACTTGATGAAAAATGCCTGATTGACGGTAAAGATGAAAATGGCAATGATAAAATGTGTGATTTCTCAACCCTGATTACAGCATACTATAAAAAAGGTACAGGGGTAACAGCATTTAAGAAAATGCTTACAAGTATTTTCCATAGAATGTTTGCAGAATCTGGTGTTATGTTCTATGGCGTAAACGTCAAAAAATCTGATATTTCAGAGGAATGTGTCCGTCACTTCATTGCAAGTTTTGGCGGTACAGCTTCTAGAAATAGCCATAAAGATGGCGATACAACCGTATGGGATAACTACACCTATCAGGTGAAAAATGATAAACAAAAAGTACTGTCTTCACTGACAGACCTTTTTGCGGTCATCTTCGACAGTGGAAAAATCGCAGTCAATAGACCAGATGAAACACCGGAAACACCGAAAACAGAGGAAAAAGAGTCCTAACAAGGACTCTTTTTTAGTGCAATAAAAATAATATGCCTATATCATAGTACAAAATGTATTAGGCGGAAAGAGGTATAAAATGGGTAAAAAAGGTATAAAACAATATGCTCGTATTGCGTCAAAATACGGGACAAAATTCGAGGGATATAATGTGCCAGTTGGCGCGATTTACGGACGTGTTTTAATTCCATATGAAAAAGGCACAGAGTATATCTTTTTTATCTGTACTCAACCTAAAAATATTCGCAAGGATACTATGCCAATTTATGTTTTAAAACCGTCATGGGTAAGCAACAGATGGCGCGAAATGCTCATAGGACGTGAACATCCGGCATTTACCGCAGTCGCAAATATTTGTCACGAAATAGGCGGAATACCTAAAATCAAGACATTTCAAGACCCAAAAGTAGCCGAAAAACGCGCCGAAAAAACCATTGACAGAGCTTATAAACAGGTTTCACGTCAATATGGTTTACGTCCGGTTCCGTGTAATGGCGTTCGTATTAAACCAGAATATGATAGTTATGTAACGCCACAGCAGGCGCGTATTCCGTGGGATGAATTAGTACATGATGAAGAACAAGTGTCATATAACAATGATATTATTTGTCCTGAATCTATATCTTTCAGACCTTTTGAAGGATACACTGATACCTATGAAGCACGTCGCAGAGACGGCATGAAAATCAATCAGATTAAGTGCCGTCCTGAGAAAGTTGAAAAACGTGCTACAATTGTAGTAAAAATTAATGGTAAAATCATTGATTAATCATACAATTCCACCTATAATGAGAGGAGATGATGTCGTGGAGGTGAACTAATATGATAATTGATACTAAACAATATAATTTTTCAGAGTGGGATTCCAAACGCCGCGAGCGTGCGTTGCATATTATGGATGAACATGTGAAAAAATACTGTCAACCGTCAACCTATGATTATTGGTCTTGGCATTCCGTCGGCAGTGAGGGTAAAAAACCAGAACAAATAGCTTCTGAATACAAAGAATATTCAGAAGATGAGAGTAAATTTATACAAGCTCTTTGGGCATTTTACATCTCAATGACTGCTAAAGATGAATATGCATGGTCCAGTGACATAGCAAAAGCGTTTACAAAATAATAAAGCTTCTAAAAAGGAGAGCGTAAGCTCTCTTTTTTAGTACACAAAAATCAGAAAGGCAAATAAATGTTATCACGCATAATATCAAATCCACCAATCCATCCCAAATATCAGATCTGTCTCATCACACCAGCGGGCAGATCCGGTACAATATTACGTCACTTATACACATCACCACGTACAGGTGCGACATATTTCAGTCGCCATCATGCTAATAACTACACACATGAACAGGCGACAGCAGTATTACAAAATCTGCCGTATCCAGACGCGTTCATCCAGTCTGAATACGACTGTCATTACCGTGAGACAGACGAACGCGGTAACATCAAAGATTACATGTGTGCATAACAGCACATAAGTAATAAGTAACTAATTAACCATTAAACTTGCTATCCCTTATTCCTGTGAGGAGCAGACTTTTTCCTATCGGAAATTGCAAGGTCGAACCTTGATAAGGGATTTTTCTATGCTCTTCTATAATGCCCATGAAGAGTATAAATTTTACCAACGGAAACAAAATATAAGGTTATGCCTAAACCAAAAGGCAGAGAAGGAGAATTATCATGACAAACACAAGAATTAACGCATCCCTTAACACAGCAAAAGAAATTATCAACGCACTTATGAACTCAGAAGAAATCTTCTATGACCGCACAGAGGGTAATGAATTATCCGGACGCTTTAATGTTCAGATGACATTTGCAGAATCAATCTGCTACCGCCCTCAGTATACAGTGAGAAAGCTGCGTAACCTTGTCCTTAATAGACATGGATCACTCCCAATTCGCACCAGAATTGCACTTGCAGCAGTATTATCTCAGTGTGAATTCGACACACACGAAAATGCACTTATTCCGGTGCTGTTTACAAGTAACAAAGAGCTTATTCCAGTCTACAAACAGTTCGAGAAGAACTGGGGTAAATTCAACTTTGAAGTATCATTCATACAGGATAATAATAACTACGAAGATTTAGCTCCTCGGTATAATATCAACTTCATGTCCGGTGAGTGGACAGACATCTGGGTAAGTGGAGTTACTTTATGTGATGATGAGGAGGTAAGATAACATGAAGAAATTAAAGAAATTTTTCACAGAAGAAAAAATTGATGAAATTTTCGACGTAATGTTCGATTTAGCCATGGGACTGGGACCAGTGCTCATGGTAGTAATCCCGATAATTTACGATGCTTTCTTTAAATAAATTTAAGGTTATGCTTTTCCCTTAAAAGCACTCTTGATAATGCGTTTGATTTATATCTCAGAAATATCATTAGTCTGAATGAGTTTAAACTCATCATTACGGCTAATAAAAACTAATAAATTATTCGCCAGTCTATAGATTTTCTTGATTAATCTATATGATTTTCCTTGACTGGCGGATTTGAAAAACGGAAACAAATTTAGAATCGATTTTTCTGGACGGGATACCCCCATGTACAGGGAAATAAAAAGGAGAATAAAGATATGAAGAAAAAATTATTCACAGCAATTATCACACTTGCAACAATCACACTTACATCTTGCCAATCAGTTCCGGCAAGCGGAACAGAAAAAATCTTTACTGATGGATCCGAAATCACATCAATTGAAACTACGGAAACCGGTGCACTCTATACATTTACAGACGGAACCGGATACTATCATGAAGAAAATGAAATTCCGGAACTTTCAAATGTAAATGGTCTGTATCCGCTTACCGGAATTGTTACAGAAATCGAATACGATGTAGAACCGGAAGTTGATCTTGTAACAATCACTTGTGCAAACGGAAATATGTTCTCTTGGTACGCAGATGCCGGAGATTATGAAATCAATGACCTTGTGTCCTGTCTTATGGATTCCAAGGGAACTAAATATGTGACTGATGACGAAGTGTTATTGGCACATTACGCAGGTGGATTAAAACACTTCGAACAGTATACAGTAAAGTAATTTAATTAAACAGAAGGGAAATAAATCATGACAAGAGAAGAATATAACAAGAGGGCAGCAGCTAGAAAAAAGAAATCAATCATCATTAAAAGCAGCTTAGGTTTAGCTGCTTTTTTCATGTTTGCCGGAATTATTGGCAAAGTAGATCAAGACACATATGCCGGGATCCATTCTGTCAAGGGAACTGTTTCTGCATCAGGAAACTATATCCTTGATGAGAATGGAAAAGCATATGATGTATCCGGATTCCAGAGCGGATCCGAAGTAACAGTGAAATTAGATAAACAGGGAAATATCCTGTCTGTTGTAAGTAAATAAGTGAGGTGATTATATGTATTCAATGGAAACTTATCTTGACGATGATAGACTTCCGGTTATTGAGAAAACAAAAATATGCGAAGAGAAAGTAACACTCAATAATCCAGAACTAATATTTAATTTCTTAAATAAATATCTTCGGCTAGGGAAACGGACTGAGGAATATGTATACCTAATATGTTTTGATACAAAATCACATCCATTAGGTTTATTTGAAATCAGCCATGGAACTGTGAATTCGGCAGTATTATCCCCAAGGGAAATATATATGAAAGCTCTATTATGTGGTGCTGCTAATATAGTTATGGTCCATAACCATCCTAGTGGCGATGTCTCTCCATCTCAAGTAGACATGAACGCTATGGAAAGAATTAAATCCGTAGGAGAATTGTTATCACTTCCCTTAATGGATTTTATTATATGCGGAGATATCAGCTACTTTTCCGCTAAAAAGCAATCAATTCTTTAGAAATGAGGTGAATCATATGGAACGCAACTACAAACTCCGAATTTACTACAAGTCCGGCTTCCAGAAGGGAAACTTAAAAAGAGAAGAGTTCTTCTCAACTAAAGAATCCATGCAGCAGAGATACAGAGAATTGTTTAAACCAAAAGAATATGCTCTGAATCCCACAGCATGGGAAAGAATAAATGGAGAATGGCTGAGAATGTTTATTACATCGGCCGCATAAGAAGGAAGAATAATCATGATACCAAAACAAAAGAAATTAGATGCACTTAATGCCGACATCAGAGGAATGGTACAGGCAATCAAAGACTTTAAGGCAAAGAGAAAGGATGCCATTGAAGCAAATGACTATGAGACAGCAGAGCAGATGTGGAGCAATGAAAAAACGATGGCTAAAAATCTGGCAGAGGCAAATTACCAGAAGATTAAGCTATACTATTCAAAGGCAGATGCTATCTATGAAGATAAGATCATTGCAATCTGCAGCCTGCCAGGACTTATTGGCATGAAAGAAGCGAAATTAATTGAATGCTGTGCCAATATCAACGGTCGCAAGCTCTATGCAATTTAGAAAGAGAGGTGAACAACATGAAAGGCAACGGAAGCATAGGTAATATCGTAACTATGGGAGAATTTCCATTATATGGATGTACAAACATCCAAAAGAAGCATTACGAAGAAGCTCAAAGTCGATTCTTTTGGGATGAAGAAATCCGTAACTTAATGGAAGACTTCAAAATCCCTAAAGATGTGATTAACAAAGTCATTCGAACAACAGAAACCGAATGTGAAAACCAGACATCAAGGCAAAAGTACGATCATGCCTGGAGAAAGTTCTGGACATTGATCGGTTAAAAACTAAATAAAAATTAAATAAAAGAAAGAGGTAGATTAAAATGATGAACTACAAAGCAATCGAAAAATTACTTACAGGAGAAACAGAGAAAGAAAGCAAAGTAATCAGACCGGAAGTATTCAAAGATCAGACAGCATACAACACGGTGATGAATAACTGCCAGAGAATCGGAGGCAAAAGATTCTGCTGTATTCCATTGGAGCTTCTGGAAATTGATGAAGATTACCAAAGAGTATATTGTATTAACATGGAGAAAGTATACTCTCTGGTACGCAAATGGGACTTCAATAAATGCGAACCAATTCTGGTATCTCCACATCCAGAAACAGCAACATTCGCAGTAATTGATGGATCTCATAGAATGCTGGCAGCAGGCATTCGGGAAGAGAAATATGTTATTGCGGTACTTACAGAAGGATTACCTGTGGATCCTATGGAAAGGAAAATGAAAGAAGCCGCATTATTTTCCGAACAGGGAGATGATGTTGATAAATTATCGCTTGCTCAGAAACACAGAGCAAATGTCACTATGGGTGTCAAAAAATATTGCGTTCTTGACAATTGCCTTAAAGGAAGAAAATTACTTTTAAGTGTGCATGAACTGAAGAATCTTCCAAAAGAGAAACGAGATGCATTAAAAGCAGCTGATTACAAAGTCCTCACAGGATATGCAGCAGCAAGAGATGCAGCAGCTCTTACTAATGGCGAAGAGACTCTCAATAATATCTTCGATATTATCGAAAAAGCTGGATGGCATACAGAGCCAAATGGATATGCAGCAAATGTTATTCGCCCAGTAAAAAGTGTTTTGAACATGCATGATAATGATCCACGAGTTGTTAATGCAATTATTGGAATATTTGAGCCAATCAAACCGAACACATTTTTCGCTGATGCACTTTCGAAATATCATGGCAGAAGACCAGCGGAATACCTCACAATGCATCTGGAAAAAGAAGTTGCTAAGAAATTAGGGATTCAACCTTTATATACCGGCGGTGATTTAAGAAAAGTTACTTCTGTAATCAATAGTCAGCGCTATTACGGAGCAACTGGAACAGAAAACAAATAAAACAAATTAAATTATACAGAATATAGCACTTGCATTTTAGTACCGTAAGTGCTATACTCTGCTCAAAGACAAACGGATGTTCGATATCATAATTCAGCTTCGGCATATGCGGCGTGAAATTTAGAGCCGCTCTCCTTCTAAATCGTAGCTGAATTATGCTATTGAGCATAAGAATAGGAGAGAAAGCAAATGAATAAAGCAGAAGCAAAAGCAACAGTCACAATTCCAATGAAGGGAAGATACTTTCTTCATAAAAACGGAAGTATTATTCCGGTCACAGACATCATCAATGCCATTTATCTAATGACAGGAAATGAAAAGATCAACGAATGGGATCCGGATATTGAAGCATATATCCGTTATTTCTTTGGAAACATTGTAAGGGAAATGTCTCCGACAGAAATCACAGTGCCAAATTTCTTGAAGCATGGTGAAAAAATAAAAGCAATCAGACTATATTATCACATGCATAATACAGAGTCTCAGAAATGTACATTAGTAGAAGCGAAAGATTATGTAGAACAGCTGAAAACAAAAATGAAAGAGAGAGGTGAACTGTAATGGAAAAAATTAAAAATGCAGTAAAAACAAAAGAATATGCAAAATTTCATATAGAAACAATCGTAGCCCACAATGGAGTGCTGGTTGACATTGTAGTTTCTGCCTCATACGAAGAAACAGAATTCGATAAAATCATGGCCGACTGCAAACGCCAGGAAGAAGAACGTGAGCGTGAACGACGTAGAACCGAAAAAATTAAATTAATCAATCTGTTCACAGGAAGAAGAGAAAAGAGGGAAATCGCATGATAACAAGTAATAAAATGCCGGAGCTGGCAGCTACAGATATTGTAAAGTTAAGAAATGGAAAAATTGGGATTGTGTTAGGAAATAAGAATTCTAATAACCATCTTGCCATTTATACTAACAATACTACATGTGTATCTTGTGAAGAATATTTAAGTAATTATGAGTCAAACAGACATAATAATGATCGCAACATTGACATTATCAAAGTATGGAAATCAAATTTTGAAAGGCAATGTGCTTTAATTGATGAATTCTATACAAAAAACAATGCTCCAACATACATGGATCCTGATTGGGAAGAACCAACTACAATGACTGTAAAAGAAATTGAAAAAATTATCGGTCATCCGTTCACGGTCATTGAGGAAGAGGTGGGCGAAGATGAATGAAACACTGTCATTCGCAGGATGGAGACCAGGCAATCCGGATCAAATCATCCCGTGGAAAGAGAAATTCGATGAAGAATATAGCGACGGAGGCCAGTTAACATTACTGTCAAAAGAAATCTATCAGGCAGAAGCAGATGAAGATATGCCGGCTTTCGAATATCGCTATATTATTAAAGCAATGGATCTGCAGGCGTTTGGATCAGATCAGAAGACAATTTGTTTCCGCTTATATATGTGTCCATTACGTAAATACTGGGAATCAGAATCATTAAAAGGTCTTTCAGAAGATAATAATAAAGACTGGTTCTTCGAAGATGCAGCAGATTCAGGTATTCTTCCGTATATAGGAGAAGAATATTTAGATTATTCAGATGATGATGTTTCGCCGGATGAGAACGGTAATAAATGGTATGATTACTTTTATCATATTACAGACTGGTCTAAAGCAAACGAAATGCTAAACATAATTACAACAATCTTAGATCCAATGGACAGTACACGCGGTCACGGTCTTGACCAGGCATGGAACCAACTGGGAAACACTGGCTGGGATTTAATTGAATACATTCTGAATGGAAAAGATTGTATTGACGCGGCATTATCAAGAATGAATAACTGCGATAATTAACTTTACAACACGAGAGAAGAATGATATATTGATTATAACAAGTTAAATTAACTATATATAAGGAGAGAAAAATACAATGAAGACAAAAGCAGTCCGTAGTCAGAGAATCGCATGGCTACTACGTAAAGAGGGATTTAAAATTCTTGGCATCACGCCAAATAGAAGACGTCCAAATCTGGATGTTTATATATTTGAAGCAACACCGGAGTTATGTGCTTCACTGGATACTCATATCCAAAATAAAGACAACAGAAGAGATTAACGAAAGCAAATCGGAGGAAAAATCATGAGTGAAAAAGAATTTGACCGAGGGAAATGTTTTACCTTCTTTGCTTCTTATAGGAAACAGGGCGAAAGAATAAAAGAAATTCTTGGACCGGAGAAAGCTCTGGAATATTATGAGGCGGTCATAGATTATGGCTTATACGCCAAACCGATAGATAATAATCTCCTATTATATGTAGGAGATACTTTACTTGAAACGATCGACTCATCTCAAGAGAAGCGGTCACGAGCATTCGGTGAGAACATGACCGTCACTTTATCCATCTTGGAATTGAAGCGTGATCATCCAGAATATTCTCAGAATCAGATTGCGCAAGAGCTGAAGACGAGCAAAGGCAAAGTCAATAAAGTGCTTACAAAATACAGAGATGGCGGGTATGCAGATTTTGTTGACTTTAACTTGCTCATAAATGAAATTGAATATGATCCTACGGGGCAGGTGATATGTCCATCTGGTTCCGGTACTGGTACTAATTATAATACTAATAATAATTATAATAATAATAATAATAGTACCGACCGGTACCGTGACCACCAGCGTGACCGCTTGGATGGTCTGGTAGCCGGATCGCTCGGAAGAGTCGCTGACGCTCCAGATGTCGTCGCTTCCGCTCCTAACTCCGCTGACGCTGCGCGCTTACGCTTGCCGGATGATCTGCCGGAAGATATTCGCAATATAAAATTCGAAGCGAGAATAGATGACAAATCTATGTTAGAGGTTATGGATCGTGATTATCGTGATTATTTAGATGATGGTTGGGAGACTCACGAGGATATTAGAGATAAGCTTATCGAGAAGTTTACTACAGGATTCTATTGCGGTGACAAGGATAAGGTAACTATCTATGCAGAGTTCTTGATGGAACATTATACAAAGCGAAATTAAGGAGGAGAATATGAAAGTATATTTATTATGCAGTCTTAATGATAAAGATTACATGGATCCTGAATTTGAATTCTTTAAATATTTTGAAGATGCACATCGATGCATCAAAGAAACAATTGCAGAGAGTACTATGAACAATGATATATCTGATAAGGAAGTTGAATATATAATTCCTTTAGGCAATTGTATAACAAGAGTAGAATACACATTTTATGATTATGATGATAATGAACACTTCATAGTGTTTGAAGTATTCGAAATCGAAATATCTGATGGAGACTGTTTATGCATGTTTCATCATGCTTACAACGGAGTTAATTTTCATATTGAAAAGATTGGGACTCTTGAAGAATGTCAGAATCAGATGCTAGATGCAACAGCTAAGATTGCTAATGATTATGACATTGATATAACAGATGTTGATTTGTTTGATGTAAATGAATATGATTCATGCATAGACACTGGAGATGAATGGAAAATGCATAATGTTATTCAGTTTAATGAAAGCGAAATTAAATGAAGATAATATCACATGAAAATAAGGAGAGATAGGTATGGGATTTTTAAATGTTAAAACAAACTATTCAGTATACAAGAATTGTATGCTGCGTTTAGGAAGATATATGTCAGATGAAAGTCTGGCTGTTGAGATTTACAACAGACAGGATGGAGAAATTGCAAGACTGACGACTTGCTTATGTGATCCTACATTACCGGAAGATATGGCATATGTAGACACAAATAATTGCCCTTGGGCGGTAGCTTTCCTTGAGGAAAATGGTTTGGCAGAGAAGACAGGGAGAACAAAAAGAAGTGGATATTGTGTTTATCCGGCAATGAGATTTAACAGAGAAAAAATAGCACAGTTTGAGGAAGAAGAAAATTAAGGAGGTAGTAATATGAGTGCAACAGTACCTATATCTGTATGGAATAATGTACGGAAATATTTCAAAGAATCTCTGGATGACAAATATGATCTTCAGGATGTAATCCGTTATAAAAATCCAATGGATTCATACCTGTATATGGTAATTGCAAAACATAAGAATTATTCAGCAATTAAAGCATCTATAGGTGGTGGACCATGGGTTGTATGGACTACTTGGAACGAATCTACACAGTCATTGAATGGTGGGCATTATGATATCAAAACATATGAAGACGCTTTGTCAATCTGTGAAGCGAGAAGAAAATAAAGAAAAGTGAGGGATAAGAAATGTCAGCATTAAATAATTATAAGGAAGTAAAACAGAAACTTGATGAGGTAAGAACAATTACGGGAGACTTAGAATTTAATACTGCCGTCACATTCTTAATGCAGATCGGATGGAGTAATAAGAGAGATGTTATCTCCTTATGCAATAAATATAATACCGAGCCGGAAGAGAATGTAAATAAAATTGCAAATGCAGCTTTAATGATTAGCAATATCGCACAGCCAATCGAAATCCTTACATATGTAAAGCTTGAGTGCCCACTTTGGACTGAGGGAATTGAACCGAAACGTCTCAAGAAAATCGCAGAAGATGTAATCAACGCCGGATATAAATACTGCAAGGATCCACGAGTTGATACTTTTGAAGACTGGAAAGAGCTTCTGGAACAACAGTATGGAATTACGCATGAAGAGTTACAAAAAATTCTGTATCTGAACGAGAGAGGAGAAATGTAAAATGGTAGATTACAAAGAGAAAATCAAGAAACTTTTATCATTAAGTAAAAGTCCGAATGAACATGAGGCTCAGTCGGCTCTTGCAAAAGCGCAACGGCTTATGGCGGAACACAAAATTTCTATGGCAGAGGTCGAAGACAAAGAAAAAAGAAAGGCGCATGAACATTCAGCTGGAATTACTTATTCGACTAGAAGAGATCCCTGGGTACTGAGATTGTCTAAAGTTATTAGTAAGAATTACTGCTGTGAAAGTTTTTCTCGTAGAGAAAAAGGTAAACAAACGTATAAATTATATTTTTGTGGGTTAAATGAAGACGTTGAAATTTGTATGATTGCATTCAAATATGCAACTGATTGTATTCAATCAGAAATTAAAAAGAGAAAACAAAAAGGTAAGCTATTTAATTATACAAACGAACTGATTACATCCATGTGCAATGGATATGCTTATGGTTTCATTAAAGGACTTGATGAAGCGTTTGAAGAACAAAAAAGAGCAGCTGCACAGTCAGAAGCAAATTGGGGCTTAGTATTATCTACGCCTCCAGAAGTAAAACAAAGAATGTCTGAGCTTGGAGCAAGGACAACTACATTTCAGTCTAAGCAAGCAGCAAAAGTATCAAAATCAGATTATGAAGCCGGTAAGAAGGACGGAAGAGATTTTGATATTACTAAAAGAGTGGCCGGTGAGTAAAGTAAATAAAACAGAATAAAAATTTAATTAAACAAAAGGAGATGTATATTATGATGAACAATACAATCGAGAGAAGAACAAATAACCTTACACATGTAGAAACGATGTTTGATGCAAGAAGAACTCCATGGGACGGACTTGGCAAGGGAATTGCCGGAGCAGTTACATCAAGAGACGCAATTAGATTAGCAGGTCTGGACTGGAATGTAGTTCCGACAGATATTATTTCTGAGGCCACAGGATTAAAGATTCCTGGTTATAAGGCAAATGTAAGAGATATTGATAATAAAACGCTAGGTATTGTTACCGAGCGTTATAAGATTGTATAAAACGAAGAAGCATTTGCCTTTACAGATGAGCTTCTTGGCGAAGGAGTGACATATGAGACTGCAGGTGCTCTTCAGAGCGGCAAGAAAGTGTGGATGCTTGCAAGACTGGAAGGCAGAATGATTACTGATGAAAAGATTGATCCGTTCTTAGTGTTTACGAACAGCCATGATGGAAAAGGATCAGTCAGAGTAGCCATCACACCGGTACGTGTATGGTGCCAAAATACACTCAATCTGGCCCTTAAAGAAGCTGAAAGACAGTGGGTATGCAAACATACCGGACGCATTGATGAGAAGCTTGTAGAGGCAAAATATACGCTCATGAACACTGAACATTATCTTGAAGCTTTAGAAATAGAATTCGGAAAGATGAAGATGAAAAAGCTTGATGTTGATAAGGTACATAAGTTTGTTAAGATGTTACTTCCTATCAACGAAAAAGATGGAGATCGTAAGGTAGCAAACATTCAGGAAATGCGAAACGAACTCATGATGAGATATCTTAATGCTCCGGATCTGCAGGTGCTGGAACCATCTGCTTACAGATTTGTGAATGCTGTTTCTGATTTTTCTACACATAGAAAACCGTCCAGAGGAAGCGAATACTATCAGGAAAACATGTTCATGAAAGTAGTAGACGGAGATGAACTTATCGATAAGGCTTACGCAATTTGTGATGCTGAGGTTTGATACCTCGATATCACGGAAGGGAGTAATGCAATGGAAGCAGTAAATAAAACTAATGGAAATATTTACCGTATTCAGCAAGATACAAATGGTAAATGGTTTGGTTATTGTGATCGGACAAAAGAATACACTCCGGCGTTTGTAAAATTGAAAGGATTGATAGGGTTGTTGGAATTGAAAGGATATGAGGTGGTTGAGTGATGATTAATTTAAGATGAATTTTTAGAAGCAATATAATGCAAATGAAACAAGAGTTTTATGCTGAAAATTGAGGTAATCATGTTAACAGAAAAAGAAATTCAGATAGTTATGAACGCATTAAATGGTACACCGACACTTACAACATCTAAATTTGCGGATAAAATTGAAACTATTTTAAGAAAATATAAGGAGAATAAAGATGAATAAATTTTTACATCACTTAAAGAGTAAAGGATATGAGATAAATGGAAATACAGCAATGTTATTAGGTGTAAAATTTAAAATCTGTAATGGGACGATAAAAACAGCAAGAGGATTAAAAAACTCATATTGGTTAGAATTGGCATGAAATGATGATTTTAAGATCAAGAAAGGGATTTTTTATGTTGAAAAATTGTATGATTCTAACCCAAGAAAGGAGTAAAAAATATGGCAAAGATGACAAAAGAACTCTACGAAAAACTTAGTATAGCAGGAAAAGCACTTTGTGAATATTGCGAAAACGATGAATGCTCATGCTGCCAGGTGACGCGCCTGATGGATGATGCATACATTGAGGCAGTAGAGGAGGGGATTGTAGATGATGCCTAAAAAATACGAAGTTGCTTTTGTAGTGTATGCTGATATTCCGGAAAAGGACTCCAGTATTGGAGATTTGGAATGCAATGGAACACTGAGAAGTTACAACTGCTATTCTTTAAGGGATGCAAGAATGTATTTCACAATTTCTGCTGAAACCCCGGAAGAAGCATACAAAAAAGGGCTTGAAAAAATGCAGTTCGGTGATGCTGATTTTGGAGAAGCGGTGGTGGAAGACTGGTACTTGGAGAACGTTTCTTGCGGCGACAAATACTGGTACAAGGAAGACCTTGCACTCTGATTGCTTTACTTGCAGATTTCAAATTGGACTGCGATACAAGAGATTTTTTGTTAAAAAGGAGGACTAAATCATGAAAAAAATCATTAACGGAAGAAAATATGATACAGAAACGGCAAAAGAAATTGGTTATTGGAGCAATGGATATCCATGTTCTGACTTCAATCATTGCGAGGAAACCTTATATCTTAAGAAAACAGGAGAATATTTCCTGTACGGAGAAGGTGGTGCTTTAACTGAATATGCAAGAAGTGTATGTGGCGGAAGCACTGGTGGATCTCGAATTATTCCTATGACTGAAGAAGGGGCAAAGAACTGGGCTATGGATCATCTGGAATGTGATGAATATGAAGCGTTGTTTGGAGAGGTAGAAGAATGAAATTTAATGGAAAATGTAAGATTCGATTACTTAGAGATTTTCCAGCAATCAATTTGAGAATGGGTGACAGCCTTACTGTTTATAAATATAAGTATAAAAAGTGTTCTGATGAAATTACATATGTTCATCCAAGAACATATCTTAGATTTACCCCAGAAGATGTGAAGGAACTGTCGGATGACGCAAAAGAATATGAATTCAAAGTGTTTATGGGACCAGACGGAATAGATGGTTCGTGCCTTGGGAAAATGTGTGTAACTGAAAATTCTTCTGACGAAGCTTATAATGTAATGCTTGATATTATCGGTTGTAGATTGGTAGAATCGTTTCCGGAACTTGATATTCCGTATTCTATTGAATTGGTCGAAGAAAGTGAGGATGCATAATTATGCAAAACGTGTATATTACCAGAAATGGAAAGCAGATTCAGCTCACAGTGGATGAAATTAAGGCAGCTTGGGCTGCCTGGGATGCAGAATTGAGAGAGGAGCAGTTGGATATTTACAAAGAAGAAGTAAAACGAACATTGTTGAAATTAAGTAAGGAAAATGACAAACCTGAATATGAAAAGGCTGCGGATAATGACGACATTGTAGATGAAATTGCTAGAGATATTAGAAGAGCCATTGAAAATGGATGTGATTATGATTGGTGCTTTGATACCAGTAAGTATGGAGGTTTTATGGACAGTTATAATACTGCAATAGTAGTTTTTGGAGAGGAAGATAACATAGATGAGACTGATTATTGAAGGTAAAACAAATAGAGATGACGTAATGGTAAATACAGCGAAAGTAACATTACCATCTGGAGATGTGTATACGATTGACAGGGATTGTACTGAATACACTATTGATACAGTAACCGGGTATTTATCAATGACTTGGGATATGTGTTATCTACATATGATTAACGATATTTTATTATTTGATAATACCGCTTATCTCTCAAGCGATGATGGATTTCAGGATATTCTTAATGAAGGGACGTTGGAACTTGAACTTGAGGATGATGCTGGTTCAGATTATGTTGTTGAAGTTGCTAAATGGAGCTTTTGTTGAAAGGAGTTAAATTATGGGATCAGTATATTCTATACATTCACAGATGAAATTCAAGGATAAGGATAAAGCAATTAAAATACTGCAAGCAAAAATCAGCAGAGGAGAAGAGGAACATACTGATTATGGACTGGATACATATAGAAAATCAGAGAACTTAGATATTAATGATATTGATGATCTGATTGCTGTGTTTATTGGTATAGGAAGAATGTTCGATGTTGCTAATGATGATAATGGTTGGACTACTTACTCTAATGGATTTGACGCCACTTATGGATGGGAATCTGTCATGATGGAAATGTTTGAAGAACTTGCACCAGTGTTAGAAGATGGATCAGACCTTTTCATTAATTGTGATGATGGAGCCGATGTGTTGGTTATTAAAGATGGAAAATGTATTCAAGAGAAATGAGGTGATGAGATGAAGGATATTTTGCTAGAGAAAGTGTTTGAAGCAGAAAGATGGGAAGCAGCAATTAATAAAGGGTTTTTCAAGGGAATTGACAAAGGAGAGCTGCGTCAGCTTTGTGGTCCAGAGACAAGAGTAAGATTGGCAATGGCAATTCTGGAAGATAATTATGAAATTGCTCCGCCACATCAGGCATTAATTCCAAAGGACAATGGAGAGTTTCGAACAGTATATGTGAATGAAAATATTGATCGAATCTTTTTATCTATTGTGAACGATCTGTTATTTGAATTGTGTCCTGGTATGATTCATCAATCTTGTAAGAGTTATCAGAAGGGAATTGGCTGCGGTAAAGTTGTGCAGGAGATATCACATAAACTTAAGCCAAATCCATATCAGAATCCAAACGGCATATTAGGTTTCAAAGCAGATTTAAGTAAATATTTTGATTCTGTGCCGATTGAATTTATTGACGATGCGTTTGACCAGGTAGAACGAAAAATTGGAAAATCAAAGGTTATTACAGTATTACGAAAGTATTATCACACAGACCTTTGTTTTGATCCTGACGGAAATCTGATTGAGCATTATCAGAGTTTAAAACAGGGATGTGCAGTAGCTTCATTTCTGGCAGATGTAATGTTATTTCACATTGATTTTGAACTTTATAAATATTCATTTATGAACATGGCTAGTATGTATACAAGATATTCAGATGATATTTTATATATTGGTTCTGGATATGAGAAGGCTATGGGATTTCTTGAGAAAGAACTTCAGAAAATGTCAATGAAATTAAATCCGAAAAAAGTAGAATATCTTACAGGTGATAAATGGTTTAAGTTCCTGGGATTTATGATAAAGGGAAGTCAAATCACATTATCACCAAATCGTGTAAAACAATTTCAGAAAGAAATTTCAAAACGAAGCATTGGCAATTTAAATTATCATGTCGGCGGTAAAATTGCTTTGAAATCTATTAACAGATACTTATATAAAGGAGATGGAACTTATTCTTGGGCAACGCAGGTACTTCCGATTATCAATGTGGAGAAAGATATTGATACATTGAATGAATTTGTTATGGATTGTATCCGAGCCTGCCAGACAGGTAAAAGAAATATTGGTGGATTAGGAACTGTAACTAATCGAAAAGATTGCACGATTCTTAGAGGAACCGGAAAAAATGTATCTGCCAATAGAAAGAGCACAGAAAAAGAAATTGAAGGATATTACAGTATTCGGTGTATGCAGAAAGCTTTGAATATCTGCAGGCCGGTATATGATACGATTGTAAGGGAGATGTAAATATGTATATTGTACCGAAAATTGAAGTAAGGGAAGCGGAAGACATTGCAGATTTCGCTACAACAATGGATTCAGACATGAATCAGTATTTCGAAGAAAAGAAAACATTGTTGGAAGATATACCAAGAGGTGAGAATCCCGGAACTGCATATTATTCGTTTTATCCAGCGGTAATAAATCCTAAGCTGTTTTATGCGTATATTTTAGCAATTAAGTATTTTCAAGATGGTACATGTCGATGGAAATTATGTTTAACATCTAGGGAAAATGAAGAGTGCCATATGACATTAGGAATTATGAGGGGAACTGAAGAAGAAGCGAAAGAACGACTTGCAACAATTCTTACTTCTGGAAGTATTAGATGAGGTGATTATATGAGCGAACATTTATTTTTATATAGAATTAAAGATTCTGATGATCGTGATTGTTGTGCTTATGTCGATGCAGCTGGTCCAAAATTTGAATGTAACCACTATTTCAGTTCAATTAATATATGCGGGAGTTGTTATTTTGGTGGGGAGTTCCCTGAGTATGAAGAAATTGAAACAATTCTCACAAAAGATGAATATGAAGAAATTATTTCATTCAATATATTTATCAAAGCATTTGATTATGGCATTACAAAGGGTGACAGTCGATACAGAGCAGGGATCAAACTTATTGATTCTATTAAACATATCTATGATAAATTAAAGTCTGATGAAGCGTTTGCTTTCTTTGAAGATATTCAGAAAAGCGAAATGGAATATTTAAAAGAAGAATACAATTTATCAGATCGTAATATTGAAGAGATATTTAATGAATACGCAGAAGACTTTAGAGATCGCAGTATTGTAAGTTGTGTATACGATAATAGTGAAGAAGCTGGACGCGAAGAAGCTTGGCAGTTAGGATATGTCAAAGATGATGATCCAATTTCTTCTAAATATTTTGACTATGAGAAATTTGGAGAAGACTTAGTTGAGGATGATGAATACTTTATGGAATTATGTGATGGAAGAGTTGTAAGGTTGAGTTATTAAAATTTAATTAAACAAAATGGAGGTGATTTTATGTTGATTTTAACGACAAAATTAAAAAACGCAATTAACAAAAAGAAACCTGGTATGGAGTTTTCATTGCATCAAATTTCTGTAAATGGGAATAAGCGTGGTACCAGTGGATGGATTAAGAATCCAGAAAATAATTCAGTAGTATATGTCAATACAGAAGGAATTAAATGGAACGGTCGACCTAGACAATATATGTACAGGTATGCTGACGATATGAAAGATACTCATGGTTATCATAATAGATGGGCTACCTCATTAGAGGAATTAGTAAATGGAATTACAGAATTACTTTTGTTTCCGGTAAGCGAAGTAAAAGATTGTCGAATATAAAAGAGAGGATGTGGGATTATGCCAGAGCCAGAGAAAAAATTAATTGAAGTTACCGTAGAAAAACGACTTAGAGTATACAAAGAGATTGAGGCTACAGAAGAAGAAATTGAATTTCTTAGACGAGGAGAAAATCCTTTTGAAAGTGAATTTAGTGACGAGGAGATGGAGCATGGCGATATTGAATGGGATTTTGCAGCTGCTGATGAGTACGGTAGAACAATTGTAGGTTGGGATTAATCAAATAGATAAAAGCGAGGAAAGCGAATATGAATAGCGAATTAATAGTAAAAGATGTGGAATTTCATGGAGATATGTTAAGAGCAGCACAGGATCCGGACGGAAAGGTTTGGGTTGGTGTTCGTTGGATGTGTCAGGGTATTGGTTTTGGAGAAGATAAGATCGATAATGAACGGAAGAAAATACAAAAAGATGTTGTTATATCCCAAGGAGTAAAATTTCACTCCTTGGGATCTGGGAATTCAAATACAAAGGTTCTTTGTCTTGATCTTGACTATGTCCCTTTATGGCTAGCAAAAATTGCTATTACACCAACAATGCAGAGAGAAAATCCTGTATTAGTAAATAAACTAATCGATTATCAGTTAAAGGCAAAAGATGTCCTTGCAGCTGCATTCTTAGGAGACAAGAAAACGACAGAAGAAATTGTTCCAGTATATAAACCACAAGGGAATATGATTCAGCTGCAATTTCCGGATATTCAGATGCCTACAATTCCGGATTATTCAAATCGACTCGATGAAATTAATAACAAGATCGATAAATTATATACTGAAATTGGAAAGTTTGCAACAGCAATGATGAATAAGAATGCTGATCCGGTTAAATTAAACAATGCAATACCTGTTAAAAAAGAGGATAAAAAGAAAGTTGTATCACCAACAGAACAGGAATATTACGATTGGAAGAAAAGAACGAATGAATTTGTTGATAAGCTTTCAGAAAGTTCTAAATTTACTGATCGAAATAGTGTTTTAAAATATTTATATGATTATATAAATAAAACATATGGAATTGTATGGGACCAGGAGAAGAGAGAGAGTACAGAAGAAGACATTCCAATATTTCTAAAGTTTCTACATTTGATGTTATTTATGAAGATGAACAATTGCGTTCAATTTTCGATTGTACTCTGGCAGATATGGCTGAAAAGTATAAAAATACATGCAAAATAGATTTAATTATGCAGCCTCTGATAAAAAAGATAAATGATGAAAGCGCAAATTACACTATAAGTTATCGAAAGGTATATGCAATGCTTAGAAAAACAGATCCTAATATTAATTGGGTAAATCTGAAAAAGAGATATGTTTCTAAACATGGAAGTGCTGGGTATAGTAGAAAAAAGGTCGTTGATAGCAATCCAGAGTTACGTGCGAAATTTGAATAACTGCGCGTCGCATTCTCGTTACTTTCAGTGATGAGTTAGACGCGCAAATTTTTTTACTAAACAACAGAACAAATGTTTACATAAACCAATACATATGGTATAATATTTATATGGAAAAAGATATATTTAATATAGATAAAAACAAACTTTCATATGGTAGGGGATATGTCTATTCCTTGCAGTATCATCTTGTCTGGTGTACAAAATACAGAAAAAAGGTTTTAAAAAACGGAATCGATACAGAATGCGAAGAAATGTTACAGAATCTTGCAGAAGAATATAAATTTCAGATTCTGGCAATGGAGGTGATGCCGGATCATATCCATCTGCTTGTGGACTGTAAACCTCAGTTTTATATTTCAGATATGATCAAGATCATGAAAGGAAATCTTGCACGCCAGATGTTTCTTGCGTATCCGGAGTTAAAAAAGGAACTGTGGGGTGGGCATCTGTGGAATCCGTCTTACTGTGCCATAACGGTCAGTGACAGGAGCAGAGACCAGGTGCTTGCCTACATCGAAGGACAAAAGGAAAAGGAAAAGGAAAAGGAAAAAGAAAAGAAAAAAGCCTGACAGAAGAAATGATTTGTTGGAGGAAAAGAGATGCAGACCGTATCCAGCTATGGCGTAGAATTACGAAAACAGAATATCCCAGTCCGCCAGACACTGGAAATCTACCGGTCTGCGGTCTGTTACCTGACAGAAATATATGAGCAGGTGTGGGAAGAACTGGCAGAGATACCGGATGCCAAAAGGCGGTTTAATGCTGCAGAGCATCTGGTGCATACTACAAAAAAGAATCCTGCACGCTTTGATTTTGATCTTCACTTTCCGAAGATGCCGTCCTACCTGAGGCGAGCCGCAATCCAGCATGCATTGGGAAGTGTATCTTCTTACGAAACATGGATGGATCTGTGGGAAAAGTCAGGAGAAAAAGCAGGGAAACCCAGACTGGCGTA